TGTTGGTCTTTGTTCCGTAACTTATCTCGTCGCGATCTATAATTTCAACGGGTCTACCGAAGACGGTTGGCTTGAAAAATTCGGTGTCAAAGAATTCCTCTAATTCCGGAATCAGATAAGAGTAGTCTTTAACTACTGGAAAGTCAGGTTCATTGATATTTTCGACAGAACCGTAGTTGAGGTAAATGACAATTTTCACAGGCATTTCGGACTCCTCACCTCGCATGATACGCTGAAACGGTTCATAGAAACTCTTGGAAGACAGCATACTTATAGTTTCTGCGATAGAGAAGGAGTGATTGATTTGTGTAAAAGTCTGGAATTTGATGTAGTGCTGTTGGTCATTATGCCAGACGGCCTTCGCAAAAGCTAACTTTTCGGCGAATGTAAGCTTCCTGCTGTTACGATTCTCGTACGGAAGCGAAACAGAGAACTTGAAGACCAAGTCGTTCATAATATTCATGATTTCCCTCGTGGAATGTTGCGAACTTAAAAATGAGCGAGTTCGTTTCCTTCTCGCTTTGTGGTTAATAGGCCGTAGAGGTGTGTCCTCTACGGCTTATTTTACACAACACAGTTAATGGCTTTATTCTTATATATAAAACAATGCTCATTAAACTTAACCAAAGGTAACAGATATGAAGTATGACTTTACATTGACTTACTATCTAGACTGCAAGCTTCAGACCGACATGAACAAGCTTGACATGACAAAATCTCAGGATATCGTTACAGCTGTGCGTAGCTCTATTACTCGCTCCATTCCCACACATAAGACCGTTACGGAACTCACGGAAGAAAATGTGCTCAAGATGGCAAACTTTCTTGAGCAGATTCGTGTTACTTCCGAGAAGGGCGAATGTCCCATTATCGAATTTGATATCGTTCTCAATATCATCTTTCCCGATGGCTACTCGAAGGATGCTTTCTTGGAGGGCTTCTATATTAACATTGATGTCTCCGGTGATCCACAAGAGAAACAAACGTCTATCGAAACTGTCTTGAATCGTATTACAAATGATCACATTTATGACGATTCTCTTCAGGAATTCTTTAATATTCGCATGAACAATGCGTATGGCGTTAAAAAAGAAGATTACAAGACTGCTCACTTTATCCGTGTAGATGGAATAGAATTCAAGCCGACATATGTTGTCCTCAAAGCAACATACGTTTATAAGGGATTCTCTCATCCGGAATCTGTGAGCCACTTCTTTGAACACGGCACGCTCGCTGAATTTGTGAATAAACTAAGCAAGCAGGATTATAGGAGCAGCCTGAGACGCAATGAAGTATACGAAGACGAAATCGTCTATTCCAGTGACACCAATCCGTTTAGTTACTATGACGGCGATATAACATACTGGGATAACTTCCCCAAGGCTCACGTATGGTTTGTTGCTTACCTTTATGCGCAGAACAAGGATAACTTTACTTTCATCTGTACACCATCCAGAAATCGCTTCATTCTTGTATTAAAGAAGAAAACGGAAATGTCTATCGATTCCGCCATCGAAGCTACATCTTCTACACTGTTTAGGGATGACCCATCTCTGGAACGTGCTTTGAAGGTTTTGGCTGCTACGGTTAGTCCGGCAGACCCGTTCTCTAAGCTTCTTGCATACAAAAGATCTGATAAGGATTACTTTATTGAAAGTGGAAGGTCATGCTACGATGAAAATATTGCCATCTTCCTTCATAGCGATGCTTACACTATTGATAAAACAATAGTCATGGCTCTTACATTGATAAGACAAACCGAAGATATTAAGGCCATCTTCGAATCTCTCGTCAAGAAGCTCACGGAAGCGAAAGCAGCTGGTCATACAGACCTTCAGACTTTTGTTCTCGATGAATTCAAGAAGCGTATTAAGGCTAATCCCTATGAATACGCTCTTGAAGTCAATAACATTGCCGACATGAACGGCGTTGACGATATCCGTATGCTTGCTAAGATGCTTCTCAGCAACTTGCAACCAGAGGATATTGAAGATGAAGGTGATGGCGAAGGCGATGAAGATGATTCAGAAAGTGAAGAACCTATAATCGGAACAGGAATGAGATTCTATGCTCCCAAACACTGAAATAGAAAACCTTGGGCTGACTCTCAATGTCAGCCATGACTTCTCTCTTGAGTTATCTCAGAATTCTCCGGGAAAGACTTTCGACTGGCTGAACATCCCCGACATCAAAGGACAGGTTAATGCGTCTTTCTCTCCAGTGGATTTCAAGAAACTGATCGAAGAACACTCGCAGTGCCTTGTAGATATGTTCTTCTCTAAAGGCAAATGCAATATCGATTGCTCTGTAAGTATGATTCTTCCAGCTGGTTGTTACGAGTATGACCAGAGCCAGGATGAAGCTATCAGACAGACGGCTAAGAGTGTTATCCTAAACGTTCCAAGAATTAAGACATTCTTTAGCACCGACGTTGATTGTTCCATAGAAATACAGTGTGGAAGAATCATGGTGGAATCTTTCTTCGTCAACGTTTATTGTACCATTACGTACTTCGATATCAATCCGTGGACTACAAGTTCTATGGATGAGATCTATGCTCGCATTGGTTCAAAACGTGGTGAAAAGGTCAAGATCAATAGAGTAGTGTCATCATGGGATCCTAAACACTGGGATACATTCCCCGATACTTCTCTGATTTCTTTTCTAAAGTACTATAATGAAAATAAAGAATTCATTAAGTACGAATACGTAAAGAATAGTGTACATGAGTACATTCAGTTCACTGGAACGATTACGGATCCCGAAAAGGCTCTGAGAACAGCGGTTAATGAGATAACCATTGATGGCGACAAGGAACCAACTATAGGAAGACTTGCTACCTTGTTCGCTTGTCTGACAGACCATAGAGACTTCAAGTTCTTAAAGCGAAATGTTGATTACAATGAAGAGCATAGCGATAACATCAGAGGTTTCATAACGAACTTCGGTGTAATCTTGAATCTTCATTCTCCGTATTCGGGCGACAATGATCTTCTTGAAGGGCTCAGAAATATTGTTTACGACTGTAATGCTATAAAGAGATTCGCTAATTCGCTTGCACAGTTAGTAAAAGATAACTGCAATGAGAACAAGAACTTCAAAGAGTTTATTAAAGAGCTCATTATGGACGAAGTTCGTAGTAACCCATTGAAGTATGAAAAAGATGGAAGAATCTTTGGTCTCAAGGCAAGCGAAGATATTGCGATCGCCGCCAAAATGTTCCTTGGTCATGACATTCAAATCGATGAATCTGACATGGACGATGGCGACGACTATGAAGATTAATACGAAGGGCATGTACACGCCCTTTATTTTTTCATCGAGCTAACTTACAGATGTGAACCACAAAGGAGCTTTTATGGAAACATTAACAATTCCGAATATACAGAACGTATGGACTAAACAGGAAATCTGGTTTAAAAATTGTCCTGACCACATTCCGCAAGCTGGGCGCTGGCTTATCATTGAATACGTCTCTGATGATAAGAATACCCGTGGACAAACTCTAATCGCGCCGGGTTATTACTCCGAAGCTTTCAAGGAATTCAAGATTCATGAGCCCATGCAGATGTCTACTGCACAAACAGTCACTCCAACCAGATGGTGCTATATGAATTAGATATAAATTCATAACCATAAAGGAGTAAAAATGACAAACAAAATTTATATGGGCGCGATGGATGGCGTCATCGAACTGCCAGACCATCTTTACGCTATCGCTGATGAAAGTGGCAAGCTCTTCACTACCCAAGAAGGAGAGCGAATCACATTCACCCATGATCTTCGTAAAGCTAATCTGTACGCCGAAAAGGATCTTGCTAATGGAATGATCCAAAATGGCAACTATGAACAGGCTCTTATCAAACAAGGTTATAAGCTTAAAGTCGTGCCTGTGCTTAAGGAGTTCAAACTCGCATGATACGGAAATGCAAGTTCTGTAAGCGTGATTATACCATACCGAAAATATGGTCTAAGCTCGCACAAAGAGGTTTCATTCCTTTCAATGAGGTTTGCCCTAAGTGTATGGTAGAAAGATACGACTGGGAGAGAGCCATTGCTCTATCGGATGTTCTAAATGATAACAATCCTCTCATGCACTTTACGTGTGGGGATGATGATCATAAGCATGAAGCTAAACGAGTGCTAGGATTCATGTCTGAACATCCTGACCAAGACCCCAGATGTATCCTGTTCAAGAAAGAATACGAATACACGGAAGAAAATTATAGTCTGATCGTTTGATCAGACTATATTCTTTACATAAGCTTGTAAGCACAAGTACGGAGAGTTTGAATGACGTCACCAATGTAGCCATTGATTCCTTCATCCTTGAACTCTTGTGCAGTTTTGTTAAGCTGGGCGATCGTTGTATTGATGACGAGCCTAGCTTTCGTTACATCAAATTCCGGAATGAAACTGGATTTTCCCTCATGTGTCATTACCTTAGCAGAGAGAACCCTATAAGATTCCGCCAAACCATCCATCGGCTTCGTAAGACTAGTGTACACCTCTTCGGTAGCTAGATGGTTCCAGTCCTTCGTGTTCCAGTGCCAGATTCTAAACTGCTGCTGTACATCTTCAAGCAGATTGACGAGGTCACGAAGTGCGTCAAAGTTTTTGTAGCTATGTTCTTCAGTACCTTCCATAAAGAACTCCTTTTCATTTCAAAGTTGTTCTTCTATGTTCCGAACTAAATACTGAAGAGAACCAAAAGTTTGCCATAAGGCAATACCCTAGTGTCTCTCGATCGGCGGAGACACAGGATCCACATTCAACAGCCGATGGAATACATTATGTCTAAAGCATTATCTAGCAGAAGCTTTAAGATCGACACTCGTTTCTACCTGACCGAGCATGTCGTTAACAATACCACCAAGAAGAAAGTAGTCGCTAAGCCGACACCAGTAAACCACGTTTACTGTTGCGACATTTCCGGCTCCATGTACGATTCGCTTCCGCCTATGCGTAAGCAACTCAAGAATCGTATCTCTTCGGTCATTGGTGATCAGGACACCATCACCATTATCGCTTTCGCAGGAAGAAATCAGTGCTTCGTGCTTAAGGAAATGGTTCATTGCAATACCCCGACTGAACTGAAGATGCTCCATGACGCAATCGACAAGTTCCTCAAGCCGATGGGTTGCACTGACTTCGTTAACCCGATTGTTGAAACGAAGAAGATCTTTGCGTCCGATACCAAGAACCTATGGAACTGGGTGTTCCTCTCTGACGGTGGTCATAATGAATCTTCCTTTGACAATGTGATCGATGCTCTTGAAGAAATTAAGTCTCAGGTTGGAAGTGCTTCTATCATTGAATACGGTCTCTATGCGGACTCCGACAGACTCAGCCAGATGGCTGCAATCCTCGGTGGCACGAAGATTCAGGCCGAAGACTTTGATAGCTATGTGCCTGTCTTTGAAAAGGCTCTCAAGCGTCGTAACATGAGCAAGAACATTGCTTATGAACTCGACAAGGAAGTCCTTGACAATCGCAAGCTCCCGCAGCTCTTCTACCTTGATCCTGCAAGTGAAACAATCCATGTCCTCATTCCGGATAACAAGAACAAGGTCTATCTTCCGGAAGAAATTAAGACATTCTACAGCATCTCCTCCAAGGTTGTCGGTGACAATTCCAAGAAGCCGATGGATGATACTAGTGCGCTCTATGGAGCAGCAAGCATCTGTGCCGACCGTCTTCAGTACGGTATGGTGGAAAAGATCCTTGCTACAATCGGTGACAAGAAGTTCATCCAGATGTACTCTGTCGCCTTCGGTAAGTCTCGTCTCTTCTCCTTCCAACAGGAAGTGACAATTGCTACATTCCACGCAGAATCCCGTGGTGAGATCGATCCCAACTATCAGGCACCCGATAATACTTACTGTATCGTTGACCTTGTGGATGATCTCAAGAACGGTAACAACGAAATCTGTGTATGCAGCCCTGACTTTACCTACAAGCGCACATCTGCCAAGACCGTTGATAAGATCGAATTGACGGAAGAAGAAAAGGAGCTCTTGGCAAAGGCTAAGACCGCAGCCCAGATTGAAAAGATCACTAAGGCTGCTGAAGAACGCAAGGTCAAGATGACGATGGTCGATAAGGGTTATTCTATCGATAACTTCACTTGGAACGAAACCAGAGCAAATCTCTCGGCACGTTTCCAGATTGACGTCAAGCTTGAACTCCCGCAAAACGAATTTAAGATTAAAGAAGTCGAATCCTCTGTATGGCGTAACTATACGCTTATTAAAGATGGTATTGTGAATGTGGATATCGTACCTGTCATTCTCGACGAAGCAACTTTCAAGAAGATTTCCGACTCCGCTGTGAAGATGGAAGCCGTCAAGAAGACAGAAGATAATCGTATGCTCTGCAAGATCGACTTCAGATCTGTTCCGGTTTTGAACCGCAACAAGGTCTATGCAAGCAAGAAGACTACCATGACCAAGCTCTCTCTCGAACTCGAAGAATACAAGTTCGAATTGAAGTATCTCGGATACCTCAAGAAGAAGCTCGGCATTATTGACAAGGAACTTATCAAGGATAGCAAGCTCTCTGAAAAGGCCAAGGAATACTTGGCAACGCTCGGTATCACGGCTAAGGGTTATAACCCGGCTAAGGAAGCTGTGAAGAGCGAAGACTTCTACATGTGCACAGAGTTTGTTACCAAGATCGCTGGATTCTCCAAGATTCCGGCTGTCGAAGATATCGACAAGAAGCTCAAAAAGAAACAATCTTTGACTGCTGCTGAAACATTCCTTCAGGAAGTAATGGCATTTATCGACCGCAAGTATCTCTCCAAGGCAAAGGGAGACGCATACAAGGCTGCTGTTGAATCTGCCTTTAACGCTATTACCATCAAGAAAAAGGCTGTCGCCCAGAAACTCTCTACGATGAAGTTTGCTATGCTCGTCGCTAAGAAGTGGTTCTTTGACTGCGAAAGCTTTGATGATAATACTGACAAGATCGACTCTAGCTTCGGTCAGACTCTTGAGTTCACTTACGAATTCAAGGAAAGCAAGCAGGAACTCTAACAGAGTTTACACAGACGGCTTCTCAAGTGAGAAGCCGTTTATTTTTTCCAACTAAAGAATGAAGTTCATAGGAAAGGATTATACAATGGCAAAACTTACAGCTAACTTTGACCTTAGCGAATTCACTAAGGGAGCAGAAGTGAACGACTACCAGAAGAGTCTTTTACAACTTTTGGCAAACAATCTTCAGATCGTCAGAGACAGACTTCAGAAGTACTCAAGGAACAGCAAACCTGTATCCATCACTGTCTCATCTGGCGTTCGCACAATGGCGGACTATGAAAGACTGAAGAAGGCAGGACACAACCCTTCAGCAAACTCTGACCACTTCTGCGGATATCAGCCGGGAACGAAGCCTACTCTCGGAGCTGCCGATATCAAGGTTAGCAACTGTACACTCTCTCTGAAGGATATTGCCAAGCTCATTATCGAATGGGATAAAGCGGGTAAGGTTCACTTCGGACAAGTCATCTATGAATTCAACCCGGCTACAGAAGCTTGCTGGATTCATGTAGGAAACGACTGGAACCAAATCTTTAAGGAAGGCATTGTGGTATCAAGAACTAAGTACTTGATGAGCCTTGACAACGGCAGATCGTATACGAAATTCGTGTAAAGATGGCTTAATAGAACTAACTTTATAATGAAAGTTTCTGCGGGGTATCGCAGTTGGTAGCTTGCCAGTCTCATAATCTGGAGGTCGTGAGTTCGAGTCTCACCCCCGCCATACTCTTGTTGTCTCATGATAATACGTACGACTTCCGTACGTATTATTTTTATTTCCGTTAGTATATTATTTAATGTAGTTTAGCGGTAAAACAGCCGCCCTCATTGGGCGGCAGTCATGGGTTCGAATCCCATCACTTTTTTTTGTATGTAGTTTTCTATGTTCCGATTGCATATTAAACTATGCGTTAACAAATAAAAGCTCAGGAGGCTACTATGAATATACGCACAGAGAGATCGAGCACATATGTTCTCATCGCAAAAGGACAGGCAGAAGAATTCTGCCAGTTTGCTTCTCAAGATTGGCATCAAGTCTTGGCTCGTGATGGCAAATACGCAGATACTACGATTGCTCTCGTGGCATTGAAGAATCTCCCGGTATTTACCCTCAACGACATTGCTCGCTTCCTTAGAAACGAACAGTACGATTGGATGCAGATCCATATGAGTACCCTCAAACCAACATTTATGTTTGCCTGTGATGGCTTATACTGGACGGGTACGGTCGATCCGAATTGCCTAATCGACTGGCAGCTTAACTCGATCTGCAAGTAAACAAAAAAAAAATAAGAAGACCCTCTCAACTGGGTCTTCTTTTTTTAGAATCGCATGATTCTCTGCTTAGCAGTATTGAACCATGACAGGAGTTCTCTAGCCTTTTCTTGCTTGGCGGGAGAAGCTATTACGGTATTGTCCAGAACGAACATATACTCGATATCAGTGAATTCCATGAGCGCACTTACGCAGTTTGCACAAGGAAAAGTACTGAGAACGAGAAGGCATTCACGCCATTCTTCAGCCGTATGGACGAATCCGCTTTTCATTGCGTTAATGATAAGGCGGATCTCTGAATGAATCACCACGTCGCCTTTACGAAGACCTGTCTTAGAGATCTCGGGATCGCTGTCATGCTTTTCCCAGAATCCTTTAGGATAGGACGTATCAGCGTACTTGGAAAGATTCGCAGAGACAATACAGGAAAGGTCAGGCTTGATGAGAGCTGAACCTACTTGTACTAGCTTGTCCGTGCTGAGAGATTCAGCCAACTGGATTTTATTTTTTGCCAGCTGGATGATTTCCTCAGACGGAGTTTCAATACCGAATTCCTGTCTCCAGGCATCAATTACTTTGTGCAAAGATGTCGCCTCCTATCTTGGTAAGGATCTTCTTGCGATCTTCGGGTTCGAACACATTGATGTTGCGTTCGATAAACTCTCTCGTAACGATGCTAACCGAGATATCGAAGTTCATTACGATATAAGCCAGATGCCTTAACGTGTTACTGTAAAGCATCTTGAAATAGTCATCTTCAGATGGATCTTCTCTAACACTCTGAAGAGCCTTGTTCATGAGATCTTTCTTGAACCCTTCTTTGTCAAGGATCTTAGAAAAGTCAGCGAAGTTGATGATCACATACTTTGCGCCATCAAGCTTACCCACGAACAATGGCTTGATCTTAAAATTTTCGAACGTCTGGTCTTTAGCCAAGTCCTTAGCAGAGACCATGTACAGGTTTTCGGAGAACAGAAGAGTACTACGGTTGTAATACCTTGTAATCATCTGATTCTTAATATCTGTTGTCTCGTCAAATTTAGCTGCTGCCATACTATTTCCTCATGAAATCGAGGGAGTCCAGTGGTTCTTCATCGATGTCGCCAAAGATCTCTCGTTCTATGGCTTCTTGTCTTGCGACTTCTTCATCGAATTCATCAGCCGTGATGGACGGAAACTCGACGACATTATCTCTAGGAATAACTTGGAAAGGTTTACCCTTTCTTACGCCACCAACAGAGTCTCCCAAGGAGTTTCTGAATCCAGCGAAACCGCGATCCCTGATTCGCAACTTCTTGTTTTTCTTGTTGTGCTTCCGTTGATGGCGGGACAGAAAACCCTGAGCGTCTCCGAATATATCTTCTTCGCCCCATGCACTGATGGCACAACCGTTAATCTTGATGCGTTCCTTAAGGACATTAACATCGAGATCCGTTTCGATATTGTCACATGCTTCATGCAACTTATCGTAATCGGTCTTTTCCGTCGGCTTTTCTTCTTCGGCTTTCTTAGCTTCTGCTTCCGCTTCTTTAGCCTTCATAGCCATTTCGTAATCCGGGTTTGCAACCATACGATAGGTTTTCTGATCCCAGATATACTTGGCAATCCACTTGCCATTCACATAGGTACCAGTGGCATAAGAAGATCCGGTATAGATGGAAGAATTGTAAACAACTTTGTGGAGTCTTCTGCTAATTGGAATGAGTTCACCGTCAACATCAGCGTACGCCGTAAGCTTGAGAGGAAGAATCTTATCGCCCCACGGAACGTTGATCACAGCATCCGGCACAACATAGCCTTGCTGATAGAGGAACGAAATACCGTTAACACTGTTGATGTACTCTTGGTCTTCAGACGAGAAGGCAGAGCAACCGTCAGGATGGCGATGCACCGCTGTGTTAAGCGTTCTGTCAAGCGGCTTCTTTCCGTAACCAGTTTCCGGGTCGATTTCAAAGGTCGTGTCTTCGATGGTGACATGAGCACCCGAGACTGTCTGGTATGGGATGCTGTATTCGTCTTCGTCAATGAAGACTTCGAGGTTATCCATGTCCACTTCGGCGTGAAGGAACATAGCATATTCGTTATAACCTGCATAGAGCGTCTTCATGTCTTCAAGACGCTTCAAGACTTTTGGTGGGATAATTAGTTTGCCCTCAAGAATTTGGGGTCGAACGTCAATTTCCATAATGTTGCCTCGTTAAAAATAAAGCGGTAGGAGAAATTCCTACCGCAAACTTTCTGCTTTGCTTTATTAGCAAGCAGCGCCAGAGTCCTTCTGCTTCAATTCGACAACGTCGCCGTTGTGAATACCAGAGAGAAGCACCGGACGACCGTTCACATACGGTTCCACCTTGTAGGTAGCGTTCTTGCTAGCGAAAGCTTCAAGACCTGCCTTCAATTCGCTAACATCATCAAAGTCGATTGTTTCCTCAGCCGATGCGCTCGGATTGTGCGGGTGGCTGATCTTTACGGTAACATGGTTTGCAGATTCTTTCTTTTCCACAACTGTTGCAGCCTTCGGAGCGGCAGCAGCCTTCTTAGCCGGAGCAGCTGCCGGAGTCCTTGCAGCTGCCTTGTCCTTGTTGTTGAGGCTATCGATGTCGAGCCAGTCCGGACGGAGATTCTTCAACATGGAACGGAGTTCCTTGTTGCTCTTAATCTTGGTCTTGAGAGCAGATTCGGTCGTGTCAAGAGCTGTCACGATCTTCTTAATGCTGGAGCTGGACTTATTCCATTCTTTTGCGACGGTTTTAACGTCGAGTTGGGATGCACTTTTAGCCATCTTTTTTCCTTTTGTTTTTTGTGATTGTTAACAACAGTCTCAATTATATTAATCAAGACTGTTGTTTATATAATGTTGATTTTTTAGCTTAACAACACGGCAACAGGACTGCTATCAAAGTCCTTGGAGAGTTCGACATCAGCGAAGTCTTCCGTAGGAGGAGGCATGTTCGATGTCGGATCATCTACCAATGACTTGAAGATGTCACCGAGTCTAAACCAGTTTTCTTGATGGTAATCTGACAATCCATTTTCATTGATGATTGCCGTTTCCATCTCGTTGATTCTAAGAAACGACAGAGTCTGACGGATCTTAGAACAGCACAACTTAACGTTTCTGCTTTCAGGATTTTCCTGTGCCAGAATTGCACGAAGTTTACTCGTAAGCATCCACAGAATGAACTTCAGGTAGAGCTTTCCTACAGCTCCGCCAAGGTCATCTACAGCGATTTCATTCACGTAATAGATGTATTCTGGGGATTCACGCATGGCATCGATAAGCATGACAATAACCTTTCTTGCGGCCACGCCATACATGCCACGTTCGAGCCTGAACAATTCACGAATCACTTCGGTTTCGTTAAGCAACAGTCCGACATAGATTGGAATATTCTCATCGGGTTCGAGGTCATAGAAATAATAGTGTTCGGAGTCATACGATTTGAAAGCAGCAATGTTGCGCTTTGCCAAAATTCGGTAGATGGTCTTAACATTCGGATTGTTGTCTACCAGCTGATAATTAGGCATCTGCAACCTCCTTAATCAACGAAGTAATCTTTTCTTCGATATTGAAGACTTCGATGTCGTGAACTTCCTTGTTCGTATAGCGAGTATCCATGCGGATGTGTCTTGCCAGATGGACGGACAACCAAATCGGCGGAAGACAGAAGCTCGGAGTGGTTCCATAGCGGACTGCTTCAAGTTCAGTACCGAAGACAGAATCATTACTGTGGAACGGATTGACTTCCATTCTGGCTCCATACGCTCCATTGTACGTGAGCTTGAAGTCAATCTCCGGGAAAATGCACTTCGGGTCGATGGTGTCACGACAGTCAATAACCGTGACATAGAGAGATTCTCTCAATCTCTTCCACACTTCTTCATTGTACACTTCTGTTTCCAGAGTGACGTTAGACATCGAACCACCTTCAGCTTCGATGATGTCCTTGAGGAAGTCCTTGGACTTTTCGAAGAAATCTTCTCTGGTGGAGATTCTGTAATTGCGATCTGCTTTGAGACCACCGATCCCACGAACGAAGAAGTCGCTTCTGTTAAGGTTAGAAGCTTCAACAGTGTCATCGTCAATAGTAATGATTTTGCCATCAAATGTCTTAGACAAAACCATCTTCACATTAGAGCCGATTCCGCCAGCTCCGAGAATAACGAAATTGCGCATTAGTAATCCTCGCTTGGGATTTCATCCCAGTTAACTTCAGCACGAAATTCACGATATGCAGAATCCAAGTTAGCAATCTGCATGAGGTCATAGAGCTTGCTAATCTGAACCGTTCCGATGAAGACACGGTTTTCGTAAGTGCCATAACACATCCTGTCATCGTTGGAATTCGGATGTGTGCTCGGGTTTCCGTTAGCATCCTGAGCACGGATCTTGAGTCTGTCCGTGTAGTTATCCGGAATCTTCATTGCGAACGAGTGGATTTCAAGACTGCTATCTGCTGCCTTAAGCTTTTCCATCGTGGCGGCATCGAAGATATACTTACGACGAGACTTGATAGCCATGCACGGAACAATGGGCTTATGCAGATAGAAGATGATACGCTTATCAGACGGACTAAGCTTGATTTCCTTGACGTACGGATTGTGCGACAGATCCGTTGCCAACAAAGCAGATACGAATTCAGTAATACGAACGTTAGAGGAAACCGAAACGTTAGCAGTCGGCAATGGCGGTTGTTTCAGGTCAATATTGCACAGAGACTTTTCTCTTGTCTCTATCGTCATCATAGACTTAGGCAGAGTGAGATTATCAAATGATTTCATCGAAGTTTTCTCCGTTGCTAAGAATGAAACCTTTACCTTCCTTTTCGGAAGCCATGTCAAAAATCTTTTCACTGACCGTAAGATAGACAGCCAACAAAGCGAACATGAACAGATGCTCACCTCCCTGACCATGACCGTTGGCGAAGCTAGTACCCCAGTGGTCAAAGCGAGGAACCTTAAACTTGTTGAACACTTCATTCGACGGTGCCGTCGGAGACCCATAGAAGAATCCGTAGGAGTTCTTCCCACAGTAGATGTTAAGGACTTTGTAATCCGGCATATACTGGAACGAACTTTCGATGTCGTTATAGACACCAGCATCGACAATCGGATCTACCCAGATAAACACTTCCGGGCGTTCATTATGGATGTACGTCTTGTAACTCTGTCTTTGCGAAGACGAGGTAGAATACGCAAATTCCTTGATAAATGGATTCACGTCATGATAATGAATGCCAGTAGCAGTGTTAGAAGTAAATATGGTCTGAACACCACTGCGCATAAGGAATTTGAAGATTTCCTTTTCAAGATCTTTCCCAAAGTCAGAATTATTACTAACGAGGAGAGCGACTGTCCCCGGAATCCTCAGCCCTTCACACAAGCGTGTGCGGTCAAAGATGTTTCGTATGTTTTCCATTTTTCCATTCCTTTATGGTTAAGGTCTGTTTTTTATATAATGCTCAAAATGAAGTAAAGAGTAAACTAATGATTGAATACTTTAAACGAGGTTTATCATGGATCCAACTCTCTCTATCCACAAGTCTCTTCATGGCGAAAAGCGTCGCCTCCAGCGTGCTAAGCTCCAAGACGCTCTTCAGTTCAACAGAGAATTCGCCGAAGAGCAGTTCCAGAAAACTATCGACCGCAACAAGTTTAAGACTGCTGAAGCTGTGAAGCACAGCACTGCTAAGAATCTCGAAAAGAGAAATTCTATGCTCCAGAATCAGCGCATTGACTCTGCATTTATCGATCTTTTGTCTGGCGGGTTTGGTAAGATTGTTGCTACGGCTTGTGATGTCAACCCGCATGTTCACCTTAACGATGAAATCGCTAAGACTGCTGCTGACACCTTCCGTGATCTTCTTACTGTTAAGCACTACTTCAACCTTGAAGATGCTGCTAAAGCTAACCCGCACTTCCGTGTGTATCTTACGAGCGTAGCTGATGTTGCCCGTGATACCGTCGCCGGAAATGAAGAAGTCTCTAACGCTATGGTGCTCAAGGAAACCTTCGAAAATGATGTCGCTGATGTCATTAACCGTAAGGTTCTCGCAATGCTCTCTAACGAACAGAAGATTGAAGCAGCCCGTAAGGAAGAAATCAAGCTTTCTAAGAATGTGCAGTTCCCTGAACAGTACATGAAAGCACAGGCTGGTCGCTTCAACACATTCTTCAAGCAGATCCTCGATAACACGATCAAGGAAATGCCAAATGAAGACAAAATGTATCAGTTCATGAAAGCCGTTGGTGTCTATGGTGCTCTCGAAGCCCTCAACACCCTCAAGCTGGTGGACAGAGCTAACTTTAAGCTCAATACCTTCGGTTCTGCTGCTTTCCTCAAGTCCAAAGCCTTTTAATGAACCTCGTGGATTAAATAATCCTGTATCGCAAGATACAGGATATTTTTTACATGATATAACGGATGTAGACTGGCCTCATGGCATCATCAGAAGCATCCAACATGAAGAGAGTAAAGATAAAGTCCTTGATGGACTCACGAACCTCTTCCGGCGGAAGCTTCTCTTTCAGGTATTCGCTGTTCGGATCCTGAAGGATGGCATGAATCTTGTCGACGAATACGGATACTACGCCGACACGGATGATGTTTGTCTTAGCATCCGCAACGCTCTTCTTGCTTCGGGCCATTTCCATAACGTCCTTCGGAACGGCTTCCCACTTGATCTTCACCTTGAACACCGGATTAGACTTATTGACACGACGGTCTCTCTTGTCATTAAAGTCCACGTATGCACAGTTGTCGATACATTCTACAAAGAGCGAGAAAAGTTTCTTGATGTCTATGTATGTAACAAGATTAGTTCTGGCTTCCTGCAACTGCTTCAAGAATTCTTTGTCTTGCTTGAAGATGTCACGGAGAACGCCAGATCTAAAGCTTTCCCGTTTCATTCTCATAGTTACTCCATTGGTTCTCAATGATTTAGTTCGTCTCATTGTAGATTATGTTCACGACACCACGATCTTCGAATAGGGCTACATCGTAGTTAGAGAACGTCTTCACACAGTAGACATAGATATCATTAAGAGTGATCGGAGTAACCGGAAGCGATTCGATCATTTCCGAAACCTGTTCGATGAGAGCATCGAAACTCTCTCTAAAAGAGTCAATGTATCTCTGATTGTAGGCTTCGCCAGTGTTGTCCATCGTAAGAGCCGCCACTTCTGCCTGTATAGTTGCTTCTACACTTGTAATGGCAGCAGCAGCTGTCTTTATAGCCGAGACTTTCGCTTCGAGACCATCAATGAATTTCTCATACTGCTTTCCAGTGGAGGCTGGTTCCAGAATGTCTATGATATCCTTGAATGGATGAGCAGAAATATGCCTAAGTGCATAAGACAAGAATGTATTGACATCAGCAACATTCTTAAATTTGGTGCAATAGTTATACTCGGCTGCTGTCTTGGCGATTGTAACATCAGCATAATCAGACGGAGCCGTCGATGGGAAGACATTTTTCAAGGAGAGTGTTCCATACTGACCGGATTGTGCCTTACTGAAATCAGCGGAGATACGAGTCTGACGATTTTCCGGGAAGGAATCAGCATCACTCGTTGGAGAGCTTCCTTCGTAAGAAGCCTTTACTGCCATGAGGTATTCGCGGTTTTCGTTGATTTCTTCTTCTGGAACAGCTTGCACATAAGCTTCGAAGCTATTGCACAAATCAGAAAGATCTGTTAAACCTTGTCTGTATGCTGCCATAACACTGTTATAATTAGCCCATGCTTGCGGATTGGTTTCAGGAGTACCAGAAGGCTCCGTAGGTTCCGTTAAGGATGAAGCCAGCGTACTTATCTTGTCCCCAGTAACGGACTCATTGTGCCTGTTTCTTAGATACTTCTTAAGCCACTCTACTCCAGCAAAAGCTTTTTCGATAGTAGCTTTTTCGATTTCAAACTTCTCGCGAATATCAGCGATAATATCATCGGTAATGGCACGATAGGACTGTGAGCTGGATAGTTCGATCTCTACTCCGTTACCAGCTTGCATACTTTCTAGCTTATCACCAACCGGAAGAGTAGAAGCGAATGGCTGTACACCGTTAGCTATCCTGAATGTTTCAGTTTCGCTGTTAAATTCCTCATAGAGAGGCGTGATGACCGGAGTATGAATGTGGTCTTCAACATTACTTCTAACCTTGGTGTTAATGAAGATAGCGTCATCATCCTTAAGGTAGTTCTCAATGTAGAAGACTAGGTTAGACCCGACTTTAGATAATGGTTTCATCATTTTTGTGATTTCCTTGCTACAGTTGAGCTTTTCGAAGTCTTCCAATGTAGCAGATTGGAGATCATCAACAAGCTGTAAAGTACTGACGAATGTAGAAGACCTTGCTTTATAGATATAGAAGTTTCTTACATCTTCCTCGATGTGCTCTTCTAGTAATCCTCCGAGAGTCTGGTCTTCATAAATCCCAACTTCGATACCTTGTTCTATACCGCCTTCAGGGTACGGTATAGCTGTTCTGTGACCGAGTTTCGGTTCGGCTGCATCTGTCTTTGCAATTTTTGTTGTGCCATTCTTCCGAATCTGCTCAAGTCTTTCTAACAGAAGCTTGAATTCGAAATTAGTGAATGCCCTCTTATCGGCATCATTCACATCGTAGACAAAAGCTGCATAGTTCTGTATAACAGTAGACAAGTTTTGGCGGATATCTGTCTCCAGATAAGCCAGTTTCATATCTATAAGCTTTGACATAATTGATTCCTTTCATCATAGAGTTCACTTGATACGAGAAGACGAAAGTTTTATTTTTTCTAGGTTTATTATAAAGAAAAAAATATAAAACTTGGAAAAGTGGAACTTGATAATGGATTTTTATATAGGAGCTACTATGAAACTTGGCTTTCTTAAGAACCTCGTGACTAGCTTCACTAACTTGGCAAAAGATGCCATCACTTCTGACGTCTTTCCTAATATCTCGAATGTCGCTGGTGATATCCGCAGCGGCTTAAAGGAAATAAAGTTTGAAGAGACAGCTACGGGTAAAGCCACAGGCGAGCTCAAGGATGTCTTTAAGGACTCTGCAAAATCCTTTGCTGAATGGGGAAAGCAGCTTAAGACTGGTAAGTTCTATGACGAGTCTAAGGCTGATATGGCTTCTCTCTTTGAAGATGAAGAAGCTAACGCAGAATTCGAAAGTGCAATGAAGGACTTCGACAGTGGATCCGATGAGGATAAAGACCTCTTTGGAGATGTTTCCACTGAAGAAGAAGGTTCTGTTGATTACGAAAAACTCGGTAACGTCGTTGAGACTGTTGCCGAAGAAGTAGTCACAGACATTGCTAAGACTAATAGAGACAACGCAAGCTTTATTGCTGGTACTGTTTCTCAGAGCGGAGCTAGAACCACTGGTGCTATCGCTAAATCCGCTGAACTGAACTTCAATGCTATTGCGGCATTGGATAAGCGTCTTGCTTCTATTGCTGAAGCACAGAACAAGTACTACGCAAGTTCTCTTGAACTTCTCGGAGAAATTAAACAGCTTACCAAGAATACGGCTGAAATGCAAGCAGCCCAGACTACGGACTGGAACGCTGACCGTATCGAGCACATGTTCGAAGATGGTAAGTTCAATATCAAGATGTATGCTAGAGAACTTGACCGCAAGTTCGCATCTGATAATCCTATTCTTGGCGCTGTAGATGAGTATAAAGATCTCGCCAAGATGATGGCTAACCCGACCGGGTTGATGAAGATGGGTATGGGATCTCTCATCCAGAAGATTCCTATAATCCAGACTCTCAAGAAGATTGATGACAATCTTGGTGATTTTATTGAAATCACTCTCAACAGCATGGCTAATGCGGGTGGTTCCGGTAGAGTCAGTGACCTTCTCAGATTCTTTGGTAAGAAGTCCAGCAAGTCATACTTGAATGTTTCTGCTGCTGATTACAAGAAGGAAAAGGTCACTAGCTGGGACAATGAAAGCAAGCTTGCTCTCACTGTAGCTATTCCTAAGCTTCTTGAAGACATTAAGCTACTCGTCGGAGAAGATGTTTCTGCCCGTACTGGTAAGTCTATCAAGAACATTCTCAAATCTGAACACAGAGAACAGTTTGACTATGGTAAGGGTAGATTTGTTAATCAGCTCGAAGAAAAGCTGAACATCGCAAGTAAACATCTTGTAGGTCTTAACAACCTTGTTCATGTTGCCGAAAGCGTCCTTGCTGTTGTTCCGGAATACCGCGAAGCTTCTCCTCTCAGGAAGAGAGAAATGGTGATTGATACTGCAAAGTATCTTTCCGAAGCTGCGAACAAGGGATTTAACTTTGATATCGCTACCGCAAAGGGCGACGATATTCTTATCGCTGCTGCCCATGTGGTTTCCAGAAGCTATACAGAAGGCACTATAGCCTCGGTTAAGATGTCCTTAAAGGCTGACGCCAATACATACATCAAGAACACTGCCAAGCCAATGGCAGCGGAAGATTTGCAGTATCTTCGTCATGCTCAAGCTGGTGACCGTGTTGTAGCTGGTCGTAAGATCGGTACTAACTACGAAGAAGCTCGTAGATTCCTTGAGGAAAACAGACAGGAGCTCAGCAAGGCTGGTCTCTATCTTGAATTACAGGATCAGATCAGAAAACTGAATGCTAGCATGAAGCCTGGTCGTAAGGACTATGGCAAGCTCATGATGGATGTCATGAAGGGTGCTAAACAGTCTGATGCCGTCATCAAGGCACAAAAGACATTCAGAAGATACGAATCTGGTACCGATGAAGGTAGTGCTCTTAGTATGCTCCGTAGTGGTGACTTCATCACTAAGGGTGGTATGCTTAATGCCAGATTCAAGGGTGCAGAGATCGACGATAGATTTGCTGGCGTTGATTTGGAAAATCCCGAAATGCTGGAAGCCATCCAGAGAGCTACTGGAACATCCTTCTGGGATACTCTTGGAAGATCTGGCGATGTCCTCGTGGATGATATTGCTAGAGGTGTAAGCACTGGTCTCGAAGCTATAAAGGGTGATACCTACACTATAAATTATAGTGTGACGAAGATCCTTAACATGAACGATGAACAGTGGGCTGCTCTCGCTTTGGATCTCGTATGCGGTGATCCTAATAAGATTCCCAAAGGTCGTAAGGAAGACCGCAAGTGGCAGAAGCTCTGGAAGACACAGAAGCAAAGAGAACGTGCTGCTTTGAAGAAAGCCATTGATGAAGGCAGATTTACAAAGGCTGACCTTATTCATCATATCTCGGAACAGCAGAACACTGAGTTCTTCTCGTCTCTCCCGAGACCTTACAAGATGTTGATGTATCTTCTCATCAACAACTGGACGAATGAAGTTGGTTTGATCCTTCGTGGAAAGGCCATGAAGGACTCCTCTCACAAGGTTCCGACCGCAGCAGCCGCTTACAGAAGACTTATACAGATTCTTCCTGAGAAGGGAAGAATTGTATTGGCTTCCATTTTCAAGAATTTTGGTAATGACCAGCGCGAATTCTTCAAGCAGATGAAGGTGCTTGTCAATGAATTCGACTTGGTATTCTCTAATCAGGGAACTGTTACTCATGACAGAGGCGTTAAGAGATCCAGAAGCCTTGGTGAAATTTTCAATATCATGGGCAGGCAGCTCTCCCGTAGCTTCAATAATGCAAGCCGTCATTCTGGCAAGATTGCTAGCGACCTTTCTGCCCAACTTGAAGGCAGAGAAGGTTCTAGAAACTTTACTGGCGGTATCAACAACGATCTCACATCTGTTAATACTGTAAGGTCTAAGTCTTATAGAGGCAATAAGTATCAGAGTTCCGCTGAACACCTTCAGGGATACAAGCCGTACGGCAATGGCGATGTCTGGTACGAAGACCGTATGGGCGGCTCTGCAACCATGTCGGCTCCTCCGAGTGCCTTCACAATGATGTATCAGGGTCTCGAAGGCAGATACACTGGTGCTTATGCTGATGGCGGTTTCACTGGAATTGGCGGAAAGTATCAACCCGCTGGTATTGTCCATCGTGGTGAATACGTTGTTCCGTCTGAAGTTCTAGCTTCTAAGAAGGGTAGTGAACTTGTGGGCAAGCTCGAGAACTTGCGTGTTCGTGGCTTCGCTCAGGGTGGTTATGGTGCTCAGGGTAAGAAGGCTTATGAAGCCTTTGGTTTTGATGAAGACGGTGATTGGGGAATCCTCTCTCACAAGGGTTGGAGGCCTAGCAAAAATAGCTGTATCGCTTTGATTAACAGATATGCTGACAGACAGGTCAAGCTTGGACAGATTTCCAAGAAAGAAAGATCCACCGTTGTTGACCATCTTCGCCGTATTGCCAATATTAGCCCGCAGTGGTTGCTTTCCATCATTGATCCTGGTGATCTTGATAAGCCGATCGACCGCGAAGCTATCTTGAAGCAAGCCGAAGAAATGACCAGTGTTCAGTCTGAACCGTATCCGAGCCATCTCCCGAGACTCGGTGTTAATGGCACGATCTTCGGCGGAAGAATGGCAAAGAATGTTCCGCAGCTTGGCCTCATTTACTCCTACGTTGGAAGACAGGTTAACCTCGGAAAGATTGATGAATTAGACCGTTCTGTTGCTATCTGGACTCTCAAGCAGCTCGTGATGAAGGATCCGGAAATTCTTACTAAGAACGGTATTCATCAGGGTCATCTTAATAGATCTCTCGATATCGAAAAACTTGCTGGCTACAGCTATGAAGACCTCGAAACAATGATGTCCGAACAGCTTGAAGCTAAGGAAGCCGACCGTAAGGACAGATGGAGAAAATCTTTCAATCCGTTTAAGCGATATAGCCAGAGAGCTATGGACAAGGCTGACCAGATTCATACCAGTATGCTTGGTGTGAAGCAGGATGCTCTTGTCGGTAAGGATGCTATCAATGATGCTCTCTTTGGTGACAGTACCGACACGGCAGTTCGTTGGAAGACGTTCATGCACCGTAATGTCAAGGGTACGGCAGCTGGTGGTGCTACTGGTGCAATGGCTGGCGCTCTCTTCATGGGTAACCCGATTCTCGGCGCACTCATTGGCGGTGGTATCGGTCTTACGGAACAGAACGAAAAGCTCCGTAGAGTTCTCTTCGGTGAAAGAGATACTGATGGCTTGTACAAGAAGCTTGGTCTTGTTGGTGAGCTCTCTAAGGGTATCATTGGCGGATTCTTCGGTGACAAGGCAGGTGATGCTTTCGAACGTCACGGTCTTGAATTCATGAATCATCCGATGAAGTACATTCTTGGCGGTAAGTCTACTGCTGCTACAATGGGTGTTCTCGGTCTTGCTGGTCTTACGATGGGCGGTGTCGAAGGTGCTCTCGTTGGTTCTGTGGCAGGTCGTGTATTTGGTCGTCAAGGCGGTATCATTGATAGATTCTTGTACGGCAAGAGACATGGTGACAAGTATGAGGGCGGATTGCTCCATATGCTTCAGGGCGCATTTACGCTTGGCGTAGCTGGCCCGATGAACACATTCCTCTTTGGTACTGACCATAAGAAGTATCTTGTGGACGGTGAAGATGGTTTCCAGAAGTATGACCCGAAGAAAGTCCGTGGCGAGTTCTATAAGAACGTCATGAAGATGGGCGTAGGTCTTGGTGTCGGTGGTTTCCTTGGTAACGCTATTGGAAGCATGACTGGTATTCCGGCATTGAGTGCTGTAGCTGGTCTTGGCGGTGCTGCTCTTGGTGGTCTTATTTCCACTCCGCTTCTCGCTAAGAAGATTGCTAAACCGATGTTGAAGCTTGGCGCTGTTGGTGCAGCTGGCTTAGGCGGTTATGGTCTTGGGAAGTATGCTATTAGTCCGCTTCTTGATGCGGGTCTTCCGGCTCTCGGTGCCGTTGCAGGTGCAGGTGCTCTCGGTTATGGTGCATACCGCTTTGCTAAGTCTGATCTTGGCAAGAAGGTTGGTGGTGCTGTCACTAGTGCTGTTGCGAAGATTGGTGATCTTGGTCTTAGAGCCATCAAGAAGGTTGGCAATGTCGCTAGGGTAATCACTGGACTTCCGTGGGCTGCTGCTAAGGGTATTCTCACCACCTTCTCTGGTGATCCGAGATTACTCCAAGGGCAGAAGCTTATCGAAGCTGTTAACAAGGATCCGAATTCCTCTATAGGAGACAAGATTCTTGCAGGTATCTCCGGACAGTTGAATGAAGTCATGTCCTTCATGTCTCTTGAATCTATCACAAGACATAATGATGCCGAAAAGCAGAGAAAGGCTATTGAAGGAACATCTGAATCTTCTCTCGTCAGCACATTGCTTGGCGGTGGTGGTGCAGGTGCTGCTGGTGGTATCCTTAGCCGCTTCTTCAAGAAGCATCCGAAGCTTAAACCTATCGGAATGGCTATCGAGAAGTACGAAAGACGTACCAAGCAGTTCAATGTCATGACACAGAAGATGCGCCAAGAGTTCACTTCTGTTAATGGCATGTCTAACAAACAGTGGAAGAAATACAGAAATACTAATAATATTGAGATAAAGGACAAAAAAGAATATCTCGAATCTATCAAGGCTAAGGAAGGCAGACTTGCCAAGCTTCAAGACAAGATGCTCGGAAAGGAACATGTTGTCGACGAAAAGGCTGGCAAGGTGTTTACTGGCGAAACGGCTGAAGTAGCTGCTTCCAATGCTAAGAAGGCTAATACACTTTCCAAGCTTGCCAAGGCTAAGGCTTACGCCAAGTTTGGTATTGGTTTCATTATTGATCCGATTGGTTCTGTTGGCAAGATCTTTAAGAGCAAGGTATTCCCGCATCTCATGAAGCATCTCAGCTCTCAGAGCAGACTTACGAAGCTCCTTACTAAGATCGGAAACAATCCTGTCGCCAAGAAGATTCCTAAAGTTGGAAAGGTCATTACGCAAGCGGCAATGCTCTCTGCACTGTTCGTTAAGCTCTTTGGCCCAGGCAGCGATGGTTCTCCGTTGACAGCCGAACAGAAAAAGGCTGAATTCAGCGATAGCGTTAGAGCTTTTGTCTTTGGCTTCTTTGAAATATTGGTTGATTTCGCCATCTATGGTGTCCTTACTGTTATCTTCCCCGGTTTCGGTTGGATTATCGGTCTTGTCTTTGATATCTTTATTTCGATGCTCGGATTCCCGACTGCGTCTGAAATGTTTATCAAACAGCTCAATGACCGTACTGGTATCATCGACTGGTTTGCTAACCATCTTACCAATTTCCTCTGCAACAACTTCAAGTCATTCAGAGATGACCCGCAGTCTAACGCTGACCTCCAGTCTGTCGTTAAGGCTGAACAGAAGGCTCTCATAGCTAATCCTGAAGTATTGTATGCAGCTGACCTTAAGGAATTCAAGGAAAGCGAACTCTCTAGGGTTGAGAAGATTGAGTTCGAACAGCGTGTTAAAGAACGCTATGACGACATGTACAAGACTGAAGTCTCTAAGCGCAGACAAATGTCTCAGAATGACCTTGACAAGCTCCGTGTTGACGCTAGAGCTTCTGTGCTCAAGGAATATGCGGAAGAAAGAGCAAAGAAGAATCTCAAGATCCGTGCTAGCGATACTCCTCTCAACAGCGGTGCAACGCTCCTTAGAACAAGAAAGGACTTTGAACCTCTCGAAAGCGGAAAGTATCCGGGAATCAACTTCGAGAAGAAGTATATCGATATCCTTAACTCGGCTGTCGAGATCCTCTCTCACCTTGACTTCCTTGCAAAAGAAAACGAATTCGACATTAGTGAACACGTTACGATACTGCAAACTGGTTTCCGTTGCAGTCTGGGTACAGACTTTGTGAAGGAAGCTGATGGTGATATGCCGAACGATGCTCTCAGAGCTTCTCCGGACTACTGGAGATATAAGATTGCTCAAAAGATGCAGGATAGGATAATCCAACTTGAGGAGGAAGATAGCTCGTTTGCTGGTCTTCAGCCGTTCGTTAAGATGTCTCATCTTGTGTTTGAAGCTATCGGTGCTCCGACTCTGAAGATTCTTGCTGAGAAGAGAAGATATGAAGCTTCTACGCTCGGTGAGTTCAATGCGGCAGTAACATCTGCATTGCAGCTTGAATATGGCACTGACATGTACAAGGGTGCTATAATGTTCTTCGCTAAGGTTGCCTTCTGGGTATTCTTCAAGCAGACTCGATTCCTGAGCTACAGTGATATTGAGAAACGCTTTAGAGAAGCCAATACCTTCGGTAACAAGTCTGAAGAAGATAAGGCAGTACAGACTGAACGTATCGAAAGAAAGAAGGACAGACTCCAGAAGCTTAACGCCAAGCTTGCAGAAATGCGCGGCGCTGAGTATAGCGTGATGGCAGGAAAGTGGCTCGACAGATTCGGAAACGAGTCTGAAGATCCTACTAACCCGAACTCCGTTAGAAATCAGGGTCGCACGGCTTATGCCTTCAATGCCTTTGGCGGTTACACTGGTCAAGGCAGAGAACTCGATACTACGGTCAGCGCAGGTGATGAAGCCATCAGGAAGTACTTCTCTGGCAATGTTCAGGGATTGTACAAGCTTGATCCTGAATTCAAGACAAGACTCCTTGCAGCTGGTAAGGAATACTACGACAGATTCAACGAGAAGCTCCGTGTTACAGCTTCCTTTAGATCTCACGATGAACAAGCTAATGAATTCGGAAAGTACTTGAGAAACAAGTTCAACATTCCGGGTGAAAAGGCTGACAACGGTGCAGCAGGCATTGGCAGATCTAACCATGAATACGGTACTGCTGTTGACATCGATACGAAGCAGCTTGATAGGCTCTTTGGTACTTCTGGTGAAGAAGGAAAGATCGGTGCAAGAGGTTCCATTGCTGAAAAGTATGGTCTCATCCGTCCGCACATCGCTAAGGGAAGATCTGGTAAGCTCATTGAAACGTGGCACATGGAAGCAGCTGGTGTCAACGGTAATGCTGGCAAGTCTCCCAAGGCTTTGTATGAAAGCGAAATCCGTCCGGCATGGGTTAATCTCAGAGAGCAGCTCAACAGAGACCTTGCAAGAGATACGGCACATCCGGGAAGACACATTGATGACGGCATGTTTGTCTACAACAATGGACGCAACAAGAATGACATCAAGGTAACTACGGCTCCGATTGGCGGTGGTGTCGCTGACATGATCGCTAAGAATGAATCTTGGGCTGAAAGAGGTAAGATCGATACCACGCCTATGGAATCTCCTTCTCCGGTTGGTGGTTCTTCTAGTGCTTGGGGTCAGTCTACAGCTCCTACGACTTCTACGGCTCCGAAGACAACGGCTCCGTCTGGTGGCAGTGCTCCTGCTTCTCCTGCTGTGACAGTTGACCCTGTTGTAGCAAGCGCAGTGGACAACCTTAGTGCAGCTCTGTCCAGTAACCAAGCTCTGTTCCCTGACCAACAGCTCAGTAGAGCAGGTATGGTATCCGAGCAGTCTGGATATGCTCCTATGGTGTTCAGATAAAATTAAGATCTATAGCATGATTGTGCTATAGATCTTTTTATAGAAAAAAAATGAGACTGTCCGTAGACAGTCTCTAACAAAGAGGTTCAGTATCTCTTACTTAGCTGCTTCAGCCGGAGCAGCAGTGTCCGTCGGAGCGGCATCAGCTGCAACAGCAGCAGCCTGAGACGGATTCAAGGCTTCCTTCAAAGCCTTAGCAGACGTAAACGTTGCGACCTTCATTTCAGGAATCGTGAGCTTTTCCTGGGTCTTCGGATTGATGCCCGGATGAGCCGGACGTACGGATGTCTTAAGGGTACCAAGACCGTTGATGCGAACTTCGTTACCAGCCTTGAGAGATTCCGTGATATTGTCCACAACGGACTTCACTACGGCTTCTGCAGCGTTGATGGTGATCTTGTTAGCTTCGGCGACGGCCTTTGCGATGTTGGTACTTGTGACGAGTGCCATAATTTATCCTTTGGTTAGTGAAGCTGAATTGCTTCGACTTTCATTTTATATGTTAAGAAGATTCCTCCATTTTTATCTGGAGCATCTTCCGTCCTCACTATTTAGTTCTAAATTGCCACTCGATTTTGCACCTTAACTTTTCAATGAAAGGAGCTTGAAAATATGAAGTTCGAAGTCGAGAAGGAAATTGACGAGATTTTGAATAGGGATTACAGCGCACAAGAAGCTGTAATCTTTAGAGGTATCGCTCATGATGACGGTTTGGATGAAACCTTATACGCAGAAGGTGATGCTGCGGGTGGTGCTCCAGCAGCTCCGGCTGCACCTGCTGCTCCTATGGGCGGTGCTTCGAATACAAGTACTACCACTAAAACCGAAACCAAGATTAATGTAAATGGGCCGGGCGGCAATCAGAATGATGACATGGGCTTAGGTGATCTTGGTGATATGGGCGACATGGGAGATATGGGCGGCTTTGGTGGAATGGGTGGTGACAATCAGCAAGGTGGTAATGCCTTCGGTCAACCCGAAACTGATGTAGACCCTCTTCCGGGTGAAGATTCTGAAGATATTACCAAGAAGCTTGTGGTATTCCGCCAGTATAGAAGACTTAAGGATATTCTCGGTAAGCTCTCCGACACTATCGAAGACGCTAATAAGAGAATCCAGTCTATCGAAAGCCGTAACATTCTTTCCAAGGTTGACAGCGAAATCACTACTACGCTTGACCAGATTGACTTTATTCTAGCCGAAGATTTCCGCAAGAAAGAAATCAAGGATTCCGAAGAAGAGTATAAGTCTATGGAAAGTAAGGCGAAGCTCTTAGCACAAACTATTGAACGAGTAGTCAATCACGCTGCTCACAAAGAGGCTAAAAATGATTGATAGTATGTTCGATAATCTTCACGGTGTTGTCGAGTGTTACGAGAATGGCGTGAAGAAATGGGAAAGAAATAATAAAATTACTACGCTTGGTCGTGTAGCACTCCTGTCAGCAATGGCAAGAACAGAATTCTTCTGGAGTCCTGAAGGATCTAGAGATCTCTGGTTGAATAAGACCAAGTGGGCTTTCGATGTAGAGAACTCTTTTATCTCTATGTTTGCTGTCGGCTTTGGCGGTCAGACTAACGACAATGGTCTTCCTGCTCCTGCAAGATTCGATGATAGAACGCTCACGCAGATCGTTCCTATCCTTGATAAAAGTGCCATTGACTCTGGTTCTACGGTCTATGAAGCCAGTAACTTTGTGGATATCTATGGCAAATGGCTCGATGGCGAAGATCACTACGTCGATACAGATGACTTAATCAGAAACAAGGAATACAAGATTCAAGCTGACCAAGCTGAAAACACTATTCCTTCTACGAAAGATTATCTGTACTTCAAGAAGACCATTAAGGAATCTGAACCCACAGCATTCTCATTCTCTAACCCGAGTACCTCTGCTAGATATAAGACAGGAAGTGAAATTGGTATCAAGTGTGCCATTGCAAGATTCCGTCTTGATGTGGTTGGCGGTGAACTCTTGACTATTGGCGGACAGAACTCTTCTGTAGCTATCAATGAACTTTCTCTTTATATCGGCGCAAGACATGCTGCAACAGACGGCAGACAGAGACTATTTTCCTATGCTCCGGGTGTGCCGACAGAGGAAAATGATTCTCCGTTAGCTGATTCTTCGAAGATTACTCTTCCGATTCAGTTCTCTAGAGTTACCTTCCCTACAGAAGTCTTTGATAGCAATGAAAAGAACATTTCATTCATCTACAACATTTTTGCATAGGATTTTACCATGAAAGATAGTAACATGATTCGAGGTGTGGTAAGCGCTCGTGATTCTAAGACAGGCAAAGTATTCTTCGAAAATCTCCATAACACTGTCGTGGTGGGTGGATGCTTGTTCTCTCTTGCCAAGCTTATTGGTGTAACAGACCATACAGAAATCTACAATGGAGACATCGTAGAAGGCTTCCTTGATGGCACAACTATTTCTCACTATAACTTTGTGTCTTCTCCTAATCCGGCTCCTAACCCAGAAAAGGTTGACAAAACTGAAGAAGCTGGTGATGGTTGGCTATTTCCGAGTCCTCTGCCTTTGGTCGATGCTGAGAAAGACCGCACTGGATTCTTCAATGGAAACGAATCCTATAAAGTAGCCGACATTCCGGAAGACGCTGGTGCCGCGAAGATTCTTTATCTTCCGAGAGATGGAGCAAATCTTACATTCATCCGCTTCAAGCTTCCTTTGACGAACGGAGAAATAAGTCCATCAGATCCGTCTATTGTGACTTACGTCAAGTCTATCGGACTGTTCATTAAGAAGAACGACAATCTTCTGTTGTTCTCTAAGCTGAACTTCCCTGCTATTCCGTTCTTCGGTAATCTCTCCGTTGACTTTGAATACAGACTTTATCTTTAGCCATATATCCATAGATCGAAAGGTCTATGGATCTTTTTATGGGAAACTAAGAATTGAGGTAATGTATGCCAGCAGAAACTAGAAAACCCCGTAAGACACTTAATGAAAAGCAGGTAGAATACCTGTATAACACCAAGTTTGATTCTATCACTAAGCAGTGGCTTAGGGATACATTTGCTATCACTGACAAGGGTCAGTTCATGCCGTGGGATGGCGAGTTCGTACTGGATCCCTCTAGGCTTCAGGGTGTACAGCTTCCTAAGATGCCAGCCGGAAAGTTTAAGACTACTTCCGGAAGATACATCTTCAATCTGTTCCTCTTCGGTAATTCCAACTATGCCAACCTTTTCTCATACTTTAATGAACCGGTAGATTCTGATAAGCTGATGGGTATCCAGAACACGTTCCTTAAAGGTGTGTTAGAGAAAGTTATCAAGCCTGAAGATTACGTGGAATTCCTCAATAGAGAAGTATGGCTGTCTTTCTCTGTTATACCGTTCGCTCTGTCTGGTCTTAATACTGGTATCTTCAATGAGTCCAAGGAGCTTCTGAGAACAAAAAACGCTCTTCTTAAGGAGAATAAAGAGAAGCTCGATAATCTTGATCTTACTGCTTGTTCTGCCATTGATAAGAAGTGCAATGAAGTCTTCATGAAGGAGAACGAGAACAATACTGCTATCGACTTCGTGAAAGCTGGTACGGCTAAGAAATTCGTTGGTGTTACTACCGTGATGCGTGGTCTTGTGCCTGACTCTACTGGTGATGGTCTTAGGTTCATTTCCAGCTCTCTTCAAGGTGGTATCAAGCCTGATGAAGTATGTGCCTATGCTGATACTGGTATCCTCGGTGCTAAGTCTCGTGGTCTTGAAACCCGTAACGGTGGTTATCTTACTAAGAAATTCAATGCAGCTTTCTCTCATCTTGTGCTTGATGAACCAGGTTCTGATTGTAAGACTAAGTATAAGCTGAAGATTACCATCACTAAAGATGCAATGAAGGACTACTACTTGAGATATGCTACGTATCAGGGTAAAGAGTACATTCTCGATACTGAAAACATCAATAAACTGATGGGCAAAGAAGTCTACATTCGTTCTCCGATGTACTGTATGGGTGACAAAATCTGTAACAAGTGTGCCGGAGACTTGTACTATCGAATGGACAATCGTTATATGGGCCTAGCAGTGGCTCGTATCGGTAGTAACCTCCTTAATGCTTCTCTTAAGAAATTCCATGATTCTACCATTAAGATCACGGAAATCGATATTGAGAAGTATGCTCGTAAACTTGAGTAACTTATGAATGAGAAAATCCCACGGGGCGTTTCGATACCATGAGTTGCGGGTACGAGCCTCGTTCAGTCCTGTGCGGTAAACGACGTCTGCCTTTGTTCACTTGTTCTATAAAGGCCTTCCAACAGGACTGAAAACATTAAGAGTCATGACCTAGTGTCATGGCTCTTATTTTTCTCTTTTATTTTTTTTATTTTATTAACGCAGAAAAATAAAATTTTGTATTCTTTCAATACTTCGAACTAAAGAATGAAATCTAACATTCATTGGAGATTATACAATGGCAGAAGAACCAAAAACCAAAAAGATCGTTATCAATCGCCGTAAGGACTCTATGGATACGGCTGAACCTGTATTGCAGGTAGAAAAACCTATTACTCCTGAAGAAACTGCTCAGACACCAACACCTGCTGCTCAAGCTCCCTTACAGCCTGAAGATGACGGTCTTCCTGTCCTTCCGTCTTTCATGCAGGGTGCTACATTGAAACCTGCTACTAAGGAAGAAATCGAAGCTCAGAAGAAGCCAGAAGCTATTCACGTATCTTTCGGTACTACTCAGAAGGCCAATGGTATTGCTCACTCCATCGCAGGAGAAAATACCGTACAGTCCAAGAAGCTTACTGAAAGCAAGTTCTTCTCTGAAGGTCATAAGGAAAGTGTCGAACACCGCAATGACATGATCGAAAACTTCCAGAGCGATGACTCTGTGAACCTTATTACGGATAATGAAGAATTCGAAAAGCTCATCCGTGGCGAAGATGGCGTGAGCATCCTTGACGATGATGACGAAAACTACGCACAGTCTTGCTGCCGTAATGTCATTAGCTCTATCGCTACTTACTACAGCGTTGTGCTTCTCCACTCTGGTTTCAAGGTCAGCTTTACTGGTCTTCGCTATCTTACGAAGTCCCGTTTGGTCAACCTTCCGGAAGATACTTACAATAACCGTCTTCGTTTCTACAAGACGCTTTATGATCAGGTTGAAGAAATCTCTGGCTTCAAGCGTAAGCCGAACTTCGAAAAGTGGAGCAAGATTACTTCCTTCTTGGATACCGAACCTATCCTCTTCGGTATCTATGCTGCAACGTTCCCGACTGACCAGAAGTTCAATGTGACTTGCCCGCATTGCGGATCTAACCTTGAAGTCTTGGCTAATCCGGAAAACCTTATCTCCGTCTATAATGACGAAGCTTACAAGCAGGTTCATGATATCATCAACAAGACTCCGAACGGCGAAGATATCATCCGTATCTCCCCGATGTCTAAGCGTTTCAAGCTTCCGGTAAAGAATCAGAAGATTCTTATCTACATCAAGGAACCGTCTATCGCAGACTTCTTGGACATGCTCTCCGAAGTTGCATCTGACAGATCTATCTATGACAAGTATGAAAACTCCTTCGAAAGAACGATGTATGTCGATTACGTACTCGTTCCGGATATCGCCTACTACAAGCGTAGCAATAAGGTACGCTTCGTTAAGGTGAAGAACAAGGTTCAGATTGCTGAAATTATCTCTAACCTTGACTCCAATGCTGGTGGCAAGTTTGATGAAATTCTCAACAAGATGAATGACAAGTACGACGTCAAGTTCCAGATTCCTGAAACGGTTTGCCACGGTTTGATGAAGGACGAGGAAGGTAAGCTCACGGGTGAAGAATGTGGCCATCACATTGCAGCAGTACCCGTTGATCTAGAAAAACTCTTGTTTCGGGCCATCAGACGAGGGGACGGACAAGAAGCAGAAGTCCTCGAAGCCTAAGACTCTAGCTCAGGAGCGCGGTGCAAACTTCGCTGCTGAGAATGATACAATCATCAACTTACTAGAGTTGTTTGAGGGTAAGGTCTCTTTAACAGAGATTCTTACTCTCGATATGGCTCGCCTCTTTGGGCTTGCTGATGCCAAGGCTAGATTCAATGAAGCTAAATTCAAGCGAAAAGAAGAAGCCAAGGCGAAGGCTGAAGCGGAAGCTAAAGCCAAGAAAGGAACTCCATAAAAATGAAGCGTATTCTTACGAATACGCTTCTATTTAAAACACATCGATATCTTTGATGCTAATGCCATTCACTCCACCAGAGATACCCATTACGACTGTTCCATTTCTCCCAGTGGTATCTGAGATCTTAAAGGTGACAGCCATATAAGGACGAAGATCTGTTCTGTCCTTCGGTTCTACAGTTTCAATCTGGATCGAGACATAGAGATTCGGAAAGAATTTCTTTATAGCTTCATTGAGCTCGTTATGGATCTGTTCAATGGTGCTACTGTTATTGTACTCTTGATAAAACCTGTTCAGAGCCGGAAAGTCATTGACGTTAGACGGAAGACCTACGTTGGAGTTGGCGACCATTGCGGAGAGCTGTATGGCATAAGCACGGATGTCGTCAATCACAAGAGGTTCTTCCTTGTTATTGACTAGAAAAGTAAATTCTCTCATTTGGCACCTCGATTTTCATTTAAAAGTTATGCCTAACTTTAAAATGAGGTAATGTATGCTTAACGGTGATGAATTGGCGAATAAACTTTTCAATGCTCTGAAGGACTTGGATCCGCTTAAGAGCGAAAGTGATATTCCCGGAACCTTTGAACGTACAGTACAGAAGTATTTGGTAGACAACATGGAAGCTACCGGAACATTCGTCGGAACTAACCCGACATCCGGTGCTACTATGACGCTCAGCGTAAGTGGCACAGCTATCTATCCAGACTTCAAGTTTCTTCCTGCTATTAACGGAGCAGCTTTCCATGCACAGCTTTCTGCTGCCGTTCTAGGCGGAACATTCTTGTATAAGAGTGATGATAGCATCCTTGTTGCTCCTCCTGCTGCCTTCGTTGGCGGAGCCTTCATGAACCTCTTCTCACCTGTCTATGACACAGAGAATAGTTCGCCTATAGATTACATGAAGGACTACTGCAATAAGATAGTATCACAGATAAAGAGCAACTTCAAGCTAGCCCCAACCCAAGGTACTTACAATGCCTTCGTTGGCCCGATTACTTTCCTTTCTTTCAAGTAGGATACCATGAGAGAATTTACTAAGACACCCAGAAAAATCTTTAACTATGTAGATCTGATTACGAGTGATCAGATCGAAGTGGGCTGGGTCTTGGTTCCGCTTCACAACATGGTTCTAAAGCATCCGCAGTTCAAGTATCCCGCCATGCTCAAGAGAAATAACGAGTACACTTACAGCATGGTGGATGACTACTTTAGAGCCGAAGCTAGACCAGGTATCGATGTACCGTTCCATTACTACATTGAGAAAGTGGTTAACGAATGGGATATTCACCTTGGTCTTGCTGATGTCAATCGTTCATGGTTCCTTAAAGACGGGGTTGTTGAAGGATGGTTTCCGCAACAGCTTGTGAACGCTAAGGTGATAGCCATAGGAGACTGCTTCTATGAAGATATCCCGGAAGAACGCATGATGCGAAAGCTCTGGAATACTATCTTCTCTGGTTGGCTCAGAAGAACTGGCAAGAACCGTAACTACATACACTTCTTTGACGACGTCGTGAATTGGGAGATTTACGACAAGGCTGTTAGAGAAAATAAAACAAAGTATGATCTGAGGAAGAGCACATTCTGGAATAACACATTCTTCTTACGTATGCTCCCATACTACAAGAAGTACTAGAGGGTTTTATGTCGCTTGTATCTAATATCGATGCCGGAGCGAAAGGCACTATCGTTAACAGTATCAATGCTGCTAAACAGAGTGATGTCATTCTCTCTAAGCTTAGCCAAGACTTTAAGCTCGGAAATATCACGCTTGATTCTCCGATCCCGTGTTTCGTAAAGTTCTATGACCTTCTTGAAGGATACACCATCCGTGTGGAAATGACCGAGAAGTACAAGTATAGACCGGAAGTTGTAGCTGCTGACTATTATGGTAACTCCGATCTGTGGTGGCTCGTTCTCTATATGAGCAAGATTACCAAGCACGAAGAATTTAATATCCCTGTTTTCAAGATCCTTGATCCGCACTGTCTAAATGACTTGTTCGAGATCATTGAGCGATCCGAAAAAGAGATAAGCATGACAACCGTGCTAGAGGATAGAACTCTCCAAAAGGTTAGATAAAGATGTAGGTATGGGCGCACCATACCTACTTTTATTTGTATATTAAACCATGTCTCAATCTATCTAACAGGAGGTAATATGAGACGAGAAGAAATCTACTCTTTAAACGACTTAGTCCTTTCATTCATTAATGGACAGGACGTTTGTTTCATGGACAGTCAAAACTCTGGTACGTTAGTCGCCTTAGAGCGTACCGTTGCTGGTGTTGTAGCCCATATCAAAGCCGATGTTGTAGGGCGTGTTCCGAATGACGAGATCCTTGTGGCTATTAAACCGCACGGAAATACACACGTAACGGGATTCTATATCAGACACGAGATCCCAAGAATGAACGAATCTAGAGATATCTAGGTTCTGTTCATTTTCAGAAGTAAACCCATTATGGGTTTACTTTTTTCTATGATCCGAAAAAAGAAGCGATTACTCGCTTCTTGCTAAAATAGACTTGCAGTAATTGGATACTGCGTCTCCATACACGTACTTGTCTGTGTACTTTAACGGATTACTGTCAAGTTCTTTGCGGAGAGCTTCCACATGAAGGTCTGCATTATCTATTACAAGATCATACAGGAAACATATCGACGAAAACTCCTTCAGCAAAGACAGAAACTTTTTCTCTTCATTGAGGAACGACGGGCATTGTTCCTCGTTCAACAGAACTTCCGTGGTACTGTCTGCACGGTAGCTGCTCATGATCGCATCAGCTTGTCCTGAGATATGTCCATAAACTAAGTAAAGTCCGGCTTTAGGGTCTAGCATGTTTCTCCCGTGCTTCCAGAATCTTGATTTCGTATTCCATAAGGATGTTCTTTATCCTTAAAACGTCAATCGGGCGTGCTTCATACCAATTTCCATCTCTACAGTTCAAAAAGTATTTCTCGTATGCATCCGGGCTCCTGCTCCAGAATCTTATTCTGACTTCAGGCACAGAGATAATACGCAAAAAGTTGTAGGTCATAATACGCGGCCTAATACCGCAAACGCTTTCCATGATACGAGCACACTCGTCTTCCCGCAGCTCATTAGAGCCACTGTAAGTATAAAGAGACAGAGAAAAGTCATCGTTTCCGGAGGTCTTGAAAACGATTTTCTCTTTTATCAAACGGTCTATTAATGGCCCCACTTCTTTATGATACAAGTCGTACGCTTCTTGTTCATTGCCGGGAAACTTGCATTTACTGCAATTTGCCGATTTTAGAAGAAAGTCATTTTTTATCTTTGACATATGTTCTGGACTCCTTCCTATCCATAACTAGAATTTCATATTCGAGAATCATGTTTGTTACTCGCAATATATCAAGCGGAGTTGCCAAGAACCATAAACCATCATGCGGTAACAACATGGTCGTTTCTTCAGGTTTTGGTCTACAACCCCACATCAATATTGTCCGTTCGTTAGGTTTGACCTTGAGGAAGTAGTATAATGAGGCTTCTGGCCTAAACCCGAATAGCGCGAAGAAGTTATCACTGACAGATTGATTGGCAATCCCAGTCGGCAAAAACCTGTAGCTATATTCGAGACCATCTCCGGCATAGTAAATGTCTAGAATTTTCTCTCTACATAACTGGTCGTATTTGCTCTGTAACTGTTTCCGAAAGAAGTCATAAGAAGCATCCGTGTTATGTGTCGCCTTACCCCTAGTACCTCCTATAACATCTTCCGATAGCAGCCACTCTTTCGGAATGCGTTCTAAACGGGTCATATTCTGTTCTCCAAGCCTGTTAGAATCTTGCGAGCTTCGTCTTCCATCTTTTCGTATTCAGGAAACGGACGTGGTGTCTTACCTTCGCATTCAACCAACATTTCTGTCAGGGTATTATCTAAAACCTCGTACATTGAAGCAGTTCTAGTAGACCAGTCCGTACATACTCCGACAGCTAAAGGCCAGTATGCCTTTGACGTATCCTCGCCAGCAACCTCGGATCGATAGTACTTCTGTCCACCCGTTGTAGAGAACATTATAGAATATCGTCCTAAGTAAATATCTTGAAACGTACGGATGATCGCAAAGAACCTGTAATCAAAGTAACGGCTTGATACGATATTCACATGTTTCGACAAGATATCATTAGGGAACTCGCATGATACACGGAAGCCGATAGCCTTGAAATGGCGACCGTTCCTTACAACGTCTCTGTCATCGCGTGTCATCAGTCCTGCGCTGCATAGCATCAACGCTTTAGTAGCAATCTCAAGGACTATCTGTTCAAACTTCTCCGGTCTGTTCGATCCAGATGTAGATGGCATAAATGGTCTTTCACTTGTCGTCATTAAGAAAACCTCCTTCGTGCATCATGATCCTTAACTCCAAGAGAGCGTTCAAGATCTTAAGCATGTTCTCTCTCCAGAGTCTAGGATCGCCTTCAAGCTCATCTGTTCGCACTCTATCTGATCCGTCAGTAACGAAGAGTGCAAAGTCTTTGGTTTGCTGTACTCCCCAATAAGAAACGTTTGTTTTCGTGAAAATGTGTTCATTTACATTCTCTTTACCGAGAAAGATACTGCAAACCCAGAAAGTATAGTCACAGGAAGGGCTATGGGTGTCTAGTCTCTCGCCCATAAATACCTTGAAGTTACGACGGAATTTAATGTACATGTTTCTCGGAATTCTGACATGATAGATATCGAAGTATTCTCCAGTCCTCGCACGCCGTCCATAAAGGGTGTCGGCACCATATTCCTCGAAGCCGCTTGTAACATTGACGTCAATAATGCCAGTTTGCGAAAGCTCTATAAAGTCTTTAATTATGCCTTTAAAAGCTTTGATTTCAGGGTCTGTCAGTTTATGAAGTCTGTCTATCATTGGCATCTGTCAATAACCTCTCTCTGTACGCAAAGCTTGGATTTCTTTCAGTAAGCCAGCATCATGCAATACTACCTTTAGTTCAGCTAGAAGATCAATGACATTCCGGAAAGCCGTTTCCCATTTTGATCCCGGCGTAAGACAAGTACTAAACCCGTGTTCAGAGTCGCTGCTCCCAAGGCTGATGGTAGCGAGACCTGTCTTGTTATCTTGCCAGTACTCAACTTCCACTCTAACTTCTGTGGTTTTCAGTACTCTGAAGCTGGCTATCCATATCCCACCAAAGGAAGACTGCGGATATTTAGTAATCCGTCCTGGTATCACTAGCTTGTTATCGCAAATGAGTTTGTAGAACTTAGCTTCGATTTCTATACTGTACTCACAATCAAGGTCGAATGGTTCCGTATCGGAACCTCTAGTGCTCTCGTTTAGCGTAATAATATCATCATTGGCGTAGTCTCTGATGGTACTGATATAGCTATCGAGTCTCTTTTCTTCTGTATGAGTCAATACGTGCTCTCTTTCCATCATTGTATTAAACCCTCCTCAAGAACTGCTTCCAGTATCTCGTGACAGTGTTCGATCAGGCTTTGAACAGCACGATCTACATTTGACCTCAGAGTCCAAACGAATCTTATACCCTCTATCCTTTCACCCTTCTGGAAGTTAAATGTCTTGTCTCCCTTTGAGTGAACAACAGTAGTGATATAGTAATCGCCGCTATTTGATCGATGGTGCTCAAGAACAAGTAGATACTTAGCAGGCTCGTTGATGAAATACTTATGATAATGAAGAAAATACCTTCCGGCTTTGTACACACGGAAGGCATCCCCTAATGAAGCAAGCTCAAGAATCTTTTGTTCAACAAAGAGATCAAGAGTACTCCCATAGTTGGCAAAGAATTCTTCGTCAGTATAGAAATCTTCGTTACGACTTCTTGTCGTCATCTTCTTCAGTATCCTTAATGAAGCCCTTGTCGTAGGCATCAACAAGAACATCATTCAAAAAGTCGACAACATCCGAAAGACCGTTGACGATCTCATCCTTATCGAAGGCAACAGTACCGCCTTCTGTGAAAGCCTTGCCAAAGTGCTTATTCTTGAATGCCTTTCTGTCGCGGACTGTAAGACAGCTGTGGTCTTTTGCTATGCCGCAGAGGACAAACTGCTTGGGTTCGTTTGCTTCTTCGGGATCAACCCAATTATTCTTCACAAGATAGTCAAACAGATTGTAGTTAGTGAAGACTACACGCGTAATACGGTTTTCGAGAATCTGGATGATGTCATGTTTCTTTCCGATCTCAATGATTTGATTAGTGAGGTCGTCGATCTTCTTATCAACTGCGCTTGTGTTATCCATTATATTATTTCTCCATGAGTTGTGTTAAATGGTTCATAGAAATTATATACAGTTTTCTTTCTCTTTTATTTTTTCTTTTATTATAACCTAGAGAAAAAAATCGACAGGATATTAAAACCCGAACAATATATTGAGGTATTTATGATGACCATTGCACAATTCTTACAGCACAAACGACATAAGATTCATTTCGAAAAGACTATGCGAAATATTGGTTTGAACGTCGGTACTTTTATCTTTGGTTTCTCCATTGGTCTTTGTATCTTCGGTGTTCTCCACAGTTAGAAAATAAGACTTACCCAATAAAGGGTAAGTCTATATTTTTTAGACTATTTTGATCAAAGGCGAATTGCCGAGGGTATCCTCTCCCCAGTGCAGTGATTTGCAGTCTAGGACAAGAGTAAAGCCACGGGCAATAAAAGTCCTGATTCTGGGAGAATATGAGGCATCGACCATCTGTGAAAAAAGTGATCGAGCCTCTTCCTCTGTAAATCCGGACTTCTCTCCTAAGTCATAAATAGCTTGCAAAGCAAGAATTGGAGTATTGTACTCTTTATCTTGCCATGTAAGATTTGATTGCGCTATTCTCGGAGCAAGAAAGGACAGCTTATGGGGTATACTATACCCGTAAGTCTGAAATCCTTTCTGGATCATGAAGGTCTTAGTAAGCTCTTCATTATCTTTTTTGTACCGTATCTTGATATCAAAGTACTCCGTTGCTTCGTAGGATAGCGGTCTCTCCTCGAATTTCGTCGAGGTAGAGTCGAAGTCTATGAGTTTTATCATTAACCCTCCTAGTAGACTTTGGTAGGTCTTGTATTAAATGCCTGATCCCATAATGGCCTCCTTACTTCCAATCGCTCGGAATCTGTGCAAGCTCATCCTCGACGCTTTGGATGCTAGTATCACCGCAGTTATTGAAGCACCATTCATGGTCTTCTATCTGGCTTCCAAGATTCGACAGTTTCTCGTACATATTCAGGATACCGCTCTGAACCTTATCACAGTCTTCAAAGGTATGAGCAACGTTAACAACACTGGATACGTTTATATCGCGAATGCTTGTTATTTCAGTCTTATGGAATGTGTAAGACATATCGGTTATATGGCTGTAATCCCAATTAGGCATTTCTGGAATTTTAGTCATATAGAACAGATGATTAATATCCGTGGCGTTTGAGATATCCAAACCGGATGGAAGCTTACTCAAACTGTCTATCTCGTAACAGGAAGCAAACATTCCAGGAATGTACTCGAGGGCAGAGCTGAAAGTCAGGTTACTAACATCCTTAAGAGATTGGCATTCAAAGAACATATCAGACGCGTATTTTGCCGATGTAAAATTAAAGTTAGGTAAACTTTCGATAGGGCATCCTTTAAACATTCTAGTCACGTTTTCAAGTCTGCTTGTATCGAACAACGGAATTAACGCTAAAGACACACAGTCATCGAACATATACGGGAGTGATGTCAGATGCAGAGCTGTTTCTATGACTTCTACCGGAACTGAGGTGATACTCCTCATGCCAGCGAACATGGCATCCGCCTCGGAGACATGAGAGAAGTCATAGTCCGACGGGAAGGACAGAAGGCTGGTGCAATATGAGAATATCCCGTTTACACTCGCACCATTCTTGAATGTAAAAGTCGGAATGGTCGTTAGAGACGTGCAGTAAGAGAACATACGGTCGACATCGTCGATCATTGAAATATCTAAACCACTTGGTAATTCCTGAAGGGAGGAGCACTCATAGAACATCATGCCAGCATCTTCCAATGTACTTGGAAAGACAAATGCCGGAATTCTAGTAAGACCACTACATCCGCTGAACATTGAACTCGTGTTCTTGGCAGAGGAGAAGTCGAAATTCGGTACTTCTGTGAGGCTACTGCAATCACCGAACATCAGATTCATATCTTCTGCTGAATGGAGGTCAAATTCTGGTATTGCCTCTAATCCAGAGCAACCATAGAAAGCTTGGCTTGCATCTACGACACTGGACAGGTTATATGCTGGTATTCTCGTTAGAGAGCTGCAATTAGTGAAAATGCACGAAATATCAGTTGCACTATCTAGAACGAGTTCGCTAGGTGCTTCTATAAGTGATCTGCAATCCTCAAACATCTTCCTTGCACCTGCTTGAACAAGGCTGTCTTCTGTGCCAAGAATGTTAGATGTTTTAATATTCGCGCTCTCGAGTTTATAGCAATAGGCAAACATACCCCCGCCGTATACCAGAGAGGAGAAATCATAACTGGGCGCATATACGAGCTCATCGCATCCCATAAACATTCCGATGGCATTTCTAACATTGCTCGTATCGAAGAAAGGAGCTTCTACTATCTTTGTTCCAGCAAACATGCTCTTTAGATCTGTCGCATTGCCTATGGACGGCATTGAAACAGATGTTAAGCTCTCGCTATCTTCAAACATAAAGTCGGCTTCTTCTATATCAGAACAGTCGAGAAGTTCAACACTAACAAGATTTCTGCAATTACTAAAAGCACAGTATAACGAAGGATGTTCGTTCCCATCGCCACGTATTACTAGGCCCCTTACGGCAGTAAGATGATCGTTGCCATAGAACAGAAGTCTATTACTGCTCTTTACGCTTAAACCATTTGTTCTGCCTTTTATAATTTCAAAATTTACGTCTTCTGGTTTGTATTCACTGAAAGATAGTTCCCATCCGATACGTCGTGACTCATCTATGAAGTCCCATACATTTCCTTCATAGTCGTCACGACGTCTCCAATAGCTCCAGTAATGAGCATCATTATAATCCTCATATTCAGCCGGATTAAAATCTGGATCGTCGAATCTGAATCTCAAGAATGGATACTCCGGATCCGGTTCGGGAGGCTCGAATCCCAAAGGTTTTCCATTAAAGGCGAGGATGGTACCACCGAAAGCTAAAGCTATCATATAATAACTCCTTTTGTTCATTATTGAGTTTCGATGAAAGAATTTCCATATCCGGATTAGGGATATGGAAATACTCTTTAGGACTCTTCCTTTTCTTTTGTTTCGTCCGGATAGTCATCAGCCAGTTTGAGCATCTGAGCAAACTTAGATACCGCGAACTTCAAAGCTGTGTCTGTAAGGGTGGGATAAACCACAAACTCCAGATACTTCGCAGCACTGTCAAACATACCTACGTTCACCCATGTAAGCAAACCTGTGTACTGCATGAACTCTGAGGGGTCTTGCTCTTTCATCAGATCGAGGAATTCGTCAATGATGTACGGAGCAACAAAGCGATTCCATTCTCTCTTTGTGAAGTTATTTCCAGCAGCCCAAAGATTCTGCTCAAACGGAGTCTGGCATTTGCCGATAGTTTCTCTTGAGAAGTCTTTCATATTCACTCCTATACGTCTGCGTCGTTTATTCTAAGATAGAAGCCAGTACGCAGACCGCAGCTATGAACATTACTGGAATCCGAGATGTCAACGTACCACATGTTCTTACAACCATAAACATTTCTGGTTGGAACTCCACTTCCGCTTAATTCCGCTGCAAGGGCGGCAGTTGCACCAGACACGAGCGGGTTCGGCAAAGAAGAAACAACTGGGAAGAAATATGTTGTTCCGGCAGTCAGTGTAACGCCACCAGTGATTGCGACTGTATGGAGATACTTACCAGATTCAATTATACTGGTACTAATATTGAGTGTCTTACCATCGAGAATGTTCGTATTGTAGACGTTGCCACTACCTGTAAGAACGCTATTCAGACAGTTGTTAGTAGTTCCAGTGCCGGGAACATTGGACTGGTTGTCAAGGATGGCGAAATGCGTCATGGTGACATTAGCCGATGGCGTATATGCCTGGAAAAGAGATCCGCCAGATACCATACCCAATAGCCAGTCATTACTCATACCTAGATCGTCATTCAGTGTTCGCATGATTACATTCCAGTTACTACCAAACCCAAGGTTAGTAATAGCTGCAAAGAATCTTTGCGTGAAGTCATTGGTGGGATTCAAGACCGCATGATTAGCTAAGAAGTTAGCGGCTGATCCGGCATTGCTAATATTGTTTGTAAGGAAAGCAAAGGTAAAACCAGCTGTAGATAAGACGTTATTATTCGCAATCGAGTTGCCAATAAAGTAGATTTTTGTATAGTTAGTAACAAGAGCGATATAATAAAGCTTGTCGGACTTAAGCTGATCAACACCGAGAAGAATGTCAATTATTCTAGCAACGTGCATTCCTGTTTGGTTAAGCATACCAGAGATGTCTTCCGATACTGCAACACAAGTATTTTGTGCTGGGCTGCTCATAGTGGCAGCATCATATCTGAGGATGACAAAATAGGCGAAACCAGTGAGACCGTGGTCAGGCCCTTGACAAGACTGGGTTACAACAAACAGAATATTTGTGTTGGTAGAAATGTCAAAGTTCATGTTCGGATTGAAGAATGTGCCTTTCACATTTGCATCACCAGCATTGCTTAGAGAATCGAAATTAATTTCCTGCTGTCCAGTAACTGCAGACGGGTCAAGAGAGAATATGATTCTACTCTGCAACGTATCGATAGCATGTTCAACATCCTGAGTAACTTCTGTCTGGATATTAGACAAAATCCTAGACAGCGTGACTTTTCCCCACTTCGGAGGAACAGCAGTAGGATTTACACCAGTGACACTGTCAACAATCGGTGTATACATCTTACCCGTTCCTGGGTAATACACGAAGTCACCACGAACAAAAGTGCTCGTGTCATCATAGATCTTGTCAGAAAGGAACTCACCGTCGAATTTGTCCGTAGAAATGTGTTGCGTATTCCACACAACGGAAGTCGTTCCTGCATTGTACACAGTCTTTACAGAATAGATGGTGTAAGCAGGGCCGTTTCTGGTTGTTCCGTAATTGGAAGATTCAGGGTCATCGACACAACAGAAGAAGATTTCGTACGTGTAATCATCCGTGCCTTCTATCTCCTCGCTATTGTAACGAATCGGCATGGCATATTTGTCGCCATCGATGCATACGACTGTTTCTCCGGCATCAAGGAGCTCATAAACCTGTGCCACGATATCGGGGCCTATCTGGGAATTATAATAGAAACTGGGAACACCCGGAATAGTAGCAACACCATTTCTATTATCGACAAGCGATTCCCCAAGCATGTTATGAATATCCACGACCGGAAGAACAAACTTCTTGGTTGTAGGATCATAATAGGAATGGCTAGTAGCATCCACGACATCAGGAATAGCAACTTCTCCCGTTTGAGAATCAACAAGAGAGTTACCGTCCGGGTCAATCACATCACTAACGTTTCCAGCAGCGGTACTCTTAAGCACAGGATTACTTCCTGTATTGTCTACCACGATAGTCGTACCGTCAACAATGGCATTAAGACCTGCTTGTGTCTTTTGGACGTAATCATCCAAATCGAGAGCGACCGAACCAACTTGTTCGAGAGTACCAGTTTCCGAAAGATCTTCAGAAAGATCATCACTTTCCGGGTCATAGTTGAACAGATACTCTGTACAAGCATCTCCTTCCTCTGGGTTTTCGCTAGGAATAAGGAAGATGTATCTTAGAGATTCGGATCTTGCCTCTATGCGATTAGCTGTTTCTTCAGCAGGAATACCGTCTTCCAAGTTATCTAACCAGTCACTAAGAGCACTCGCACTAGAGAACATCTTGTATACAGGCTTCTTCAGACGCTCGATTTCAGCTTGAGCAGCTGTGATTGCATTATCCTGAGCTGTATTCTTAGTTTCGATATCTCCGAGACGACCGTCCTGAACACCTTGGGATGTTTCCAACGCGGAGACACGGTTAGAGAGACCAGAATCACCAGATCCGCCAGTTGCAGAGATCTGTACTTTAAGAACGCCGTTCTCTTCAACGGTCGTAATGTTGATGCCGTCACCAGCTTTTACGGGAATGGTAACGGTACGTAGCTTTCCTTCATTCTGCGGATCATCGTCATCATGACCAGACTCGCCAGCATGAGGGTCAAATGCTTCAATAGTATTGCCATCGACGACTTTGTTAAGATCCGAAAGAAGAGGAGACAAGGCTTTGATATTGCCCCTTGCTCCTTCTTTCGATGGAACTCTGGCTTCCGAAGAAGCATCAAGTTCCGGAAGATCGTTGGTCAGTGCAGATACACGATTAGACTTGAGAGCCATTTGTGATCTCCTTATAATACTTTTCACTGAATACTGAAACGTTGGTAGTAATCTCGCTGAAATTCAGGTACTCACCAAGTTCAAGGTCAGCTATTCTGAGCGTAACCTTCATGTCAACCGTATTCACATTCTCCCAGTTTGGTTTAACTGCAAACGGAAGAGAGATAGTAAAACCGGACGTATCGGTATCCCAGAATAGAACAGCAGTTCTTGTAACCCCGGCAATGACAACTTCGAGAACAACACGGTGAATGAGCGAGCTACGGTTGATGATGGTAGCATCTGCCGGGAACGTGGCAGGAGAAACTGGTGTTCCTAATTCTGCATTCACAGTAACAGAACAACAGAGAACTTCCGGCTTGCAGTCGCTGCTTCCTAATTGCAAGACCTTGTTTCCGCTAACGGTAGCAATCGTAACATTGTCACCAGAAACAGAATTAAGACCAGCGAACGGATTGAAAGCAAGAGTACTAGCAGTATCCTTGTCTACATAGTCGTTATGCACAGCACTGCTTGATAGCGAATCCGAGAAGAAGATACGGCTACTTTCGGCTTCGCTAATAGTATAGCTGTTGTCGCTTCCTTCTACCTTGAGGAAACGGGCTGTGTTGGTGATTGTCGTTCCGCCAAGCTGTTCTGTATCAAGATAGATTTCAAGGTAATCACCATTCTGAGATGGGGCTACTATAACGTGATTGTTCGCTCTGCCACGAATTTTTCCCGCGTTACCGCCATGACCGTCGTCAGCATAAGGATAACCGAAGGTATTGTCAGATGAACTGATCTTTATCTTTCCGTTATTGATGTAGGAAAGAACCTGAGACATCGTTGCAAGGATGTTAACATTTTGATTAAGATCGTTCTTTCCAATAGCAACAAAACTTAGACCAGAAATCTGTTGTTGTGTTGCAATAGGAAGAGTCGAGAAGACAATAGTTTGGAACTCATTAGATTCAGGCATAAAAACCTCTAAAGAATTTCTGTGATTGTGGCACGTTCAGGAGAGAAAATAGGCGTGGTAGCACCCTCTACGGCAAATGGTTGACCGCCAGATGCCTCTTCAGCAACAAACACAAATGTACCAATAGGCTTAACACCGACAAATCTTGTCTGAAGATTGCGGTTGAGATCGGCTTCGATATCACCATCGTCGATACCTCCAGAGCCTTGAATAACGACATCGCCGTTGATACCAAACATCTTGAGATCGATGTTGGCATCAAGCGGCATATCTTTTAATGGAACACGAACATTATGAATTAGACCCATAGACAGCCTCATCTGTATCGTCATCCACCGTTGCAAACCAAGTCTGCCACATAGCAGCATTGATTGCTTCTGTTATCTGAGTTGCCGGAGCAATTCCAGAGACATAGGCGAATGCTTCATGGTTATTGACACCAGTCGGAGTATGAGCAGCATCCACGTCAAAAGACCTACTCGATGGTGTAGGAGCATTAGCCGTGGCTGTGATGAATTCTGTCTCAAGTCCAGTTCCGATGATTTTTTCCAAGATAGAATCAAAGTATGGGAGTTCGTCTGCCGTGCTCTTGCGAAGGGCATCAGCCATACCAAACTTGTTGCTGATCAAAGCATGGAGCTCGACGTCACGAGGTCTATCCGTTGTTAAGGCAAATACTCTGTCCTGCAAGATACGGTTAGTATAGTTGTTGCAGCATTTTGAGTAACGACCAGCATCAAACTCAAGGAAGCACTCTCTAGGAAGAATACTCCACGGAATAGCCCTGTCTTCCGAGTCGCTATCCGTCATTTCAGCAACGGATACCATCTTCAGATCAGAAGAACCGAAGACGTACTTATTCTCGTTAGCTTTCTCCACAGTGTTCTCAACACTGAAGCCGTGAACAGCAATGTTAGCATCATCCGTCGGCGTTGCAGATACTTCCGGAAGATGATTAGGCAATGGCCCCCAGTAAGAAGAGATCTTATTACGGCGATATCCTACAAAGATACGGATGAAGATATCAGCATTATCTTCTGTGCTTTCCTGTTGCGGATTGTCAGATCCTTCTGGCTTCGGGAAGCGGAGCTGAAGAGCTGTTAACGGGCCGTTAGCCACAGTATCGTCGCCATCATTCTCCATAGCATTAGCCGGAACTCTACCCATAAGCATGATAGCGGGCATGTTACCAGTAATCGGAGAACCAGACTTTTCGATGGTGTAATCAACGTACGGAGTAAGTTTAATCATGCCCTTGCGATTACCGACGAAGATCATCACATCTTCAGCCTTCGGTGTAAGCAACGGATAAGCGTGAGAACCTGCAAATCCACCAAGAGCTTGGTAGACAGCTTGGTTCATCTCGTAATCCTTCATCACAGAGGGAGAAGAGTCTGCAGCTATACCACCATTGTAATCAGCTATCGTACCAGTATACTTAGCAAGCGGGATATAAGCAAGACCGTTAGTCTTATCGAAGAATGGTTGTCCGAGTCCAGCCGGATAAGCCTTACTAGAAATCTTGATGTCGCCATTGTCCTTCCACATTCTGATTTCGTCATCAAACTGAACAGAACGAGAGGATACGTAGAATCTGGAATCTTTCGGAAGACTCTGAAGAGTAAAGGTGAAACCACCTTCATAGGCATTTTGTGCTTCCAAGATTTCGGCATCAACCGGAACGGTAATCTTGATTCCAAGATCCTTGACTCTCTTGGTGGCTTCAGTAGTAAACACCAGACTACCGCCTTCTCTCACAACATCGTAGACTTCATTGGAAATCTCAAAGTTGAGACCCTTAGAGTTCTCCATAAGAGTATTGATACGAGCGGCAATAGTGCCCAAGAAGGAATCTTTTTCTGCTTGTGTTGCGAGACCATTGAAGTAAGTATCCCAGTTAGGGTCAAGGCCAAGCTGGACATCTGTACCAGTAATCTCGATATCATTACCGAGGGTTACAAAAATACCGTAGTTGTCAAGCTCACAACCGCCCCATCCTGTTTCCTTTGTTTTATCCCATTCAGCAGCGAAAGATCCCGGAATGGTATCTGTCTGTTCCGTAGTTGTACAAGATTCATCGTAGAATTCTTCTGCGCTGCACTTCGGAACAACAGCATACGGAACAGCCTCTTTACGGATAGCCACGACATCGACATAGAAGTTGCCTTCAGAGATACTCTTGGTAAAGTCCAGAGTTTCGTCTGTCGCAACACCATACATTCCATGCCAGCTTTCGCAGTTAGACATGACAAAATACAGCACACCAGTGATAGATACAACAAAGGTGTTGTAGGAGTTGTTGAGCAGGAAACCGTTGTTGTCGAAGATGAAGAACTCGTAATCACCTTCAAGACGGTCAGTCTTCAAACCCCAATCGGAGACAGAGACAAGAGCACAGTTTCCTTGGCTCCATTGCGGATTACCTACCTTGTTGAAGTAGGCATTGGCTTTCTTGTAAATCTCTTCGCCATTACGAAATGCAAAGATATTGCATTTCGTTACAGTAACGGTATCAATAACATTACCGCTTTGTCCGTGTACTTCTTCGACGCCACGAAAGTAAATAGGAAGAGGCCTGATACCTTCGAACTTGTACACTGGAGAGAGCTGACGGAGAGCTTCGGTCACTGCTGTTTCCTTATCTTGCAGCTCTGGTTCTCCTTGCATGAATTGCGTAAGACCATTGATGTAGAACTGTCTATGAGCGAAGTAGTTAAAGTTGGCCATAGTTATCCCAATAGATCCTTATCGAAGTATTCGTTCATGTTCTCTGTTCCGTGCAGTTTAGCGAAATAAGGCTGTAGCTTATCCGCTTCTACATAGAGAGCAAGACGATAAATTTGGTTTCTAAGAGGTTTCTCAATCACAAACCTCTTCTTGCGAAAGTCAAAGTAAAACTTTTGGTCGTCTACTTCAACCTCATCTCTCCATAGCCTGAACATGCAAAGCTTCTTGAGATCGCCTATCTCATGCTGCTTAAGCATTTCATCAATGAAAAGGCACACATAATCCGGAATGACATCCTTGAGCTCAAGCTCGTCAAACTCCTCGTCTCTTTCCGTAACAAACGATCTTAGCCAGATGAGTCTAGCCGAAGAATCAGTATTGTATAATGGAGGCGGAGTAGTGTTCAAAGCATAGTTGAGCATGATTTCCGGCTTGCCAGAGAAGGCAGAGTTCGCCAGAGTATTGTCAATCTCTATCTTACCAAGATCCTTAACAGTCTCGCCGTCAAGAGTATCTTCAGTATAGAGCGTAAACGATCTCGGGAATGCCACCTGAGCTGTCATTGAGAAAGCGATCTTGGCATTGTCCTGTACTCTTCCAACCTTGTTGACTTCTGGGTCGGGGAGTTCATCTACTCTACACAGGATGTTGGCATACATCATGAAGCTGAGGATAGCCTTTCCGCTGTCTTTCTTCCACTTTACATCAAGGGGAAGGATGGAAGAATGCTTCAGAGTATCGATGTATTGCTTGAGATCGGCTTTGCTCTTCAGATTGAGACCCAGATGAGCAGCAGACCTTACCAAGATAGACAACGGGATTTCCACCAGAAGCGGAGCTCTAGGAATACGGAAGTAGTTACCCGGATAGATCTTGTAGTTCAGGTAGCCGATGATGTCAGCAGCTTGGACAAAAGACTCCACGCGGATACCGATATCAGCATTTACCTTGAAGTAAGCAAGGTCACACTTCAGTTCTTGGAACTTGTCAGGAATACGCCAGACAGACATACGGTGATCGTCCGGCCCCCAGTTGTCATACAAAAACGGAATAGGATTAGAAGGATACTGACCAATAGTATCCTTCTGGTAACTGATGTTTGTTCTAATGGCAAGCAACGGATTGTTCTTGCGATACTGTTTCAGCCTATCCTTGGCTCCTTCGTTATCCTGAACAGAAACGGCAGCGTTAAGGATACGGATGTTATTGAAAAAATCAACGGGAAACAGATCGATGAACAGTCTACGGATCTCTCCTGTAACAGCGGAGAGAACGGAGGATGACGCAATCTGAGATGCCTTGAACTGCATCTTTTGTGCTTTAGCCATATAGCCTCCTTAAAAATTTCAATATGAAGTTCAAGTTCCCAAATGAGCCAAAAAAGAAAGGGCTAGCTTGCGCTAGCCCTTGAACAAACAATGAGGTAAAACATTTTATAGTTTTACTTCTTGTTGTTGTCCATCTTCTCGTGTTGGTAAACTGCTACGATGGCGAAGCAGCTTGCCATCATGGGGACACACGACGCCCACCATGCACCCGATCCAACCTCGGCAAAGATCTTCGTAATGAAGCTCAATGCAAAAGACAAGATCAACCAGCCATAGCACTTCTTGCCTGTCTTGGACGCAGCCACGAAGATGAAGAAGAACGAGAACACGAGTGCCAGAAGAGCGATTAGAATTTCGAAATCAGACATATAAAGACCTCCTGAGTCTGTTAATTGTTCATTATTTATTAAACAATCTGACCCTTCTTTTTTACGAATATCAGACTTTTGGAAGCTCTGGTCACAGCGGTGTAGTTCAGGTTCTGGAGACAGTTGAGACAGTCATCATAGACATATACTACATACTCCCATGCCGAACCCTGAGACTTGTGAACAGTCATAGCATAACCGTATTCCCAGAGACTCTCGCCATCATCAAACTCGTACAGATTACCAGATATGAAAGCATTGCGTCTCATAGTGACATTTACTATACGTTTAGTACCATCAAGGAGCATCACTTTGCCTTCTATAACCCAGTATCTGATGGAGTCATGTTCCACTTCTGTCTCTGTGAAGCTATCAACCACCAGACCCTGAATACCATTAACGATACCAGTATCCTTATGGCCTCCAAGAGCTAGGAGCTTCTCACCGCTCATAGGGAACTTGTGTTCGGAGTATCCTAACAGCTCTCTAGAGAGCTTGTTTATAGAATCCTTCTCGGCATTGGTCACGGTAAGAAACTGGTACTTCCTAGCCTTGATAATGTGTTCTCTAAAAGCTTCATAGGTCTCCCTGCCTACTACGGCTACGTCCGATGAATTCTCCCATTCATTTAAGAAAGAGAGCTTCTCGTCTTCCATGATTTTGTTAGCAAAATCTATGATCCGGCTATGCTTTCCTTGTCTATGGATAGTTTTGATCTCGGCATCAGGATTCTTCATAATGGAATTCTTACCTTCCACTGGAGGAAGCTGTGCATTATCCCCTACGAAGATAGTCTTAACCCCTAGGCTAGTGATATCGGCTATCTCTTCATCGTTAATCATAGAGGCTTCATCTACCACTATCAGTCTAAGCTTATTCAGCCCACTGACCTTCCTAGAAGCAAAGAATACCTTGGGTCTCTTGCGGCTTCTCTTAGATTCCTCAATGCTGTCAAGCATCTCTCTAGCTTCTTCATAGTTACCACTTGCACAGAGTTCAGCTACTTCTGCATTACCCTGAACCTTCTGGCTCTTCAGTGTAGATCCACAGAATCTGTAGATGAACTTGTGTATCGTAGAAGCCCTAGAGATACCTTTACTCTTCAGCACCGATACTGCCTTCCCAGTAGGAGCCAGATACTTTACCTCGCTCTCGCCGAGACCTAATTCCTTAATGACTTCGCTGATGATGGTTGACTTTCCTGTTCCAGCTCGTCCAGACAATACAAAAAATAAGGAGTCGTTCTTATCGAACCACCCCTTGATTTTGTTGATTGCGGACACTTGGGAACGATCTAGTTTGAAGGATGGCCCTGCATCCTTTGCATCCTCAGTCTTTCCTTTGCTTAGCAGGGCATCAACCTCTGCCTGTGTTCGCTCTTCGTATGTCATACTGTTTCGTCCGTATTCATCGATACAAATAAGGATTCTTTCTTGATTTGTTGATCAAGCTCTTTCTCTGTGTTCAGAAGTTCCTCCAGACGCTTGCTTTCAGCAGAATAAGCAGCACGGAGTTCTTTCTTCCTCTCGATACAAGCTTTGATCTCTTCAAGAATCTCCTTATGTTTAGAAATTGGATTCATATTCTACCTCGATAGAAAGTTCAGCTAAACATTTCTACCGTTCGGATATACGCACTTCAGTGTAGGGAATCTTAAGCTCGGTAAACCTGTCTTGTCATCAACAGTCTCTTCAAAGTACTGGACACAGATGGTTTTACCTATGATGCGGCCAGGATGTTCGGCCCAATTAAGGGATTCGTCTCTAGAGATACCGCTGCCGACCGTAACCTTGTTACCTTTGAACGTTATGTTCAGTCCGGTGCAGCAGTTATCAAACTTGACGTTACCGCGTCCTGCCATGCTGTAGGTCTTCTCACCTACTTCGATGCTTTCTACGATGAACTCAGCATCTTCAAATTCTTTAACCTTCAATAAGGACTTCTTTCTTCCGCTTTCATACGGTGCATCTTTACGAAGCATGAAGCCTTCCCAGTTGCCTTCTGCAACTCGTTTCTTCCACATCAGGAAGTCTGCTTCCGAGGTGATTCTTTCTTGTTCGAGTGGATGAATAGCACAATACAGAGCATCACGGTCATGAGAGTCAGACATGGCTTCATTGAATAATTGTTTCATCGTCTCATAGCGTTCGCTGAAGATCGGGCTGGTTTCTTTCATGTTAAACTCAGCTTCTGTCAGGAAATCGAACACGCGATAAGACGGGTTGGGAATCTGGAAATCCTTTTTAGAGATAACCTTCATGATAGACTTAAAGTCTTCATCGCCTTTCTCATCCACGATGCAGCACTCGCCATCAAAGACGTAGTTGCCATCGGTTTCAATATGAGAAGCCACTTCCCTGATGAAAGGCTTAAGGTTTTCCAAAGTAGTAAATCTGTGGTTGGTACGAGAGATAAAATCAACATCGCTAACATCACGGTTGACAACAGTAAAATGTGTTGTACACCTTACGCCATCAAGCTTACGGCTTCCGAACCAAGTGCCGTCCGTTGGGTCTACACCCTTGACGTCCTTGATGTTCTTGGCTAGCGATACTTCGTACTTGGTTTCATTGGGGTATGCGATCTCACGGTATGTCTTACCCGTGATACCGATCTTCATGTTGTGTTGAAGGACACAGTCAAGATATTCTTGGTCTTCTTCTCTGAACAGAGAGATAAGCTGTTCAACAGCCGACACAGCTTCATTTCCTGTGATCTCTCTAGCTGCAAGCCTCCTCAGAAGATCATGGAATTCCGGATAGTTCGCATCCAGAGTCTTTGTACCGACGGAGTCTACATTGTACTTCAGTACTCCGTATACCGCTGTAGTGTAACAGTCTTCCAAGATGGGCTTCAGTATTTCAAGATTAGCTCTGAGAATGTTGTGTTTTTCAGAACCGGGGGTTTGCTTGATTTTGTCAAGAATTTCTCTGATCATGTAATCTCCAAGATTTAAAAATGAAACGGGAGACACCGAAGTGTCTCCCGCCCCTTAACCTAACCAAAGGAGTAAACAGGACGTGGAACCATACGCCCTCAGCCATCCTCTCATGAGGCATAGCCAATGGTTAGTTGAACGCCCTTTTCCCGTTTTTAAGGATGCGGCAAAGAGGCAGAACGATCTCTTCCAAAACTGGGTTCAGGTCTATGTCGTCTCGGAATTCATCCGGGAAGTCTCGATAGATGTGTTGAACCATGCCAGATACCGTGTGTTGAAGACGGAGTGTCATTGGAATGAATCCTGTCTTCAGGCTGACATAATACGATTTTGGTGCTCGTCGTTCCATGAGCTCTAACTTTAACTTTCTCAGGTCTGGAAGCAGAGCTATGGATTTCTCACCACGCTCAAGCCGTTTAAACCAGCCGAGAAGGAGCTTACCTATTCCGTCATTGAACGCTTGCCTAGCATTTTCCCCTACTCCTTTGATTTTCAGACTCCGTAAGTCTTTGTTGACGAACACAGTGAATCGATTGAGCCGTAGATATCCGGCATACTCCTCAGCTCTTCTAAAGTGAACCTCGCCGAAATCTAATCTAGGCACTATTGTTCGATGTTCCATCACTGTGACGGAGTCATTGTTTATGGCTAAGAGATTTTCATCCGAATAGTCATTTTCTTGAAGAAAGTTCCTCACAGATTCTCGAATCCCGCGAGTGAGTTCCTTAGAGAATTCTGGATCTTTTGCTCTAATCTTTCCTACAACGATGTTCCTCTCAAGCTTAGGCATTGCCGACAGCATGGAGATATCCTCTGGAGAGAGAAGCTTTCGATCCTTGATGACAGAGAGACCCGCACTGCTCATGTCGTATTCACGAATGAGATAGGGCGAGAATCCATACAAAAATTCGATAGTCGGGTCTATGTAGGATGACTTCATAGCCAACTTTTCGGTCATCATATCTAGTCTCCGAACAGAATGTCTATGGCTTTATCAAGATCCTTGATAATCGAGTCATCGAGTGACGCATAGATGTTGGCATACGTTTGGTCTGCCATTTCCAGAACCTTGAATTCAGACTTGATATACTCTGGGTCACGGCTTGGTCTTGAAGCACAGCACTTTTCCAAATCTCTGTAGACACCCAGACACTTGGTAGTAGAATTCTTCAGACATTGAGCAATGTATCTGAAATCTTTGATACCGTCACCGTTGAGAATAAAAATCTGAATTCTCTGCTCTTTTCCATCCATGATACTCCCATAGGAGTTCTCACCAATGTGAGTAATTCCTACGAGAGAACTCGCTAGCTTCTTGAATTCGTCATGTGAAACGAACTTGTACTCATCGGGAGACTCGCCCTCTCGTCTAGGACGAGTAGTACACTGAGTCGCCTTCACGTACTTATCGGGAAACATTTGAACCAAGAGTTTCACGAGCGTTGATTTTCCTGACCCTGATGGGCCACAGACGATTAAGTTTTTCATAGTAATCCTCGCTACTTTATTTAAAGTTAGGAGGATTCTCTAAACAGCACTACTTATGTTCTTCTTGAGGCTTCGGCACTTCTGCTTCCACAGTAATTACTGAGTCATCCTCTGATGCGCCTTTAGGCTGTTCATCGGATTCGGCTTCAAGTTTCTTCTGTCTTTCGGCTAACTTCTCTTGAAGAATCTTCATTGCGGCAAGTCCAGCTGCACAAAGAGCTTTCTGACCGACATTGACTGCGACTTTAATAAGAATTGGGTTCATAGATTCTCCGTTTTAAGTGGGTGTTGCTGTTTCTTTATATATTTTTTCTTCTCTATTTAAACTCAAAGAAAATAAAAAGAGGTAGCCTTTCGGCTATCTCTCTATTTGTAACGGAATGTGATAAATCCCCTCGTAAGATCATAGGGACATATCTCAATCTGTACACGATCGTCAGGCAAGACTCTGATGAAGTTCTTCCTGAGTTTCCCCTTAATGGTACAGATTACTTCATGGTCATTGTCAAGCTTCACCCTGTAGCGCCCATTACTGAGACACTCAAGGCAGGTAGCATCAACCTTAATTCCTTCTTCTTTAGCCATTCTTCTCCTTCTAGCCGGACACAAGGAAGTCAAGTCCAACTCGATAGTCTTTTCTTGGGAGGAAGTCCTTGCTGACTTCTCCGTTGTTGAAATCAAAGACGAGATCAAACGGTCTGATATTCGCAAACGCTTTTTGTCCGTTATTTGGTAATTCAAACAGATTCAAGACGTCACCGTCAAGGTCTGCATTAAGCGGTGTGAATATCATCACGCTGATGTTCATAGTGCAATCTCTCGGATCGCGTTTGATCTTGGTAACTCTAACTTTCTGAAGAGACCCAAGTGCAATACTCGGATTTCGGTTCAAGATAGCCGGGAAGCCATTTTCTCCAAGCTCTTCGCAAGCGATGTCATACACCGTCTCGTCAAATTCTCTCTGTGCGTTTTCTACACGCACCTTGGCATCTTCGATAGGCATCTTGTACTCTCTATGGAGTCTTCCCATAATCTGAAGCTTCATCAGTTCCAGTCCTGCCACATACGGGACATACACTGCATCCGGTGCTTCTTCAAGAGGAGTAGGAATAATCACACAGCGAGCCGAGAAGTTCAATCGACCTGCCAACATGAGGTTTCTAATGATACCAGTCTTTCCATTCAGAGATTCGATGATGGTCTCATACAGTTCATTCACAAGCTGTTGCATCTTAGCAAACAGTGGGAAGACCGACAGAGGTTCATTGTCAAATCCGAGCGTTCTATAACAAGATACGAGCCTAGTAAGTTGCAGGTACTTGGTGTTCAGTTCATCCTGAATCACGTGCTTACCTTTCACCAGACACGGTCTAAGTTTAGATGAAATTACTGGCAATTTAGAAATGAAGACTTTGTCTCTGTTAGCTCTGATAAACTGATAGAGACGCATCTTTTCAGGGTCTTTTCCAGCATTGGGCTTAAACAGCTCCATGATGGAATCAAAATTCGCTTCAAAGTCCGGCAGACCCAAACCCGTCAATTCCGGATAGGGATTGTTTGGTGTTTTTGGTTCCTTGGACTCACATACATTACCGTCGATATCGATGGGTATTTGTGCATACAGAATCGACTTCAAGCGCTTACTGCCGATGTATCTTTCAATGAAAGGATAGATGGCAGGATGAATGATCTTGAATTCGTTGCTGATATCGATCCATCCCAAATTTTCGATTTTACTTCCGCTTTCGTGACATGCAGTATGGCAATCTTCGCAGATAAGACCATCATTGGTTCTTCCTCTGAGATTGCCGCAAGCACAGCTGAAAGTCTTTTCAGATCCGTCCAGTGTTCCAAACAGTGCCGGACTGAAGATGGAGTCATTAGCGAAAGTTCCGTCTTTGTTCAGAGCTTCGCTGCTTGTGATAACTCGTGTAGGGTCAAACTCTTCGTCTATGTTGTATATTTCTAGTCTCATGTTTGTCCTTTTGCGGTTTAATTATTAGTTATCAGCATCTCTTAATATAGGATTGAAGGACGGTCTTTCTAAGATCCGTAAAATTTTGCAGCTTGACAGTTTAATAATTCATGAACAATAAACCAATAGCTCAGGAGGCTTACTATGAATCTGGAACAAGCAAAAACAATCATCCTCTCTAAGAAGAATTCCTTTACGTCTGACTTTGTCTGGTGTCTTGAAAATATTATTCTTAGAGGCAATGACGACTTAGCTGAAAGCATGCGTTGCTTTCTCCTTAATGGAACTATGTGGGATTCAAATCATAAGAATTACACGCAGTTCATCGAGGATTTGAAGAATCTCAAAGAAATCGTCAATGAAGACAAGGATGCTGTGAAATACATTAATGGTTATTTGAACCGTGACATCATGGTTCTGAATAACATTTAAGAAATTTCCTTCTAACAAGCGGTGGCTCGAAAGAGCTGCCGCTTTCTTTTTACATTTATTTTAATAGGAGAAAAATAAAATGGCAACAATAACCGCAAGGTACGGAAAGCAGATTGTCGCAGAGCATATTGAAAGCTACGACTATCCGCCTGGTACACGTCCTTTCTACGAGGTCGAAATGACCTCTGGAGCGAAATATCTTGTTAGCAAGTCAGAACTCGGGAAAGTATTTCCCGAAGTTCTTAGATAATACTAGCGGTAATAGCCGCTTTTATTTTTCTATGATCCTAACTTTGTATAGAGTGTAAACAGCTGTATATAAATAGAGGATTATTATGAACAGGAAACCTTATAGGTTCAATAGTATCTCGGTAAGGGTTGGCGAGAAGAAGATTCTCGGACGGTGGACTATCTGCGAGACGGAGTGTATCTTCGTATGCAAAGAGAAGCTACCGGAAGCTATTGGGCGACTGTTTAGAATAACTGTATCTGTAGATCCTGATACTTTGAAGCCATTCTCGTATGGGCTTCATATCCCCTCTTCTTATGACGGATTTGAGGATCTACGGAGAAAACTACACAACAAAAAGGAAACAGCATAAATGTCATCTATCGCAACTATCGACAGGTTCGTCCGATATGCACTCACACCCCATATTACTTTGGGTTTCGAAGGTCTTCATGGCGTAGGAAAAACTTCCTATGCCAAATTTACAATGCCTCTGTTGCTTGCGGAACGCTTCAAGGTTGATCCGAGTCGTGTTCATGTCATCGATAAGTGTGCTTCACAGCTCGAACCTGCTGACCTCATTGGTGGCTTCCGTGAACACATGGGAAGAACCTATAACTGTCCTCCCATCTGGATCCCTGTGGCAAAGTCCTACGATGACGAAATGATCAGCATCTTCGGGGCAGACAAGTATAAACCAGTCACTAACTATGACGACTATTACATCTTGTTTATCGATGAATGGCGTCGTGGAACTCCGCAGATTGCCAATGCACTGATGGAACTGACTTCATCACAAAGAATCTTCGGTGTTCCTCTTCACGAAAAGTGCTTCGTGGTTGTGGCCGACAATGACGACCTTTCTATCTACAACGGCAATACTAGCATCGACCCTGCGCAGATTGACCGTGTTAAGAACTTCCAGTACGCTCCCACTGATGAAGAATTCCTCTCCATCTACAAACAGCGTGTCTCCGAAGACTGGATCCACCCGGCTGTTCTCGAATATCTCCTGACTTACAGGGCGGATATTGTTGCACCACGCGAGACAATTCGCGCATGTGCTCTCAAACATGAAAAGACCGTATCTCCAAGAGCATGGGAAGAACTTGGTCATAGCCTCAATACTGCTAGACACAATGGTTATGACTATGTTGAAGAAGCAGCTGCTCGTGTTGAAAATGCAGATGAACTTGAAGAAGTCGCAAGATCCCATATTGGAGATAGAGGCTCTGCGTTCTCGCTCTTCTGCCAAGACCGTAAGGGCATGACGGTTGACATCAATGCAGTTCTCTATGGCGGCGGTTCAGCTTCTTCCGAAACGACACGCAAACAGCTTCTCGAACGTGTTAAGGAAATGAAGCCATTGTCGTTCCCGGTATTCGCCTATAACTTGTCTAGGACACTTGCCGAAAAGAAGCTTCCGAGACCGGAATATGGAAGGAACCTATTGGAACTCATGGGTTGTCTTCCGGATGAAGCCATCACTGCATGCTGGACTGACTGGAGCAATGCTGATGCTACAACAGCAATGAACTGGATGAACTACTCCGGTGCCAGAATGAACATGATTTACAAGACTTACGGTGGATATAAGTCATGGTCTGCTACCCAGAAAGCTAAGGGTATCGACCTCACTTCGGATGAACCCATCATCAAGGCGGCGTAATGGCGGTAAGCATTGAGAAACTTCTAAAGAAGAATATCAACATTCTCTCTTTGTCAAGTCCTTATGCTTTCAATTTGCTTATCCGTATCTTCGTGCAACTCAGCGAAGATGTCGGTACTATGGGAGTAAGAGTGAATCACGGATTGTTCGACTTGAGATATAGCGAAGAATTCGTAAGACCTCTCAAAGTCTCGATGCGAAGCTTCGTGCTCGTACATGAGTGTTTGCATATATTGTTGCATCACTGCACGGACTATCGTAGACCAGCAAATCCTGACAGTGCGAAGATAGACAATATCGCAATGGACTTAGCGGTAAACTCGCTGATAAACTGTGATAATATCCTGCTAGAGAGACCTAAAAAATTCGATCCTGCCACCGGACAATTCGGCGAAGAGATTGGAATGTTTCCGGAGAAATTCGGGTATCCTTCTTATCTCTCCTATGAAGAATACCGCGATCGCATGAATGAAGACATCAAGAACGGCAAGCTTTCCATTGAAGTTCTAAGGATTCTCTTAGAGAAGAATGGATTTGACGAGCATGATGAATTCACTGATGACGCATCAGCAGATTCCAGAGCAAAGGCATTCTTCGAACATTGCGACCGTAACCATATGTGGGGTAAAATGTCTCTTGAAGCTCTTAACCAGATTAAGATAGCCCAAAGTAGACAGATTCCCTGGAGTCAGTATCTCAGATTCTATGCTGGGAGACTTATAGCTTGGGAAAAGCAACCCACACGAAGAAGATGGCACAAGATGTTCGGGAAACCGTTCCTTGGCGAAGAATATAAGACCAATAGCCCTATTGGATGTTATCTCGATGTTTCCGGCTCTATGAACGATGAAGATAAATCTTTGTTCCTTGGAGAAATGCGGAGACTGACAGAGTATTGTCCGATCTACCTTTGGACGTTTGATGCCGAGGTGGAGAACCCAGAAGAGTTCCGTCTTCTCACGGAGAAGGACTTCATGGGGGTAACACTCGGGTTAGCTGGCGGGGGCGGTACAAGATTCCAGCCTATCGCTGACCATGCAGTGGCACATAATATCCGCAGCATAGTGATACTTACGGATGGCTATGCCGAACCAATAGGTGTATTACCGCCGGGATTCAATGTACTATGGATCATTACAAAAGACGGTAAGCATAATCCGACCAACCCAGGTCAGATGGTGCACATGAAATAAAGTTGAAGCTCCTTCGGGAGCTTTTCTTTTTTGACCTTTATAGGAAAAATGAAAGAATAAACTCTTTCATTGAAGAACGCTAGTTCTTTCTTCGAAGAAAAACTAACAGAAAGTCACCTAACGACTTTCGGAGGAAAATTATGGCCTATAAAGGAAATCCTTACGGTTTGGAGAGAGGAACTGCGAACGTAAAGTTCCAAAGTCCCTCTGTCGATAACATTACTAAAGATACCTTCTATACTGGTGCATTTAACACACGTACTCAGCCGATGGATCCGCTCGTAACGGGTTACTCGTTCATCAAGTGGATCAGACTTCCGGATTGGCTTACCAAGAAGTATCCGTGGTTCGCTTCTCTTACTGAAAAGAACCTCAAGTCCTTCAATGGTAACGACGATGTGGAAATCAGCACTGTCTCTGCATCGCTCGGTTTTACGGGTAATGAATCTCAGTTTGCTGGTGCTATCGGTTCTAAGGGTGTCGGTTTCTCGATGACTCATCTTGAATACTCTGACTCTCCGGTTACTGAATGCTACGACTTCTGGGCATCCTCTATCCGTGACCCGCATTCTGGTATCGCTACCTATCCGGGCTTTGCTGGATGTGACTATGCCGCTCGTAACCATACGGGCGAACTCTTGTACGTTGTGCTTAAGCCGTCTGTTGCCCGTGCTGGTGAACAGGGTCGTGCCGTCTACAAGGATATCGAATCTGCAACGTTCTATACGAACGTGATGCCGACGAAGATCTCTAGAAGCCACTGGAACTTCACCGCAGGTTCTCAGGAAGGCGTTAACATCGATATGCCGTTCACTGGCGATAGATGGTTTGGAGGAGGAGTTCTCGAATACGCCGCTTCCGTGATTGAATCCTTCGCAAGCATCAACTGTCTCCATACGGAAAATGAAGGCTCGTTCGCGACAGAATAATTGCGACCTCATCTTTTTGATAATATCTACTTCGAAAGAAGTAGATATTATTTTATATAAATAACTTGTCAATGGAGAAAAACGAGGTCACAATGAAGTGCGAAATTTGTCAACGTGCTACATTCAATGATGCGAGATCACTATCACTGCACATTGCATGTTGTCATAAGGGAACAGACTATAAAGACTACTACGACAAGTACCTTAAGCAGCCGGGAGAAGGAAAGTGCAAATGCCCAGGATGCGACAATCCGACGAAGTTTATGGGTATAGCTCAAGGTTATAGGGCATACTGCTCAATAAAGTGCAATAGCAAGGCTAACAGAGGAAAAGAATCTGGATACTGGGATAAGCTCCGGGATAAGTGCATGACAGAAAACGGTGTCAAAGCGTATTCCGCCATCCCTTCAGTTCAGGAAAAAATCCATAAGACAAGGGAGAAAAAATACGGGGCTTTCCATTCTGCTGAAACCTTGGAAAAGATTAAGGAATCAACTAAAGCATCTACTGGTGTTGAGTGTATCCTTTCAGATAAAGCCAAACGAGAAGAATGGGCTGAAGAAAGGCAGAAACGCACAGGATTCAAGTATAGCGTAGAAAACCCAGAAGTTAAGGCTAAAGCCAAGGCGACAAAGCAGTCTCTCCCATTCATAAAGCGATTTCGAGAACAGTTTAGACCAGCATTTGAAGCTAAATTGTCAGCGGTAAACTGCCGTCTTCTTGATATCGTTAATACTGACGAGGTGTCTTTCGAGTGTCTGTCTTGTGGGTCTAAGTTTACTGATTCTAGAATCTTCGTGTTCTCAGACCGTGCTGATAAAGGTGTTTCGCCATGCTTAACTTGCAAGCCTAGGCACGGTTTTACTTCCATAGAGGAAGAACAGCTTGTGAAAGAGATAGAGACCTTCTATGACCCAACAAAGATTATCCTTAATGACAGATCCATTCTAGATGGAAAAGAGCTTGACATATTCTTCCCGGAAGAAAATCTAGCCATTGAATTTGATGGTCTATTCTTCCATAGAGAGGATAAAGTTGGAAGAAACTTCCACCTAGACAAGACAATACACTGTATAGAGAAGGGAATAAGACTCATCCATATCTTCAGTGACGAGTACGAGCTCAAGCATGATATAGTTATCTCCAGACTCAAGTCTCTTCTGCATAAGAGCGATCGCGTCATCTATGCTAGAAAGTGCGTAGTTAAGGAGGTCTCTTCATCTGTTTCCAACGAGTTCTTAAAGACATCACACATACAAGGAATTTGTCTGTCCTCTGTTAGATTAGGTTTATACTATAACGAAGAGCTAGTAGCCCTGATGACTTTTGGCAGGTCTAGATATGCAAGAGAACATACAGAACTCTTGAGATTCTGCAATGCTCTTAATACCAATGTTGTTGGTGGAGCAGGGAAACTTCTGGCTGCCTACAGACGAATGCACCCTGATGAAACTATTGTCTCTTATGCTGACCGCAGATGGAGCGATGGGAATTTGTATAAGAAACTGGGCTTCAAGCTAGAAGGAATCTCTAAACCCTCTTATTCCTACTTTAAGAGCAGAAGAGAAGGAAGAATGAACCGCCTTGCTTTCCAGAAATATAAGCTTGTGGAAGAAGGCTTTGACCCAAACTTGACGGAAGAAGAGATTATGCGCCAACGTGGATTTTTCAGAATCTACGATTGCGGTCAGTATAAATTCATACTGTAGGATCTATCTCCAAATACCTTATACTCGTATCTTCGGATGCGAGTATATTTTTCGTAAAATTTTGATGGCGAAATGTATATTAAACTATGACCTATAAATAGCAAAATCAAGGTCTCTATGGCAATCCCGCTATAGATTCGTCTCAGGGGGACGATAATGTTCCAGCATAAACTTTACAAGCAATTTATCAATGATGCCGCTTATACATTCCAGACAGATATTCTGTCTCTCTTGAAAAAGGGAGGAGAGGTGTCTGTAGATGTGACTATCAATGATAATCTTCCTGCGTGCATGAGCAGTTACCCTAAACAGTTCAAGGAAAGGGTAGCGAAAATCTATCGCTCCAAAGAGTCTCCAATAAAGTTTGCGCATTTTAAGATCTACGAAGGAAATACGGCTTTCTATTTCACTATTGCTAGCGGAAGTGGCCGAGAAGATTTCGTCGGTCTTATTATGACATTCGATTGTGAACCTGGATTCGCATACAAGCTTGGTTGGGGCGAGAATGGCAATATTGCTGTTATGGATTGGAAGGAAGAAGAAACTGATGACAAAGTTCCGGTACTTGTCCAATAAGGTATAACTCCTAAGTCAAACAAACAAGCGGTGTCCGAAAGGATGCCGCTTTCTTTTTTGCATATAAACTATAGAACCATTAACCAAAAGGATAAATAATGGCTTATACTATCGAAAAATTCCTTGACGATCTTGACAAGGCTCTCTATCATTTCCAGATTGGTGATATTGTTACGCACGAAGAAAAGTGCCAGTGCGGATTACTTCATGGTTCTACTGACATCAAGAAAGTATCCCTCATTTGGGAGCACAAAGAAATTGCTAATGCTCTCATGGACATCGATACTGGCCTGGTTACCGTTCATGCCAGAAAGACCATTGACGGGGAACTGAAGTCTATTCATCCTTTCTTCCTTAAGAGCTGCATCAGGTCATGTCTTGGGCCTGTAATCAAGTGGATTCGTGGAAGAAACAAGATTGGCGAAATCTTCGATGATATCCACTATGCGGAAGATTTCCCAATGCCGTTGGAAAATAGACGGCGTGTCATTTTCCCTCTTGTTGATCGTAGTATCAGAGTAAACACAGACACCGAGAGTGGTCTCATATCTTTCATCGAAGGTCTCATCAAGTGGTATGGGAAAGACAATGTTATCAAAGTTCAACGCATCCAACAAACGGAGGAACAGAAAGATGGCAATGGTTGACTTTAAAGAGGAGAAATAGTGGAGATAAGACGAATGAGGATGTTCTGTCCAGACTTGGGATTGGATATCTCCATCGATCCGGGTAAGTGCAGATGCATTGTTGGAGCTAACGGTTCTGGAAAGACTCTGTTACTTTCTATGACCCATGCTCTGACAGAGTTTGCAGTTACCACGAAACCATATGCTCTGTTAAACCTTCTCAGAGAAGTGCGTATAGACTCCTTCGACTGTAGACACGTTCAATGGCATGGGTTCTTCAAGAGTGCTTCCGTGGAATTCGATGATAACTCCATAGCTTCTATTGAAAACATTAATAGCAGCAATGGAGAATTTCTTTGCGAATACCGTGGAAATTCTCTCTCATTGTCCGATGAACCCATACCGAAGGACTACGAGTCTCCTATCACCTTTCTGAGATCAGACCGGGAAAGCTATTCAGGGCAAGTTCTAGGAGAGCTTTTACACAAGAACGGCGGATCCATTCCAAAAGAGACGGTGGAAAAGTTTTGTACAGGTGTTCTGGATATAGGAGCAGCTCCGAAGTACTTCAGTCCAATGCCCAAGGAAGAAGACTTTAAGGGCAGAAATGCTTGGTATAGTTCCTTAGATAAGTGGCTAGACTCATTCTCTCATGGTGAACGAGAGATAATGCGTCTTGTCATGGCTATGGAAGGAACCAAGCAGAGCACTGGTATACTGTTTATCGACAATATGGAAATGGGTTATCACATAGCCTCGCAAGAGGTATTGGGCAAGCTGATTCCTACTCTTATCGAGAAATACAAAATCCAGCTAATCTACACAACCCATGCTCCGCACTTGCTTCTGGATAAGGAACAATGTACAGGCATGGATGAATTCCGGAGGAGTTGACATGGGTAAAGACGATGATACCTATGAAAATTATTCTTGTGAGGTGAAGGAACGAAAAGAAAGAGAAACCAAAATCTTCTTGTGTATTTTCGGTCTCGTAGTTTCACTGATACTTCTAATCCTTCTAGAAGTATTTTATCCAACTAATCTCAACCAAAAGGTAATAATAAACAATGATCGAAATTGCTGCGGCTGTCTTTGGACTGATCCAAGGTGCTCTGATAATGTTCAATAAAAGATCCAACTGGATCTTCTATGTCATACAGATGGTACTATTAGCTATCTTCGCATGGGAGAATCATCTCTACGGCGATCTTGTTAATAACATCATCTACGTTATCTGCGGCATAGTCGGATGGATATTCTGGGGGCAAAACGTTGGCAAGGATGTGAAATGTAACGATGCTAAGGGGAATATTATCCTTGCTATCTATGTATTGTTCTTTGCAGGTGCCACCATGTACTTACTTGGAAAGACAGATGACCCTCTTCCATTCCTAGATGCCTTCACAACAGCGACATCGTTTGTGGCAACATACCTGATGATTGATCGCAAGATCGAAGCATGGGTTATATGGTTCATCAACGATATCCTGTATGTTATCGAGTACTGGCTATTACCGAATCAGGCTCTATACTTGCTCGGTCTGAACGTCATCTGGACATTCATGGCAGTAGGATCTTTCATTATGTGGCGCAAACAACTCAAAGCTCAAGAGGCTAAATGATCAATCTGTTCTATACCGGGACTTACAGCACTTGGCACGCTTACATTAATCCCAGCAATGTTAGGGATAAGCTTCGTGACGACTTTAGGTCTCGGCTTGTCGAAAGAATTGATGACGTGATCTATGCTAGCGACGGGGTAGTGACAAAGAATCCCAATGTAAGATACGTAGGCGGTTTCTACTATGAGAAATCTAAAGGTATCTACAAAACAGAAACAGAAAACGTGGTAGCTGCAGAGCTTGAACAGATAGAGCGATGCGACATTCTCGTAGCAAACTTGTTAACTCATGCTGCTATCGGGAGTGTGGTTGAATTGTTCCATGCTGCTAAGCACAACAAAGCTATCCATGCGTTTATTGAAGACAAGGACGACGCATTTGCCGTAACTGGCGAATACTGGTTTCCTATTTACACGTTGCAGCTTTACAGCAGCAATATAACCATCCACAAAGTGAAGTCTGACAGAGAGATCTATGACTTCATCATGAACCTCAGGGAGTAAACAATGGCTGAAAACATCGAAATTACCGATATCATCATCGAAGGCACTGATGGCGTTGGCAAGACCGAAACTATCGAACGTCTCAAGAAAGAATTGCCTTACTATACATTCCATGATCGCAACAAGGAAGTTATCTCCGCCAAGATGACTAAGGACACTCCGCTTAAGGACAGAGCAGAGATGTATGAGATCTTCCTCAATGCTAAAAAGAATTTCCTTACTATCGTGCTTATCAATAATGACGGCGAAGAACTGCTCCGTCGTGTCAAGACTCGTAATAAGCCGATTTCTGACTTTGACCTCGAAGCTCCGTTCTATAATAAGCTCTATCGTGAAACCTATGAATACATGAGAGATAATGGTATGCTTTGTGGTCGTCTTAAGATGGTAGACGTTACTGGGATGAGCATGGACACACAAGTTCAGGAAGTGATTAATGCTGTCCATCTTTATGAAAGAGGCGGTTGGGTATGAACCTCAAGACAGGTAACTTAGTAAACACTGAACGCAAGTTCATCATTGTGCCATCGAAGGTTGATGCGAAGGCTGGAGAAAACTGGCAGAATGTTCATATCTTCAGCCCGAAGAAAGAGACACTAATCATTGATCAATTCTATATCGACGATGTTAAGTATCGGCGTCTCGTTGACCCAGACAAAGAAGAAGAGCTTATGGATAACGAATACCTTAAGCACTCCGACCGATGGGGAAATGAGTACACGGGTTATACCAAGAATGTCAAGAAGGGTGATATAACGGAAGTAACCCGTATCACCGAACTGGAGTACAGAGGAGCATTGGAGAAAGCGGGAAATATTGTCATGTCAAAGACAAGAAATTCTATGATCTATAAGCAGGACTCCGAGCATGAGTATAATATCGACACCGATATTTATTATGCGCACAATCTGTTTCCAAACATCATCGAAGTATCAGGGAATGAGCTGGATAAGTTCGTTCCTCCTCCTTACTTCAAGGAAGTGACAGGTGACCCCATGTTCAGTGCTAAAGAAATGTACAAAAGCTTGTGTGAAACTGTCAGACGCCAAATGGAAGAAATGCCATGAGTATAACCAGAGATAAGAAGTATCCAGAGATCAAATATCCGGAAGACTTGAAGAATAAGATTAAGCTATTCAAAGAAAGTCTCTCTTCGGAAGCAGAGTATAGAAAATATCTCCTTCAGCACGCGGACTATATGACACGTTTCGCTAATGACGAAGAAGATATAGAAATAACGGATATGGAAAATGACCTTAAAGACGCTGTGGCTCTTATAGAAAAGATCAAGAAGTGCCAAGATCTTAGTATCAAGAGCGATCTTGTTACAGTGACTATTGAGGAATTGGAAGAAGACTTGAAGAAATTCTGGGAGGACAGATGTATCTATAGCCCTCTCGATTTTGACAGGATGCACTCCGGTTTCTTCATGCACATAAGATGTCTGCGTATCGATCATCGTTATACTAGCAAGATATCAATAGAAGGCGAAATGTTCTTCCGTTGCTGTGAAGACTTTGGTTCGACATTGGGCGCTCATCGTAGTTTTAGGTTCATGAAGAATGGTGTACTGGGTTTCGGGCTTACAGAAGATCCCATATACCACGAACTTACGAAAGATCAGTTCAATACCGAACTGTCTATAATGACAGATAAAGCAAAGTCTGGGCTTACCATAGAATAAACAAAGGCATCGCAAGATGCCTTTTCTTTTTTGTATCACATATAAAGAAATAGCAATCACAAAGGAGAAAACATGATTGGCAATTCATTAGAAGAAGAACACAAAGTCCTGAAAAGGATATACACGAAATTTATCACTTTCCTTGAAAGCGAGGAAAGCTGTCTCAAAGCGGGTTTCTCATTCTACAAGAAATACCCGTGGCACTATGACGGAAATGCTGCCATAGCATACATCATAGCCAAAGACAACCCCCAAAAAGAATATATCAGAACCGACTTTACGTGCGACCTTAGATACGACAACGTGTATCAGTTGCAATCCCATCTGGAAGGAAAGAACTTCATGGAGTTCATTATTGACTTTCTGTTTAAGAACTGTCCTGAAGTATGCCAGCATCCTTCATTCTTTGAAAAGAATATTCTTGACCGTAAGTCTAGCGACTGCTATCTTATTCATTCTCAGATCTTTACAAAGACGATGGAGATCGTTAAACCTCTCCGTCCTCTGAAGGTTGTTGAAGATATGCAGGATAGACTTAACTTTATCAACATCTTCCCATCTCTTCATTCTAACCAGCATTGCGGCATGAACGAGACGGAAGGTTTCACAATGAGGAATCTGGAGACCTCGGAGAAGCTAATCGATGCTATCATCAACGGCGAGGCAGCCAAATTTATATAGGAGAAATAACAATGTGCGGTGGAGAACTGGTGTTCATAATACCGTTAGCAGGACTGGCAATAATCTGGTTGATTGTTGTGTCCTACAAGCTTATGTACAAGAGGGTGAAGGCAGATGCCGGATACCATCTCTGGTACAGATACTACAATCGTTTCACTGGAAAACTCAGCCATGAATACTGGAATGAATGGCCCGACTGTAGCGGGATCGAGATAAAGATCAAGCATACGAAGGACGGCTTTATATGGAGGCGTTCATGGTTAAAGAGATTTCCCGGTGCCTATGACATGTGGGCTCCGTACTATGAGCACACTAGAAATGGTTTCATGGAATGTGATGATAGTCAACGCGACAAAGCCGTTCATGACTTTGTTTGGGACTGTGGAGTAGACGATGACCCCTAATCAGATTAATAGATTCATTGATGACTTTAATAATGAGCCAAGGTCATGGCTCTTGAACTTAAAGGCAGAGCCTTACGTATGGCTCACCGAAGACAGTATAGCTTGTGCTATAATGTTCCAAAGAAAAGGGCCAGTAAACAATACAACTGTCCTCTCTGTGAGAATGGATCATAAGGTTGAAGGGAATGGCAATAAGAAAATCCTGTACTACGACCATAAATTCCACAGCTCTGACATAGACACGAATCCTAATATCACAAGGAAGGAAAAGAACTATCTACGAAAGTATTATCTACGTTTAACAGAAGGATCACCTAAAGCTATGGCTGATAGAAAGAAACAACTGACTAAAGAAGAATGGGACTTCCTAGTATGCCCTGCTGAGATAGCAGAAAAGGTATTGACGGCAGCTGGTTACAGCTACGAGGGCTGCAAGATATACGAAGGACAGAAATCGACTAATCCCTTTACCGGAAAGAAGGAAGTTGCCGTTACTTGGAGAACGGTGGCTAATCATCTTAAGGACAAAGGTGTTATCACAATGGAAGACCAATTCCAATGTACTCGTGCTGTCAAGGAATACTATGCGAAACTCATGGAGAAATAATGTCTAAAGACTTCAATCCTATAATGAAAGATTCCATCTTAAAATTCTTCGGCACAGTCTTTGTCAACGGAATGGCTAGAGGAGTTAATAAAGTCTCCTTCCATTTTAGCTTAGCGTATATTCTGTCAGATCTCGGATCAGAAAGAATTGAAAGCAAGCGCACCAATGGCTATATTCATTATAAGCATCACTGGGGCAATAAGACATACGACTTCACTGATCATAAACAATTTCTGGAATTTAGAGATATAGTGAAGAAAGCGTACAAAGAAGAAGAAGAATTCTGGAGAAAGCGTAAGCAACGCAAACATAGAAATAAGGCATCTTAGGATGCCTTTCTTTTTGTACTGTATATTATAGAAAGTATAGACCTTAATCACAAAGGAGAAAACAAATGACAAAGAAAGACAACAAGACCGTAAAGCATACAAGAGTCATAGCTGAATGGATACAGAAGCTTTCTACGGAGAGCGAAGTAAAAGACTTCTTGAGTACAATAAAGGATCCCTTCGGTGATCCTCAGTTCGACTTCTATAAAGACAAGGATGACGTGCTGTATATGGCAGGAAGCGGTTACAACGAAGACCTGAAGGGTCTCTTGTTTGATATTCTCGGAAAGGAAGAAATGGCTAAACCTGAAAGAGATATCTTCTATCCACCTGGAGATGACTGTAGCATATTCGACGAGAAAAATATCGATTACGACAAGCTAGAAGCGTATCATAAAAAATACGATAAGCTATTCTTAGAAGACTACAATATCATAACCTTCTATGAGAATAACTATGGTGGTAACACTACACAGGCTTATCTCTTCTATGTAGTCTCTTTCGATAAACGTGTAATGTATACCTTTGGATACGAAGAATCGAACGAAGGAGACGAGAGTGGTTTAAGCCATCGTATGACCACCAATCTTGATACCCTCGAAGTGATCTGGGAATCACCCAAACTGATTTAACAAGAACTGAGGTAATCATGAAAGATCTCTATATGTTTGGCGTGAATATTGCAAAAGCCGATAATCCCGGCAACGTATACAATGAAGTAACTAAGGCCATAGAAGCGGGAATAATACTGGGAAAGAAGAATCTTAGGATCATCTGTGCTCCAGTGTCAGATTCCAAAATAGCTACTGGGCCTTGGCCCATCAAGACCGCAGAGGAGATTGTCGGAAATCATCCTGAAGACGAGACTACAGGAGTAGCCTTTAATTCTGGTTTCTACGATCTGTCTACTGTGACCGACGAAGAACGAATATCATTCATGAATGGTGCTATGCTGAAATTCGGAAAGTTGGCCTTGTCCTATACGTACAACATTGCCTTCCGGACAATAAGCGAACCGAATCATTATTGTATCATTGCAGATCTGAACTGTAAGAACAGAACAAAATTCGATTTCGAGAAAGGGAGAGATACAAAATGATCGAAAATGCTGTCAGGACTAAGCTTGAGGCAGTCTTCCGTGGTGCTTCAAACTCAGGCGAAATCTATGTTCCATTATTCTTGGCTAAGGGCGAGCTTCAGGATAGGCATTACTACATTCACCCCGCCAATATAAGACTGGATGTCTTCAGGAGTATGCTCGCTGTCAACGATAGACTTACGATTTTTATTCCAGACGACTTTGAACAGCTTTCTTCCATTCTTAAAGAAGTCGATACATACGAAAACTGCTATTTTGCTAATACGTCAAGCTTTTGGGAGCTTGACGATCTCAAAGAAAATGAATATGGCATTATAGCCGTGAATTCCGACTTAGATATCTATAAGATCATCTTCAAGCAATACGCAAATAATCTTCCTTACTTTATCAAATCGGCTTTTTACAAGTTCAATCTTGAAATGGACAGAACCTTTATCAAAAAGCTGTTGGCGTTCAATGATAAATGTTTTGAGCCTGCACGTAAAAGGATAGCTGCATTCGACACTCTTGACGTGTTTGTCAGGCTTAGACAGAACTTTATTGAAATCACTCAATCTGGCATATAAAAGGAGGTAACAATGGATAATCAAGAGATCAAAAGACCAGAATCGACATATATTTATGTTGATGTTACCGGGAAATGCGACGATGACTTCGGTAATAAAGCAGAGTATACACAGTACTACGTAAAGGCTCATGCTGACGCATACTTTGACTATCTTGAGAAGACTATTGGAGAATTAAAATCTAAACTAGCAGCAAAAGGAGAAATAATGGCAAAAACAAAAATCATTGTAGTAGACATCGACGGAACGCTCTCGGATGCTACAGACAGAGCCAACAAGTATCTTGGAGAAAATCCCGACTGGGATAGTTTCTACAAAGCTTGTGGTAGCGATGCACCGATCAAACCAGTTATCGAACTGGTTGAAACGTTGTCATTCGGCTACAAGGTTGTGTTCTGTTCTGGAAGAAGAGAAAGCTGTCGTACGGACACGGAGGCATGGATAGACAAATATGTCCTTCTGTATGGCAATAACACCAAGCCATTTACGTTCTTGTTCCGCAAGGATGGCGACACGAGACATGATGTCATCGTGAAACCTGAAATGCTTGACAAGTATCTCTCTGAACACCCTGACGAAGAAGTGTTCTGTACCATTGAAGACCGTAATTCAATGGTACAAAAGTGGAGAGAGCTGGGTTATCTCTGTATCCAGCCCGCTGATGGCAACTTCTAAAATTTTAGGTCTACCTTCGGGTAGGCCTTTTTCTTTTTTTGTATAGCATATAAACCTATAGTGCAACTATCATAAAGGAAACAATATGCCTAAACACAAAATTATTTGCGAGTTTTGTTTCAGTGACTATGCCCCCATAGACACTAAAATCATCGTCATGAAATTCATGAAACATTTTATGAAGAAGAGAGCAGACGTGGACTTCAAAGGTAAGATAGAACCAGACAAGAAAGAAGGAGTACTAGTCTGTTGTACCAAAGAGAGAATCAAGGGATCCGCAGACTGGAGATCTAGAAATTTTACCTTTGGTGATCTTCAGGAGTTCATTGTTGGTCTCGTCACGAATGATATAGCAACCACACGTGAGATCATTGAAGCATCAACGGAAGTCTGTACCTATACGGAAATAAGAGGCGAATAGACCATACTCAGGGAGATAAAAATGGAAATGTCAACATTAGAGCTAGCGCATCTCTTTCACCTTGCACCCATCGGTATTAATTGCAGAATGGGCGATCCTTTCCAACCGACGCAGTGGGAAGGAACCATGCGCAGACTGTTGGAGCTCAACGCTTGCGGTCACGCTGGCCCGGTGATTCTGGTAACGAAATCAATGATCTATGATGAACAGATCACTTGGCTGAGCCGTTTCACTTCGAATCTTAACCTATTCGTGTTCTTCTCCATCACCGGACTCTGGGAGAGGTATAAGCTTGAAGAGAACCTTGACAACTTTAAGAACTTTGCTTCCAAGATCGTCAAGGTTAAACCTATCATGTTTATGCGTCCTATCATTCCGGGGGTGAACACTAAGAACGGGATTCTTGAACCGATCATTGAGACTGCTAGCCAGTATTCTGCAAAGAAGATTATCTTCTTCCGTAGCTACAAGCCCAGAGAAGGTAACGAAATGTTTACTACACCGTACCTTGATAAGCTCCAAAATCTCTGTGACAAGTATGGAGCCATCAATGGCGGTGATAGTAAATGGCTTGCAGAAACATTCAACATCCCGTCACTGAAGAGACTGGAACCTATGGGCGATGATGAAGCTAACAGCTTCATTGAAGCTATGAGATACACCGATGTCTTCCGTGCAACTAACGGCGAGATTACTACTATTGCAGAGAATACTCGTTATCTTACACAAGGCGATGCTAACTTCTTCAAGATGTTCACTCGTCTCAATGTAGAAAATGACGCGATTTTCCGTAAAGTAGCTTACATGACAAGACCTCTGCTCGGCTTCGTTCAAGCTAATGTCGAAAGTAGCTGGCTTGGATGGGGCGAGAATAAACATTGCGACATCGGTTGTACATACTGTATTGCCAACAACAGCTATGATACAATGATACAAGAATACGGGTATAACTTTGATCTCATTGTTGATCGTAAGATCAGATATGATCTCATAAGGAATGCCCTCATCAAAGAAAAGAAACCATATCAGGAGACTATAGAATGCAACCAAAATTAATGATCATTTATAACTTCAGCGATGTTGCGTTTCCACTCTGCGGATTCATTGATGAAGACAGACGGAAAATGCTCATCGACATCTTCACCAGACAAAAGACATACGTTAATGATAACACGATTAGTTATGAAATCTCTGAGAATTATTTCTGCGAAATGAGCACTAAGGAAGTTCTCGATGCTCTTAACAGACCGTTCGATATCGATGTCAGTAATATTCCTGCCGAGATCTTGCCATTCGATCCTGCCACTGCTATAGCAGAAAGTGAAGGATGGGTAATCAAGGTTGATGGTCAGGATGACTATAGACAAACAACCGTGGAAGAATACAAAGAAATAACAGGGAATGATGATTACTATGTTTAAAACAGTATTTGTAATGTACATTAGTCTTAGTACTGGCGGTATTAACACAGACCTTCAATTCAAGGATGCTGCCTCTTGCGAAAATGCGAGACACCAGATTGCAGTAACAAGTAGACCACACTTCTCTACGTTTACTTCGTGTGTTAAGATGGATATCCCGCTTAAGAAGACAAAGTGCAAAATCATTAACAAGACAGACTATTACAACAGCGAAAGCAATCGTTCCTATAGAGCAGTACCGATGAACGGATACCCGTATCCTGTTGAAATGATCTGCGAAGAACAATAACCGAGGAGACATACAATGACTGAAGAAAAAGACAAAATCGAAGAGATGGGTTCGGCTGTTAGAACAATTACACGAAGAAGAGTCGAATTTCTTGATGCTCTCAAGAAATATAATTTCTCTATTCGTGGACTCGAACAGCGTATCCTCTCAGTAGATGATAGCATAGAGTTTATAGCTACAGGTATCCTTAATAGTATGGCGTCTGTAAGGATTACCAGAACATATAAGGCCAATGAAGTAACACAGCTTATCGAATATAAGATCGAAGAAGCTGCCCGTGGTACCTTCGCAGAACAGAAGTGTCTGGATAACCACCTTGACGCGATTTTCGCTCACATTGGGAAATTCAATGCTCTGTCTATTTATGATCGTAGGCACGACAAGGTAAGACCTAAGAAAGATTAAACAATGGCTAGGGTAAAACCTAGCCTTTTCTTTCTGGATTAAAACTTTATGAGTCTTTAAGAGGAAAAATGCCCAAATGTAGCATAAGAGAATGATGTTAACAACCCAGAGGAAACTCCGGGTTTCTTTTTTATAGTATATAAAAAAGAGAAAAATAAAAACCTAAAAACAAGGAGAGAAAATGAAAAACGCTGAAGAGATTAGGAGAGAAGTCGAAGCAGATAATCTAGACAAAAGAGTTAAGAAAGTCTGTGATAACATTGAAGAACTGATTTCTGAAACAATGAAGTACTCTTGCTTTAAGAGTATCAAGGTTTCTATAGAACAGGACACCGTCAATGATACTACCGTTTCTCATGTTATTGACAAACTTCGAGAAGCGGGTTATAGAATCATGGGCGAAGGTACTATCTGGTCTGCCAATACTAAGAAGCAGGCAAACTCGTACACTATCTCATGGGACTATGGGATAAAGCATTAACCTCAACATCAAGGATACACAAATGGAAAAAACCAAAATGAAAGAAGTAAAAGTTACAGCTGACAAGCAACTGACACCCGAACAGCTTGAACAGGTATTTAAGCAGGGTACCCACATTTTTAAGACTGTCGAAGCCACGATTCAGACAGCTCTTAATGAACACAAGGCGGAAGTTAATACATTGGCCGACGCTCTCAAGTTTGCTTGGGAGATCATTAAGGAACTCCCGGCTATCTTGGATGATAATCTTCCGTTTTACAAGGCTTTCATCAAGCCGCTTAAGCTTGGCAAGGACAGAGAAGGCATGGTCTACTCCTACGTAGGCAATGTCTTCGTTACACCTATCGTCATGGCTACGGTAGACATGTGGTACAAAGAACTGGAAGCGGAACGTAAAGCACCTAAGACTAAGGAGATTGCTTCCTAATGTTGGACAGCAAAGCCATAAGAGAACACAAGAAGATGCGACATATCTTTAACTCTTTGAGTAGAAAATTCATTCAAAGCAAGGATTATAGACGCGCGCATCATTCTAAGAAATGGTATAAGGCTTATATTAAAGAAATGAGCAACGAATTACTGGAGAACCTAGATGGATAAGCAAAGACACGAGAACAGAAGCCATAAACAGAGACGCTATGTTCTCAATAACATTCTTCGAAGAGAAATCAGGAGCAAAAGCTTGCGCAAGTTCTGGAGAAAACATAAGTGGATAGACATCTATCTGCTTTCGTTCCTAGACAAGCACTACTGCTTTGCGGTTACACCACACAATCAGTGGGAACAAGCTTATATGTTCTTCCTTGGTATTGCTTCCGAGAGATATGACCTTGAAGGTTATCTTCTTAAGAAACAGGAGAAGGAAGAATGGCACTCCTAGCAGATTCCTGTATGAATGCCTACCAACGAAAACATGCGAAGAGACTTGGTGAAATAGAGAAAGACGTCACCGAGATAATCGATAGCCTTACTTCAAAGCTTCCACAACAGATCATGAAGACCCTTGAAGACTATTGTGATGTCTTCATTAATGATGGAACCATGAAGCTTGTTGTTAAGCTGGTTCCAGAAGACGAATCAGTGTATCGGTTGACGGCTCCCGTTTCTCGTGGTGACCAGGTTTACAATATTCTGCATCTAATAATTAAAAGCAAGGCATTAAAACAAGTTATAAATTTCTACGAAAAACAACAAGTGAGCGTGAAATTAAAGAAAGCAATTTTAAGCCTTCTAGAGTCACTTGGCGACAAAGTAGAACTTGGCACGGACTGTACTAACCTAGAATTCTCGTACATTGTAAAACTACGAGATCCAGTGAGGTAGCATCCTATAAATTATTAAGCCCACTAACACTGGGCTTTTATTTTTTGCTCTGAGAGACACATTAACCAATCTAAAGAACTAGAAAATGGCCGAAGTACTGCGTCATCGACGTATTGCGGACAGCTACAGTTCACTTACTCAACAATCAACAAACATCTAACTAACAGAGGTTACTATGTCTCTTATGTCCAAATTCCGTGAAAAGACTATGGGTGCTCAGCGCAAGGGTGAGTATTTCAAGGATCATGCCATCCCGACTGGCTTCACGCTCATCGACCTTGCTAACGGTTGTATCGATCAGGAAAATAACTGCTTTGAAGCAGGTCTTCGTACTGGTCGTATCTTCTCCGTTTGCGGGTTCTCCGGTTCTGGTAAGTCTACGCTTATTGCGCAGCTCACATTCCCGATGGCGAAGCAATTCGAGAATGCTGACGTCTTCTGGTTCGACGCTGAAAAGGCTGCTAACGGTAAGTCCCGCTTCATTCAGCTTTACTGCGGTCATGACAAAAATCCGGAATTGCTCCAAAAGTTCTACGAACAGGTTCGCATAGAAAGTGAAAACACTTATCTTGACAACCTTGCTGAGTTCATCAAGGAAACGCACGATTTCAAAATGCAGCATCTTGAAGAACTCACCGAAGAAATTGTGGGCTACGACGGCAAGAAACATCAGGTTCTTGCTCCGACAATTATTGCGGTTGACTCGTTGGCTGCTACATTCTCCAAGTCTTCTTCTTCCAAGGCTGAGGATGACGGCGAATTGTCGAATAAGACAGCTGGCGCACAGCAAGCCATTGAAAACAATGACTTCATGCACAAGTCTCTGAACATGCTCTATTCTGCGAATATCATGATCGGGCTTGTATCTCACTTGAACACAAAACCCACTATGGGTACACCTGAAGTTTCTAAGATCCCGTTCCTCCCGCCTAACGAAAATATCAAGGGTGGTTCCGGCCCGGTGTTCGATGCCGACTTCAGTGCCAAAATCTTTAAAGGAACAATTCTCCATGCGGAAAAGGACTATGGCTTCGACGGTTTCGTCAACTATATCCAGATTTTGAAATCGCGCTCTAATGTGGCTGGTCGCAAGTACCCGTTGGTATTTGACAGTACACACGGTGGTGTCTATGATAATCTCTTGTCTAACGTACAGTTCTTGTATGAAACAGGCGATATTAAAGCTGCTGGCCCGTACAGCGTGTTGAACTCTCTGCCTAGCGTCAAGTTCACTAAGAAGACGGTTCGTGAAGTGGTTGCACAACACCCGGAACTCGGTGATGCTATTGAAGCAAAGGTTATTGAGATCATGACTGGCAAGATGTACCATTGCCCGATTGTCACAACGGATTCTACTGTCTCTGTTGAAGAAGCACAGAAGATCCAAGCGGAAATGGGCACAAAGGTTACGAACGCTGCTGAAGCTAAGTAAATTAAATAGAGTATCCCCTTGAGGGATACTCTATATTTTAAGAGCGTGTAATGCACAAGGCAATGGCGGTCTTAGAAGACACAGAAAACTTATCTGTATCAAGATTCAACTTAGTGGCTAGTCTTGAAATGAAAGACAGCTCCCGACCATAGATACGCTTGTACAGAGTCTTTGATTCTACAAGCTTACAAAGATAGTCAAATACTTTCCATAAACTTTTTTCATCTGGTTCTCTACTGATTATAAGGTCTTTTGATCGGTTAAGTTTTTCGCTAAGATACTGTTCCAAGTTCTCAGCTTTCTTGATGTACAATTCTCTGCTTATAGCTCTAGCGAGGAGCTTGTGATCCATATCGCGGATATCTTCAAAGAAGAAACCTTCTTGACCAAGGATGTTAGCCGTAGCCATAAGGCTCTTCTCTTCGAGACCCTGCTTGATGGTATGAACGCGTTCGTTGATCTTCTTTAGTATCGTTTCATTATCAGAAGATACAGCGAGGCGTTCACCATAATCAAACCACTTCGAGAGAGCTTTAGCAAAGATTGCGCCAGCTTTTTCTGTGTCTCCGTACGCATATACTTTTTCAGGTGTATACATAGGAGACTCCTAGGGGATTACTTCTTGCCGTTAGCGAGAGCGTTGTAGCGGGATTTAGCCATCTTCAACACTTGCTCCATACCGGGGAGAAGCTGTTTAGTTTTGTTACGGATACGGTCAAGATTGTCATAGCGGTCGCTAACTACGAGTCCGCCGCCAATGAGACCGATGAGACCGAAACCGACACCCATAAAGGCGAGCCACTGGAAGGAGAGCAACCATCTGAAGAAAGCTTCAAACGTGAGTCTGCCTTCGACAAAGTCCTTCATCTTACGAATATCATTTTCGATCTGGTCGATGAGAGCATTGACTTCAAGAGAAGTCGAAGCTGTCTTGATCTCATCACGGTAGTAGTCGATCATCTTAGTACGGTCGGAGTTGAGGTACTTGTCGATGAAACCATTAACACGGGCATCTGCACCTTCCTTAGCAGGGAGCATGCTCATGATGGTATCATAACGATCTTGAACTTCCATGAGAGTTTCGGCAGCAGTCTTAGCATCGAGTTCATCGAGCAAGATCTCTTCATCGTTGTTAAAGTTAGCTGCAAGGAACTTGCGTTTCTTTTCGAAAGCGTCAGCAACAACGCCTTCGTTAGCGGTGATGAAAGCAGCAAAGTCTGCCTTAGAAGCACAAACGGGATTGAGTTTCTGCATACTTGTTCTCCTTATTCATCATCGTCGTCGTCATTGTCAGCACTGGAATCACCGCGATAGTTTGCGGAGTTCTTCACCTTGCCATACATCATGTCTTTCTGTTTCTTCTTAGCCTTACGGAAAACATCGTACATGACGGGCATGAGACGCTGAGTCTTTTGACGGATCTTTTCAACTTTGTGGTACTGGGTAGCGATAAGCACGATCGCAGCCGGAGCGCACATAACCGAGATACCGATGGCAATCCAGAGGGCTTTCCAAGACACCATGAAGCGAACGAAGGAAGCGAAAGTCATTTCGCCATCAACGAAGTCTTCCATGTGTTCAATATCATCAGCGATGTCATCAACGAGCTTGTCGATGCGGTCTTGCGTAGTAGCAAGTTCAACCTGCTGTGCGTACCATGCAACCATCTTAGAACGGTCACTGTACAAGTACTTATCAATGATGCCGTTAGCCTTGGCATCAACAGCCTCTTGAGCCGGAACAGCACTCCAGAGTTTGTCCATTTGAGCTTGGACTTCTTCGAGAGCCTGAACAGCAGCTGTAGAGTCGATAGAGTCGAGAGTTACAGAGAGACCCTTATTCTCGGAAGCAAGAGCCGTTGCGCTTTTAATAATATCTGCAATCTTGCCTTCGCCAGTTTGCAGATACATCTTGAAATCATCAACGGTAGCTCCAAGGGGCTTCAAAATTCTGCTCATTAGAGATATCTCCTTAATGTTAACATTCGCAGGAGGATTGCTCACCCGGGCCACGAGTAATATCTTTGAAAACTTTACAGCACGTTCCGTCCTTGTTGACGAAATAAATCAGACCAGCGATATCCGTAGAATCATGGAATGTTCCTGCGGTAACTGGGATCTTTGTTCGATCGAAATGTTTGGGAAATGAAAGAGCCTTACAGCCCTTTCGCCGAAGAAGAAATGCACCAAAGCAGTTCAGTTCTCGCTCAGTCAGACGAATCACACCTCTATATGGAAAGCTCCCTACGATTTGTCTTTTTCGTCTTTCCCAGTATCTAGTCTCAATATCCGCAATGGATCCAGACTGTGCTGTAGAAGTGCTAGCACTCAAAGAATTCTTGCATCCACAAGCCATAGCAAACCTCTTGTTCATTATAGAGTTATCCATCGAACTTATGATTGCGGAGAAAGCAAAGTTGCAAATTCGCAAAGGAGACAACATGTTTATGCGATTGTTAGATCTAGTGAGAGAGACTAGAGCAGCACTAGTGCAGAAGAGAGTTTACGCCCGTATGGAGAGACATGGGTTGTCTGCAACCGTTCTCGTGTGGGAACTTGATGGAGACAAGAGACTGAAGTTTGTAGGCGAGTCCACAGTGGACGCTGAAACAGTCTGTACAAAGAAAGAAATTGAAGAAAAAGCAAAGTTGATACTCGAAGAAAAGCATATTCATGAATACAAGCTTGAGGTGTTCTAATGACATTTAAGGAATCTTACATCCAAACAGTTTGCAAGCTGTACAACACTCTGACGAACAGAGTGGCTCCACCAGAGTTTATCAAGGAAGTGGAAGCTCTGTATGATACAGCCATTGTGAACACCAAGAGCCAGAATGAGCTTATCATTCACAACCCTGAAAAGCACACTGTGCAGGAAATCCAGACCGAAGAAGTGCTGGATATGGTGTACTCCGGTGATTATACCATGAGCGCTTACGGCGTATTGGTTGACTCCTATGCTCGTAATCCGTCTCCATTATCTGACTTCCTTATCTTCTTACAGGAAATGCGTAAGAAAGAAAAGAAGCTCAAGTTCGAGCATATTAACGACGTTGACAAGTTCATCATGCTTATCCATGACAAGATGCAGCTCTTGTTCAAGCTCGTTGGTAACTCGGAGTACGGCGGTGCAGGTGAACGCAACTACATTCTCGGATCTCCGAATACCGGGCCGGGTACTACTTACAATGGTTTTGCTATCATTACATCTACGATTTACTTCGTAGAATCCCTTATGGAAGGCAACTTTTGGTTCTTCTCTACTGACGACGCTCTCCGTTATATCGAGGAAGTCCGTCTTCACACTGAAAAGTACCCTGAAACCATTGCTTCTTATGTCGATGAAATGATCGACAATTGGGAGATTGTCTATGACGAACTCTGCAAGCACATTGCAGAAGACGCAGATTTCTCCCACTTGACTCTCAAGGCAGCATTACAGAATCTCGATTCCGAAATGCTTACCAGAATCTTCTATACGAACAACATCTACAGATTTCTTGAACAGAAGGCTCAGATGGCTGTGCTGTCTAACACTTTCTCTACGTCATTCCGCGATCCTAACACACCGCCGGATGACATCAAGGAACAGATGACGACGATCAATGACAGAATCCGCCAGTATGTGGCTCATCCATATATTCACTGGAACCGTGCCGAGATTGTGAAGAACCTCAAGAGAAAGAGTATTCTCGTAACTGACACTGACTCGGTATTTTGCCTTCTTTATAATTTCATATTATTCTATGAGGATAAGTTCTACAAATCTGTCGAACAGGATGATGAAGCACGTATCTCTATAGCAATGATTGCCAACAATATTCTTGGGCAGCAATTACAGGCTATATTGGATGCTGTGACGGGAGGCCTGTCGGTGGATAAGAGATTGATGCCAAGAATCAACATGAAGAGTGAATTCCTCATGAAGAGATTGGCACTTACTCGCAACAAGAAGAACTATTCATCGATTACTCTTGTGCAAGAAGGAAAGGTGCTTACACCACCTGCTTTTGATGTCAAGGGATTACCGATTAAGAAAAGCTCGACAAACAGAATTGCGAGAAATTATTTCTCTGACCTACTCGAGAACCAAATACTCAAACCGAAGGAAGTCAGTCCGAGGGAAGTACTTCAGGGTTACATGCGTTTTGAAAGAGAAGTGTATACTTCTTTGAAGGAACGCCGTGACACTGTGTATCTGACTCCTGGTAAGTACACTTCGTGGGGTGCGTACAAGGATCCTACCAAGAATTCTACAGTACGTGCTGTAACGATGTGGAACACGCTCAATCCGAATGACAAGATACAAGACTACTCGAGAGTGAATCTCATCCCGATAAGGGAAGTGAAGAACTCGGAAGGATTCGCATATCTTAAGGAAATAGATGAGCATCTTTACGAAAACGCCATCAGGATATTTGAAGAGAATGCTCAGATGTTCCGGTCTTCTGGTGTGAAGGCGATTGCACTTCCTAAGAAGAAAAAATCGATCCCGGAATACCTCCTACCGTTGATCGATACGGACAAAATAGTGGAGGCGAACTTGAAAAGTGCTTATACTATCATGGAAAGCATCGGCTTCGTGCTGTTGCCTAATGGTAACTCTAAACACTTCTCCTCGTTCGTAGACTTATAAAGAAGGAAAAACACAACAATGGCATACAATAACAAGCCCAACAACAATTTCGGCAAAAGCAACAACAATGGCAATAACGCAGGACGCGAAAAGGAATACTTCCGTTCTGCTGCTCTCTTCTGCCATGACTCCAATCTTACAATCGGGGTTATGACAAGCATGTACGGTGAAATGTCCGCATTCCTCCGTCTTGCTCGCCGTCTTCCGGATGCTCCGGCGGAAGCGAAGAAGGGTGATAAGATCTACGACCATAACAATGAAGTCTTCATTGCATTGGGCGTGAATCAGGCTATTCGTCTTCAGGCCGAAATCAACTATCTCGAAGCGTCTGAAAAGTCGCAGAGAGCAGTGTTCATGCTTGGTATTTGGAAGTTGGAATTCATCAAGGGCGAATACCTTGAACATCCGATCAAGAATGCTATCTTCATGAGCATTGAAAACACGGATACAAAGCAGCGCGATGCGTTCGTGTTCGAAAACAAACCGATTTCTTTGGACAACATCGAAGGACAGCAGGAAGGATTCATTTTCATCCAAGATTTTGAAATCTTCAAGCAGTGGCTTCAGGCCGTCATCCCGGAAATGTTCAAGCCTCATAAGATGTCGTTTGCTCGTATGGGCCAGCCCACTGGACAGGGTGCTAGAACGTCTGCAGCCGGAAATCATTTCAAGCAGCGTCCGTCCAACTCTAACCAAACTTCTCAGGAGACACAGCAGGAAGCTTCTAACCCGCAGGACTACGTTCCGCAGGGCGAAGATCAAGACTTGCCGTTCTAAGTTTGATTAAAAGATCCCCTTGGAGTAATCCAAGGGGGTTTTTATTTTTTTAGTATGTGAGCGTGTACAGAGCTTGTACTGGCTCAGAACCGATCTTTCTGGATACGCCACCAGTAAGGTCAGTTATATTTTTTGGTGAGTAGATGTACTTCTCGATCTCGGCATTAGCTTCCTTCGTGAAGAGCATCTTGATAACGACGGTATCGCCATCGAAGTCAGCATCCATAGCCTTAAGGACAGCCGGATGAAGCTGTGCTGTATCATTCCATTTCACCGGGGTCACAGAAAAATCCGGATAGAACGGATCATCACCGATCTTCGTAGTGGCCTCGGTTGTGATAATCACCGGACGATGGCAAGATACGTTACGGTAGTCTTCAAGCGGATAACGAGTGACCAGCACATGCTTGTCCTTGATTGCTTCCTTAGTGATATAATAAAGGATGTCGGTATTGTTGATAGGTCTACCGAGCTCACCGAAGAAGCCGAAGTCCTTGAAGTCTAGCGGTTTGCCATCGCTCTTGAGGATGAAGAACGGCTCTGTACGGAACTCTCTGGTACGGGCGTAGTTGGCTATAAAACGCTCTGCGTAGTCCGTGGAGAGCGACTCAAAGGCAACCTGAGTGTACTTCCCGTGGCTCTCTTCGACCAGATAGTAGTCCTCTCCAAGCTCGTTGAAGAGCGCCTTGAACTCGTAGGAAACGAACGGAAGAGCAAGAGCAGCCATCTGGTATAGAGGAATACCGACTTCTTCGAACTTGATCATCGTATCTTTGTATGTCGGAGCTGCTGCAATGTGTTCAGCTGAGATAACAGCACGAGTAGTGTAGTCGATGTTCTTACCAAGCATTGTAGCATGGATGAGGCCATTCTTCTTAGCGATCTTGCCGATGAAGTAATCCATGATCTGAACGAGCTGTTCTTGGATCTTGCCTTCAAGAGCATAGGTAGTGAAGAATCCGCCTTCATTCTTGAGTGACTGGCATTTAGAGATCAAACCAACATACATATCACCAATCTCATCGATGGAGATACGAGAGAGTTCCTTGGTGAAGTTTATGTCATAATAGAAAGCCGGAACAGTAATCCACTTAGTACAGAAGATTTCATTGCGCTTATAGAGCTTCAGGAGCTCAATACGGTTAGAACGAGAACGGTTGTTACGGTCATCGAACTTGATCTTATCCCAGTTCGAATAGAGCCATTCAATTCCGGTGCCACCTTTTTCGTCTTCAAGGAGTTCACCCCTTGAAGATACGGAAAAGTTTTTGGCTCCAGTAACAATAGCAGAAGCTTGAGAACAAATTCGGCTGAATTCTTTATACGCCAATGGGTGCATAAAGTGTCTTCCGAGATCGATGTAGGCGTACTGAAGCTTACGTCTCTTGGAACCCGGTCTGCCATAGATCTTATAAGAGAAGATACCGTCATCCGTCGGTGTCTTATCGGCATTGATGTATACCGGATTAGACACTTCGGGAAGCTTATTCTTCTCGATGATGGCATCGATATCTGCTATTTCAATCTTCATAATTACCTCTTTTCTATTGAAGAGTTCACCACTTTGGGAGGAAGCTCTTTATAGTAAGCTTGGAATCCTGAAGATTCTGTGCATATCCTTCCATGATAGCTTTGTTGTAGCCAAACTCAGGGAAGGCAATGTACTTGGACTGATTCTTAAAGCGTTCAGCCACGTCAAGCAAGCACATTGGATTGTCGTCAACAAATGTATCGAAGTCTGGGAAGTTCTTCTCGATGTAAGCACCCTTGGACTCCTTGAGAGGGAGTTCAACATACTCGTAATCGAGCATACCAAAATTCTTTTTTACCCACTTCTCCTTGGACTGGTTGCAGAGACCGTCAATGACATGGGTAAGGAAGATGAGCTTATTACCAACACCTCCGGAGATAAGCGAAGCACCGAAGCTAGACAACGGAAGATCATCATAGAACTGACCGTTCTCCGTATAAGACTTGTAGAAGAGGTCTGCTACAGTATCGCTGATACCGAGGAACTTGATAAGATCGTAGAATGGTCTGGAAAAGACTTCGGAGAAGAAGAGATTGTGGTCATAGGTGCTTTCAAGAGCGATGTTGAGTCTCTCAGTACGCTTCATGATAGCAGGGTGTTGCATAGCCGACAGAATCCACTTCGGGGCCATATACACAATTGTATCGTCAATGTCGATGATTTGGATCTTGGGTTTCTTTATCATGGTCTACTCCTTTCAATTTTTAGTTCAGAATATTCCACAATAAAAATGATCTCTCCACGAATGGAGAGATCAAAAAAATTAACCTTGAGACGCAAGAATCTGCTTGATCAACCACGGCTTACCATAGCGGAGCGGACGCTTCACATCAGGAGCAATGGCTTTAAGGTAGTCGTCGAGTTCTTCAACCGTCTTAGATTCCAGAGTGGCTTTGTCAAGCTTTTCCGGAGTCGTCACGGTATCAACGACAGCTTCAGCAGGAGCTTCAGGTTCTTTGACAGGTTCAGTATTGGCTACAGGTTCTGGTGTAGCTTCAACTTGCACTGGTGTTACTGGTGTTTCTGCGGGTTTAGCAGTTTCAGTGGCAATCTTTTCAGCAGCGATGACGGATTCCTCTACCTTCGTAGCAGGTTTCCTTTCAACCTTCTGAGAGACGTTCTGTACAACAACCTTTGGCTTAACCTTGACACCAGTGATTACCACCGGATAACCCAAGGCACAGACGGTCTTGTACAACTGGTCACTGATCTGTTTATTGGTGAATGGCCCTTTACCAATACCCGGAATCACTCCAGTGTAATTTGTAGATACAACTTTCATAAGATACTCCTTTGGTTATACTGAATTAGTCATCGAGGAAGCCGAAGAGGGCAGATTCGTACTTGAGGTCGTCATCAGCACCGTCGCCGTCACCGAGACCCACGACTTCTTCGTCGCTGTCCTTGCCTTTCTTCTTGTTTTCATCATCGTCGTCACCCGTTTCATCCGGATTCTTGGCATCATCTTCCGGATCGGCAGCAGCCGGAGCAGCAGCGATTTCATCATTGAAGACATCGTAGAATTCTTCAGAGGATGCAAAGGCTTCGTCTACTTCATCAAACTTGAAGCATTCATCGCCGTCCTTGACATTCTTGGAAGCGTTGTCAGACTTGTCGTCCTTATCGTCATCCTTCTTGTCATCATCTTTCTTATCATCCTTGTCGTCGTCGCCCTTCTTGTCTTCGTCATCGTCTTTCTTATCATCCTTGTCGTCGTCATCTTTCTTCTTGTCGTCCTTATCCCCGTCACCCTTGTCGAGATCAGAGATATCGGCCTTAGCACCGTTCTTGGCATCGTCTTCGATGTCATCGTCAGCGTCTGCGAGGAAAGCCTGTTCGTCGAAGTTGAAGTTTTCGAAAGCGAGAGACTGGCAAGACTTGCCACATTCTTCAGCGTTTTCCGGATCCTTTTCTTTATCCTTGTCCTTATTTTCTTCTTCATTGAAGAGGTGCATAAGGTCGAGGTCGTTGTGTTCTTCAGAAGCGAAGATATCGTCAATACTGTTGACTGCCATAATAATCTCCTTGTAAGATTTTTACTTCATTGAGAAGTTAGGATGAATCTAGAATAAGTTGAAATTTCCCCGTGCAATTTGGAGAAATTTCAACTTTTATTTTAACTCTTATAGTCGAATGTATCGAGAATATTTTCACGCAGATTCTTCAGGATGAAGATAGCTGCCGGGAGATAGTAGTAGTCCGTAATCAGACCACACGGGTTGATTCTCTCCAATAGCGGAACAATCTGGTCGATATCTCTCTTCTCATTGAACCAGAACTTGATAAGCTCGCCGTATCCGGATGCGTCAAGGACATCAAACTTGATGGTATCCGTCTGGTCTCTAAGATACTCCCAAAGATTACCGAATACACGCTGATACCCGAACATACAAGGATTGACAGTCTCAGAAGCACAATACTTGGCTCCACGGACAAAGACATCCCTCAAGTGCCTGCCCGGTACTTCTTCACGGTAAGGTACAATCATGTAGATACCGAGATATGGCCCCATGTGCCAGAAGTTATGATGCTCTAATGCCCACCAAAGACTGTGCGTATAGAACCTGTACAGTTCATCGTAGTCTCTTACATCAATCTTCAGAGGAACACGGTCTCTACGGAAGCTGAAGTTACGATAGAAGACATTTTCCTTAGATGCAAAGTAGTGGAGAGCTTCATCCCAGAGGAGATAAGTTCCTTCCATCACAGGGAACATGTAGCAATCAGTGCGCTGATCGTAGAACATTTCCACTTCGTCCACAAGGAAGTCAAGCTTAGCTTCAATAGCAGCACAGATGTCTGCTTTAGAATCTTCCACAATGGCTGTCTTGTTTACAGAATGGGAAGATGCAATCACACGGAAGACACGAGCAACCTGCTTGTCAATATCACCAGTACCGGAGTATACCTGATACAAGTAATAAGTGATCTCATAGAAGGATTGACCCTTGATGTTGGATCTCTTCACATGGTTCACACGGAAGATAGCCTTCTTATGACCATACCAAGGAATAGTGAAACAGTCGTCTTCTCTCGGCATTAGAGAACCCGGAGATACAATGGCAGTACCTTCCACCTGTGCTTCTGTACCCGCTTCGTCAGAGTCCTCTGGGTCTACATCAAGGTTACTTGCTTTGTGAAGCGGAAGATCCTTAATAAGATTGAAGACCACCGGAGAATCATCACCGACAATCTCTTGAACCGTGCCGAGGTTCACATCATGAGTACTTTCGGCATGGCTCTTACTGTAGTAATTCACTAATAGCGGGAGGTCATTAAAGTATACCTTATAGGTATCAAGAGACGCTTTAAGATGAGCTCTTTGGGTCTCGACAAAGTTCTTGTCATTCGCAACTATTCTTGCCATCACTTACCTCCGGCTTTCTTTACTGGTTTGGCGTTCTTGTTGATAATCTTGAAAGCTTGTCCATAGATAGACTTTGTCTTGTACTTTTCATCAATCACAAAGTCATAGTCAACCTTGCCTCTGTCTTTCTTGGGAGTGTTAATCATCGCATAACAAGCTTCCATTTTCCACTTTACGCTGTTCACAGCATCATAGGCAGGAGTAAACATGTGGTCATGTCTGTTTTTGTATGCCGTAAGAAGCTTAGCATACTGGTCTTTCAGCCACTTGTCGTCATCCTTATGTTCCTTAAGAGACTTGAAGAACATCTTGCAACCAAGCCATGTACTGAAATTCCAAAATCCATAGTACAATCCTATCACTACCCCTGAGAGGACGTCAGTACCAATCATCGTTGTGGAATTGTAACTGAAGTCTAAGTCTTCGGGTTTCAACAACTTTTCCGCCATATATTACCTCATTCATGAGTTTTTACAAAAAAAGAAGTGCGTATCGAGCGATACGCACTTTTCATTAAGCTTCTTCCGGATTGACTCGTTTGAAGCGATTTCCTCTTGCACCTGCCGGAGCAGATTCTTCGAGTCTATCGCCCCATGTAGTACGGACACCCATAGATTCGCTCTTACCGAAGTTGCAGACCAGACGAGCTGTGTCTCCTTCGAACGGAATAGCGACCATAGAGAACGGACATTTCTTTGCTTTGTAACGCTGTTTCAGACGACAGATCATCATATAATGAACACCTTCCGGGTCTTTCAGGTTTCCAAGCATGTAAGTACCGTCAGCATTTTCGTATGCTGCAATACTATTGCCCATGTCTGCGCCACTGAACTTACCTTCAAAGGATTGTCCCTTCTGTGCAAGTTCCGAAGCCTTACGGACTGCTTCTCTCTGGATCTGAGAAGCGTCGATAACAGGGATCTTGTATCTCTTAGCCAAGATCTTGAAATCATTTACTGCGGAACCAAGATCAAACGTCGGGTCATCAATATGATTGATAGCTCTGATACGCTTAAGATAGTCATGAACGACACAGACGACTTGGTATCCACGCATGGCGAGCTTTTCGATTTCGCTCTCGATATCTGCCACGCTGATAGACATATTGTCTTTGTACTTTCTCTTGAACGGAATTCTCCAACCGTTCTGTACATACAGATCGTACAATTCTTCCGGAGTTCTATCAATGTAATCCTTTTCGGAGGATATGGCTTCCGGCAAGCCAACGGAGTACTGTCTTTCCAAGCTTTCTTCGAGAGAGTTTTCTTGGGTGACATAAAGGACAATGGGCTTCATGCCTTCCTTCAGCGTGCTAGGATCATATCTGTTCATCGAGCAAGCCCAGTACAAGACATTCTCCAACATGAGACTCTTACCAGTACCCGGTGCTCCCAAGAACACATATACGCGTCCTGCTCTGAACCCACCGCCCAGAAGCATATTGAGTTCTCTGCATCCTGTACGGACTACAGACTTCGGACTCTTTGCTTCATCAATAGATCTTTGTTGTCCTCTGATAAACGATTCTTCGCCGAAGATCATTTCATCAGAATCGTCTCTTTCAATTTCCGCCCTGTTCATTGAACTGATAAGCGGAAGCACAATGTCTCTAAATTTCTTTGGAAGTGCTCTAGCGTTATGAGCATCGAGATTCTGTAATTCTTCGACGAGAGATACGAGAGGATTCACACTTCCGTACAACACCTGAGACTCCGACAAGTCTGAGAATGATTGTACAATGTATTCGGCTGTATCTTCGTTAAGAATCAGCCCAGTGGAAGTAATTTCTGTTTTCAAGGTTTCCAGAATCTCATCTGCGTTCGGGCAGGTTCCCACTACGGTATCCCTAAGAATTTTCCCGTCTATGGTACGATCTTCTACAACCTTGTTAAAGATGCCGAGAGCTATCTTGATAAGCCCATTACGATACGAGTCTTCACCGTGTTCCATAGCAATGTTGGAACGGATAAGAATATCACGGATACTCTGGGCATCCCAGACCGTGAGCTTCGTGGTGAAGAGTAATAGCTGAATGGAACGTTCAAGTAATTCATTGCTGATAGGCAAGATGATTGTCGGTGCTCTTCTGCGTCCTGGCATTAGTTTTCTCCGGATATGATAAGACGTATTTTGTCAAGCTCAACTTTCGTGAGGAACTTCGTTTCAAGGAACTTCTGTATCTTCTCACTGTAGTCGAGAGAAGGATCTGCAAGGAACGCAAGCTCGTTTTGTTCCTCTTCGGTCTCTTCCATTTCTTGAGTTTCGTCGGTCTTAACTTTGTCTACGGCTCGTTTGATTTGGAAGTTAAGATTGCGAGCGTCTGTGGCAAAATCAGACACAACTTTTTTAATTTCGGGATGCTCGCTAGCAAGCTTTTCTGACATGACAAATCGATAAGAAACCGCCGGATCGGTTGCTGTAGCAGCTAACGTCTTGACGAATACCTCAATATTTCCAGCAGAGCCGTTATAAAGATCATCTACAGAGAATGACTTATATACAGGTGCGTCAAGGTTCTCTTCGAATTCATGGTCGAATGTCCCGTTCTTGGGATTGTAAGTATAGATCATGAAACCTTTAGACTTCGGTTCACCTTGAGAAGTTCTAGAGAAGCTTCCATGATAGAATACTTTTTCCTTGTAGTCGCAAGCTACATGGATATGACCACCAGTGACAGGGCCTTTGCATACTCGAATCAAGTCTTCGCTCTTAAACACTGGTGCAGATTCCATCGGCATTTCGCTCTCGTAAACCTGAGAAGCAAACGACTGAAAGTCCATTGTGCCGTGGAAGAAGATAAAGTCATAAGCCTTGTCTGGAGCTTCATAGATGTATTCTTTGTAGAATTCTCTCATGTCCTTCGGATACTCTTCCGGAATGTAGAGAACCTTAAAGCCTTCGTAAAGCTCTTCGACAGTGCATGTCGTAATAGTCTTAAAGCACTTGTAACCGCTGAGGAAGAGACCAAGGGTTTCAACCTGTCCACGGTCATGAGACAATGTTCCCTGAAGGAGTCTTACAGGAATGTTATTGCGTTCACAGATGTTGAGCGTTCTGGAAAAGCATCCTGCTAAAAGTCTCATCGTACTGGAAGACATCTTGATTTCCTTATGGAAGAGGTCTCCAGATATGACCACAAGGTCAATCGCGTCTGTGTTTGATTCAATCAGCTTATTGAAGTAATCGTCGTATTCCTTGGCAAGATGCTCATCATCCTTAGCTCCGAAATGGAAGTCTCCCGCATCAATAGCTACGAAAAGTCCATCGCCCTTGGGCTTGTAAAAGCTCTTTATGGTATTCATTGTATACTCCTTTGCAGCAATGATAAGTTACGGGCATAAACTTATCAATGAATAACACCATTTTGAGGATTCTATGAAACGTCTTTCTGAATTGTCTATTATTACTGAGGAAAGTAAGGCGGCTACGGCTAAGAAGATTACTCTCCTCAATCCGAAGCTTGATACTGCTCCCAAAGCCTTTATCACCGAAATGGTTCAGCAAATGCAAGCCAGAGAGAAGCGTCCTCTTCGTGCCAGACTCATCAGCGAAATTGAAAACGGAACCGTTGTTCCTGTCTTCTCTCCTGCTGCTTATGGCACTGGTCTTCCGTTCCTCCCGGTCTGGGTTGCTAGAAATGGTTCCGAAGCCGTTGGTGTTGCCAACTTAACCAATCGTTTCAAGGTCGATAAGAAAGGCGAAATCGCTTCCAACCCGAGACAGTTTTACAATCTCTGTGCTGCTGCCTTGATCTTTAAGGAAATCACCCTCAACCCTGAAGCCTTCACCCGTAATGTAAAGCTAGTCACTGCTCTTAGCCGTATCTATTCCAAGATTATGACCAAGGTGACTGACAAGCTCTACGGGATTAGCTACAATGAACTTGTGCTTGACCAGATCCGTTACCTCTATGCGAAATTCTTTTTGATTTCTTCCATCGGTAAAGCTGGTGAAGCTGCTTCGCTCATTGCTCTTAAGTCTGTCAAGAATTCTTCTAGACAGGCGGTCATGGACATCGACAGATTGGTTCCGACAGCAGACTACGAGAACTTTGATAAGTTCACCGACCGTCTTGCTATCACATTCAACAACCTGAGCAAGATTTCCATGCGTTCTGTCATTGCAGAAATCGTGAAGTCTTATGGTTCAACTTCGTTCCTCATTCCAGAATTTGCGCCTATGTTGATCATCAACGTAATGCTTGCAATCTGGGATAGCGGAATCAACGTCTCCTTCGCTTACAATTCTGTACTCGAAAAAGACGGTGAAGATGTCCTGACTGAAATTCAGAACATCATTAAATAAAAATAGAGAGAGATCTTGCGATCTCTCTATTTTTACTGCTCTCCAACGAAGAAGTCATCATAGACACCTTCAACGACTCTCTCATACGTGTCGATTTCTTGAAGCTTCTTACGAAGATTCTCGAACGACAGGATCGTAGAAAGATTCTTGGTGTTGATGCCCTCGCTCAATCTGAGAACAGTAATCGGGCCAGTATCTGGCAACGAGAAGTCTGGTTTGTTTCCATTGATATCTCTCAACAGTGCCGACAAGATCGTTTCTGCATGAACAGATACAATCGGAATCTCACCATCAACGATATACTTGAGGAACGCATTTGCGATAGCCACATAGTTGTTACCGATTCCGTTATGGCTGTCGGTCTGAATCAAGCTAATGAGATTCATCAATGCTTCGTTAAGCTCAACACTCTGACGACGCAACGTAAACAGTTCTTCGCTGTCTTCGATGTTGATGTTATACTCATGCTTGTATACTTCGAGTTCCTCTTTCACTCGTCCTGTCGGATACAGTGGTACAGGAAGATCGAATGTTTCCTGTGATTTCTTGTTCTTCACAGTCAGTCTGTTGACCACCAAGTTTCCTTCATCGTCTTCACCAAGGTCTTCTCTTGCGATAGAGAACTTGCGAAGATCCTTTCCGGAAAGCAGCACATTCTTAGATTCTTCAAACAGTTCCGTGAATCCAGCTGGCCACTCGATGGGCTTAGTCTTTGCCATGAGAAGATGCTTTGCAGACAGAAGTCTCTGTGTCAAGCATGATGTAAGCAACAACACACCCACAGACCCAACACGGTAGTGTTCTTCGTTTGCCATATCGAACAAGTCGCCATAGCATCTTCTACAGATACCTGTCTTGCATGAACAAGTGATCGGGCTATAAATCTTAATCTTGCCTTTCATTCGTTCAAACTGTTCGGCACTTCCGTCAATCTTCTCTCCTGATTCCGTATATCTTCCTATCAGGCGAGTAAATGTCTTCATGTTCGGAACATCCACTTCCAACGGATGCTTCGTGTCACAGCACTCTTCATCTGACAATACAATGTCAGATGTGAGCAACAGCAACTTTCTTGCAAGGTATCCTGAGCGTCTCACTTGATGGTGAGAGATAACCAGTGCCTTTCTTGCACCAGTTGCAGATACCCAAAAGTCTTCAATACTTCTAAGTCCACGGATAAAGCTCGTGTTCACTGGGTGTTCGCAGATATTGTCATCGAGGTCTGGCTTCAGACCTACACACGCCACCATCTGAGTCAGCTGTTTCTTGTTAACAGCTTCTCCTCGGATCAATTCTCTATACGGAGAATCTGGGGCGGAGAATACTCTACCGACTTCTTCAGTCAGCTTGGACATATCTTCTGACATTTCATCCAAGGTCTTGTGCTCATCGAGTTTGAAGTCGATGAGTTTCTTGGCTTCAGGATTACTCTTATACATCTTTGCAAGACTGTATAAGTCAACGGTAATACCGTGGATCTCATTTGTCTTTGTGGACAGAATGAGAAGATCCTGAATCACCTCAAAGATTTTCTCTTTCAGATTGTCTACTCCGGCTTCTCTTGCCATGTTCGCTAAGCGTCTGATATACGCATCAACGTCCTTGGCACTATCACCGTCAAACAAATCGCTCTCATCGAACTCCATGTCCAAACCCTTGGACACAGCTCTCAATGCCGTAAGAGAGATGATGGCTCGACCGACTGTCGTATCCTTGGTCAAAATCTTGATCGGAGTAGACTTTCGTTCTGCAATCGTTCCCTCTCCGTTAAAGAGGAATTCCCTGAGACCAGTGTAGCTCTTTTCAATGCTTTCACTTGTCAGCGAAGTAATGCTATTCATTAGCTCTCCTTGTGGATAATTTATAGTTACTTCAATTTCTTTATATACAAAAGAAAAGACTCTAAGGAAGTCCTTAGAGTCCTTGTATTACTTTTCGTAATTAAAGATGATTGTCTTGTTAGCCATGAGAGTTTCGTTGTTAGTCTCGATACCGTGATTCTTCAATAGGATGAGGTTACATGGTTCTTGCATGAATTCTCGGTTATGGCTAATGACGAAGCACTGTTCCACCTTGAGATCGGCAATCTGTCTTCTCAGCATCTTGACAAACCCAGTACGGTTCTGTTCATCAAGCACACCGTCTACTTCATCAAGGTATACGATGTTGTAGGAGTTGTTGATAGCCTTATTCAAGATAGCCAGAGACAGAGCTTGCTTGACAAACGACTGTTCAGCACCGCTTCCGAGCTTGCAGTCATCCAAGACGGTTCCATTGCTCTTCACGATAGGGATAGAGAAATCCTTTTCTGTGATAACAAAGTCGCCGATGAGCAGCTCACCGTTAAAGGCAATCTGGAGCAGGTGGTTAGCCTTCTCACGGATCTCTTCAAGGTAAGTGTCAATGAGGTATAACGGAATACCCTTGGTCTGGTCGCAAGCAGCCTTAACAGCTTCAACGGCATTGTACTCGTCCTGAATCTTGGCAATGCTAGCTTCGAGTTCATCACGCTTCTGCCTTTCGTACTTGTAGTTGTTAAGCTCGGTCTCCATAGCCTCTTTTTCCTTACGAGCATCAGTGATCTTTGTCGTAAGTTCCAAGAGAGCTTGACGGCTCTTAGCAATATCAGCAAGATATTGAACCATCTTTTCAACCTTAGCCTTGTTCTCTTCGATTTCCTTTCGTTTCTCTTCAAGAACAACAAAGGCTTTCTTCAGGTTCTTCAGATGTTCGATACGATCGCTGATAGAAGTAACTTCCTCGTTAGCAGCTCTGAAGCCTTCTTCTTCGGTACTGTAGCTAGACTGAAGCTCTTCGACCTTAGACGATGCCTTGGAGAGAGTTTCTCTGGCTGCACCAATGGCTTCGGCTTCACTGCTTACAGCCTTGAGCTGAAGCTTAGCATTAGCCAATGAAGAACGAGTATTTTCAAGTTCAAGTCTGGCATTAACGTAATTCTCGATATCGGAGACATCAAACAAGTCAAACAGCTCGTCTTCAGTACCCTTCAAGTACTTCAGATAAGTCATCGTGTCGTTCAGCATCTGGATCTTAGAAATCAACCTGAGAGACAGCTTCTTCGAGAGTTCTTTCTTGAAGTTCTCGTAAATATCGCCACAGGAAGACAAGAAGCTAATCTTGTTGGTAAGATACATGGCTTCATTGTTCAATGAGTCACGGTCAATGGAAGCGAATTCTTCCTGTTCCTTCCTAAGAGCTGCAAGACGGATGATGGAACCCTTAGCTTCAACAGCTGCTGCAATGAACGGACAAGAGTCATTCTTACAAGAAGCCGGACGCTTGTTCAGCACTTCTTCAAGCTTAGCCTGAGCTTCAAGGAACTTGATGTCACTAGCGATAGTGATAATCTTGTTACGCTTTTCTTCAAGCTTTTTTAGCTCGGTTGTAGCCTCGAACAAGAGCTTGTTCACAACAGAGTGATCTGTCAAATCAACATCAGACAGGTCGTAAGACTTCAGCTGATCACGAATGCCAGAAAGCAGAGTGTTAGCTTCGATGGATTCTCTCTTGAGAATTGCCAGTTCAGCTGCTCCGTAAGTGGTAAACTTCTTGTACTTGATATCCACATACTTAGACTTCATTTCTTCTGTGCATTGCTGAAGCTTTGTTTCGCCATCAGCGATCATTTCATTAAGACGATCCACTGTTCCCTGAGAGTCTTCAAGAGACTTCAGCTTAGCCTCTGCTCTTTCCTTTGCTTCGATGGCTTCATTAAGACCAGTCTTAGCGTTATTCATCATAACAGAATGAGTAGTCTTAGCTTCTCTCGCTTTATCAAGGTCAGGCTGAATATGCTCTATCTCTTCATCAGCACTTGTCAGAGAGAAGCCTTCCGGAATCTCAGCTTTCTGAATATCATAGATGCTTTCGAGTTCCTTGATCTTCTCATCGACCGGATTCTTACCTGTTCTTGCGAATACACGGAGTTCAGGGATAGACTTATCAGTCTCTGTCAGGATCCCATCAATGATACCCTTTTCCTTTCCGTAATCCTTGTTAAGATCTTCAAGGATGGTATCCTTATCCTTGATAGCGATCTCAAGATTATCGATAGCGACTTGGCACTTCTCCTTGGAAGAGAGCTTGAGGAGTTCATCCTTGAATGTAGCCATCTGTCTACGGAGAGCCGTAAACTGTTCTGCTGCTTTCTTGTGGAAATTCAAGTATGGGTCAATAGCCGGAAGGAACTGTCCGATGAACTTCTTACGATCGCTCTTAGAAAGGTCAACGAAGTTAGCAATCCCACCAATACGACCGACGACGAAATAGTCTTCGGTTACGCCAAGATTGTCTTGAACACAGTCTCCGTATGACTTAATCTTACCAGACGAGTTCAGATTCTGCCATCTGCCGTTTTCAAGCTTGTAGAAGAAACACTTAGACTCATGTCTCTGTTCTTCATCGTTCCATACGTAGTTGATAACGGACTTGAAGACATTGTTCTCATCTTTCCTGAAGATGAGTTCCTTCATACCGTTTTCTTTTTCAATAATGATACGCTTACGGTTATCAAGAGAAGAAGGGAACGGATGCAGAACAGAAATGAGTGTAGTCTTTCCAGAGAAGTTCTTACCGAAGAGCATTGTAATAGGCTCATCGAGAGACTTCGTAAAATCGATTTCCAAAGTCCTGAGACCCATGCCTGTATAGAACCCAGCAAAGTTCTCAAACTTAGCTTTCAATATAATCATGAGAGAAACACCTCACGGTAGTTAATGTTGAAGTGGTCACGAGAGAGTTTAAGTGTTTCGTAGACCGAAGAGTAATCCGTAGGCTCGCCGTTAAACTTGAACCACAACGGGTTGATCAGTTCTTCCTTCTGGAGAAGAGTCTTAAGACCGTTAGGAAATCTTTTCAAGAAGTACATGTTCATTTCAATGAACACCTTAGAGCGTTCGAGAACATTCATAGACGGAAATACATTGTTTTCTCGCTTCACTGTTCTCCAAGTCTCTTCCTTGATAGCTCCTGCCGTCCTTGTAAGGAACGTACCAAGAGCGTAGTCCTTAGCTTCCATGAACGGAGTTACCCAGTAGATCTTTTCATTAATGGCGTCAAGCCAGTTGAACCTGTCGTAGTTATCCGTTTTCATGTCGTTCGGGAAGCTGTCAAGAAAAGCGTCCATAGTCATGACACCCTTCGTCTTATCAAACTGTCCAAGAGCTTCAAGCGGCGATACTACGGGGATAGGCTTGACCTTTGCAAGCATATGGATCATTTCTTCTAGCAAGTCCATTCTGTTAATAAATGGCACGAAGAAAGACATGTCTACTACAATATTAAACATAGTCATGGTTCTCCTTTGGTTCGATATAAAGTTCGGGGTATGGATTCTTGAACTTTATAATGAACATATAAGGAGTCAATGATGAATACTCTGTCTCTCAAGCTCAAAGAACTTCATTACATCACTATGCTTAACATTTCTGCCAACGAGGATCCTAACCTCAACGTCCCGACTATCCTCATCGGTAACGGTACGTCTGATGTGAAGAAGGAAATTCATGACAGATATATGGACAAGCTCCGTGACATCGTGAGGAAGTCTGAATCTGAGTACAAGGGACTCAGTGATGGCTATGCTACGATGTTCGATCAGTTCATTAAGTCCTACAAGGAAAAGCTTGCTGGCAACATCAAGATGTCCAAAGAGCACAATAAGGAACTGGACGGATATACGCCTACTTCTAGCTTCAACATCAGTGTCAAACCTTATGTGCTTGACTTGAAGACTAAGACCGATGCTCACAAGATGGCAATCACAGAATTGCTTCAGAAGTACTTCATTCCGAAACTTGCTGTTATCACTAACAAAGTCGATACTTCTAGATTTGAGGGCCAGTGGAAGGATATTCTCCTGACTTCTGTAACTAGAACAGGAAAGGCTCCTGACGATGAGTTCAAGACTGTAGAGGTTCCGCCCAAGGTTATCTCTGAATACCTTGAAGGATTTGGAATCAACAACTTGACAATGCTTCAGGATCAGCATACTGAAATCGATAACTTTGTAAAGCGTCTCAGAGAAAACATTGAAGGAGCTATCAATAAGCTCAAAATCGATGTCGATAACTTTGACGTTCATAAGGCAAAGGCCGAAAGTACTGAAATCGAAGGTAGAGCTAGGAAAGTGGCCAAGTTGCTTTACTTATTCAAGGATCTGAAAGATTCAATGGCATTGTCCAATAGTATCACTATGGACAGACTTGCCACTGGAGAACAGATAGTTAAAGCTGTCCTCAACCTGAAAGATCCTCAAGAATAAATTTATACCTCCATCGTGGGATGGAGGTATTTTTATTTTTTATAGGTTATTATAAAGAAAAAAATAAAAACGTGAAAAATGTCTCCTAAGTCATATATTAAAGAATGTAGTTAAAAACCATTAAACCAGGAGACAATAAAAATGGCTGAAAATGAAAACTATGAAAAGATCGAAGTTGCTCTTAAGGAAACTCTTGAAAGAGCCAACGGAGACGCTCGCAGGGTCAACATGCGAGTATTCTGCGAGAATCAGGGGTTCGATTATAAAGAAGCTGCGAGTGTCATTCGCACCTCTTCAGAACTCCCGATCAAGTGGGTTGACAGGGAACAACTTCTTTCGACTTTCCCGAAGCCGGAAGAGGAAGAGAAGCTCCCGGCTAAGTGCTATGCTGACGCAGCAGATATGAGCAAGAGGAAGCGCAAGAAGATTCGCGCAATGTTTTGGAGCAATCCGAAACTGACCGTTCAGGAATTCTTGGCTCATCAACCAGAAGGATGTCAGGTTACGGAGAAAGCTCTCCGCGAAATCTTAGGGGAACTTTGGGAAGAAAGATACGAATATAAGAAACCCAGAAAGGACTGGGACTCCTATGTTGAAATCTTGAGATCCCTTCCGGAGAGCAAGTCCGTTGCATCATTCTGTCGAGAACAGGGTCTCAAGCAGGATCAGTTCAAGAAGAACTGTCCTCCGGATCTGTACGAGGCTCATAGCCCAGTTCGCATTAATTGGGAGCTTCATATTGAGGCTCTCAAGAGCGGCGACATCTCTTATCAAGAGTACTGTAAACGGAACAATATCAGGGTTCAAAGTTTCTGCTATCATTGTGACGCCGAAACTCTTGAGAGATTCGACGAAGCGAAAATGCGGGACAGAGAACGTGCTGCAAAGTACGATCCCGAAAAGACTGTTCGCGAGAACGCTCAAATCTTGGGTGTTACCGAACAGTACATGTCCTTGTGGATTAAGGACAAACTCCAGGTCATTGATCCGGAAAAGTATGGTCGTATTCACGAAGTCCGCAAAGAGAACCGCTTGACGGATGAAGAGAAAAAGATCCTCGCTCTCGAAGCGATGGTCGAAACACTCCGCAAGAAGAATCTCGAAAAGGAAAGCGAGAACGCTTTGCTCAGATCAAAGATCTCGTCGCTGGAAACTTCCAATGCCGCTCTTCGTGGTGGTAAGGAAGCCCTCAATAGGGAACTCCTTGATCTTAAGCACAGGATCAAGGAAAACCTCATGGGTGTTATCAGCTCCCTTTAAATAATAAAAGAATCGGTCTGTACAACCGATTCTTTTTTTGTTATTCTCTGCTGGCATAGAAAGCCTTTTTATTCTGCGATATACGCAGAGCTTTCTTTTCTTGTACAGCCTCATCCGAAAGGAGGTAATCCCCGTTGGCGAAAATATCTATACCGTAATTCTTAAATTCTTCATAGATACGATTATAGACACGGCGCTCGTCATTAGATAGATCAGATCTTGAGTGCTTGCCAAGACTAATAAGGTAATCGCGACATGGCTTCACTGCAGACTTCGCATTGCTTTGCCTGTCTTTTCTAAAATTGTCAATGAAAGCGGTGTCCTTGTACCTTCCATCAGAAAAGATATCTATACCATACTTTCGATTGAAGTATTCTATGCGTTTATACGCTAATTTTTCTTCTTTTGTTAGTTCTGGTATCATCTTACCAAGCGACAAAAGAAATTTTGCTGCTGGCTTGTCTTTCTTTTTGTTGTTATCGGAAACTCTTTGAATACGTGTTCCATAGGTAACATTATACTGGCGATCGCACCATTCCAAATTGTCGTATCTATTGTTTTCTTGGTTTTCATCTTTATGGTTCACCTCAAGAAAGTGAGTCGGATCCGGATTATGAACGAAAGCTTCGGCTACAAGGCGATGAACATAAAAAGTAACATTATGTCTCGATATACGCATATAACCTGATCCAGTCTTTCCTATGTGAGCATCAATAAAGTCGTCTTCGCTAAAATCAGCTGAAAGAGCTCTGCTGTTAGCAGGAACCTTGATTTTTCCATCAGGAAAAACTAGAAATGTAAACATTTTTCCATTTTTCTTTTCCTGTAATCTTACTGGTTTGAGTTTTTCCATAAAAATCTCCTTAATGCGAACATTAAGGAGATAAATCTTTTGCGAAAATTAGCTAAAAAGACGTGAAGATTTTCCTGCGATTTGCCGATAGATGCATGTTCTGACGGAACTTTTCGAGAAGTTCTCTTCGTTCATTAACGGCATCTTCGTAAGTACCAGTATACAGTTCAATCTCAGACTGCGTAGTATTCACATTCGTAAATACATGGCGGAATCCAAGAATGTCCATACGGATATCGCAAGCCGCAAGCTGGAGGATATACTCACGGAGACCCGGATGGAATTCCGTAAAGTCAGAGTGAGCGACCTTAAGCTTTAAAGCCATTCTGTTGTCATTCATTCCTTCTGGCGGGTTAGGAGCAATGTTTATCTTGTTAGGAGGCAGGAAGTGTACTGTGTACGGGATAGCCGTGAAATTGGCAATCTCATCCTGCAAGAAACTCAAGACAAACTCAAACGGACAAACACGGTAAAAGCGATCGTAGAATGTAGTTGAGCTTCCGATACCATTGAGAGATGTCAGAAGTTCAGCACCAAGAAGCTGCGTAGGAGTTTCAACATAGTACATCCCCGGCTGTCCGTCAACCATGTCGTTCTTCATATCCACGATGTAGTGGATTATCTTCGGGAAGTATACAGAAAGCGTCGGTAAGGTTTCATCTTTAAGAATTTCAGCGATAGCATCATCGTCGAGTTCGAGATTTCTCATTCCCGCACCGACACGAGCCTTTACACGCTGAATAATCTTGGAAGTACTAAGCCACAAATTATCCATAGCAGAATCCTCTATTTAGTTTTATTCTCGATTAACGTCTTTACGCTGATAACAATTTCCGTTAGCCGATCAACTTTCTCGGCTATCTTTTCAACTGTTTCAACTCTCTGTACCATGACAGCCTGTCCTTGTTCAAGTGCCTTAGTAGAAGACTTGAGAGTTTCTATGCTCCGATAGTCATTGTCTAACTTAGTCTTAATGGTTCCCATGTCCTTAGTCTTATCTTTTAGCTCGGAGATTTCCTTATCGGAATTCTCTTTTGCTGTTTCTAGAGCTTTGATACGGGCTTCCATAGATTCGCCTTGCGTGGTATTTGTTTTGCTTTTCACATAGGCCGTACATGCAGCTATGAGACCAGCAAGACCTGTTAGAACACCTATGATAGCAAAAGTTAATCTCGGATCTTCCATTAACTAACCCCCGAATACGTCATCCAAAACAGAGAAAGTCTTGGATCTCAAGTCACAGATAGAAATCATCCCATTTCCACCCTTAAGGTTCACAACACCCTTGTTGATAGATGCTGTCTGCACCTTACCGTCAAGCATGTCCTCAATAGCGAACAGAGAGTTGATACCTTCAGATCCGAGCACTTCCTTCACCTGTTCATCAGTAACAGCGATATCATCGAGCTTGATGAACGGATTTGGAGATTCAGTGGCAGATACCATTCGTGCAGCAGCATGAGACGGTACTGGAACCCAGTCATAGGTAGTGATCTTCAGGTTAACAACACGGAAGTGGTCTTGTTCTTGTTTAAGCTTGTGAAGTCCTCTCATGGAGAACGACAGCACCTTCTGCTTATCCACTTCTTTCTTCATCCAAGAGCCATTCTGGTTGACAGTCGTAGTAATGTCGCCATAGAACTTGTTGGCTTTCTTGTCGAGTTTCATGATAGCATGAGACACTTTAGTATAGTCCGTATAAAGCTGTCTTTTGATACTCGTATCGAACGGGTGTCCTGCTTCACCATACCAAGTGCCGCACTGGAGAGCTTCTTGGAGAAGCGGATCATTCAATGCTGCGTCAATCAAACCAGTTGGATAAATCTTGCGGTTACGGTTCAGGATATCACCATCTTGCAAAATAGCACGAAAAGTCACGTCATCGTCAGTTTCTTTGATGATCGAAGGATTCGATCTTGCTTCAAAGTTGTTGGCTAAAAACACCGAAGGCATAAGCTCTCCTTTTGATTTTTCAATATGAAGTTGCCATAAGATAAAGAAATAGAAATAGGTCAAAGACCTATTTCTATGAAATGTTACTTATGCTTTCCGTAGATGAAAATCATCGAGAGCACCGATAATGGAACCATAAGTATAGCTTTCAACGTCTTATGAAGCTTTTTCCTCATTGGCAACCTCACTTGTACTAGGGAGGTCAAGGGGCTTGTCGCCTTCATCGTTCGGGATAAACTGCTTGTTCTTTTCGTAGAATTCTTCCGAAGAGACCGCACAGTGTTCGAAGTATTCCGGGAAGGTTTCATTCAACAGTTTAGTTTCTTCGCCGTTGCAGATCCACTTCTTACCGATAATGAACTGCTTGTTCGTTTTGTCTCCCTTGATGATTTCGAAAGCACACCAGTGGATAGTGATACCGTTATCAGAGATAACAGCAACAATACACTTGTCACCACCAGCCAATACGGAGATATCGCACTCCTTCTGTTCCTTGATATTGGCTTCAGAGATTTCGTTGCAGTCGCAGTCAACGATACGGCTGATTCTCAAACCATGAAGTTCGAGAGCATGACCCTTCTGGTCGAAACCCTTGTGAATATCCTGTTGCTTGGAGAATTCGACAAGGTAGAGTTTCTTAGAGTCAAGATAGGGTTTGATGTTCATTCCTTCGGGCATGTTTACTCCTTAATTGATTTCATTTTTATAGTTCATACAATTCTTTGAAAGAGCAAAAAATAAAACCGGGTTATCTTTCGATACCCGGTATTCTTTAGTCTAGATGTTTTGGAGCAGGAATCTCACCTTCGAATTCGAAGTCAATCGGGACAATCTGTCTCTTGCCTTCAAATGTTTCGATGATCTTACAACGCTCAAATTTATGAACAACATCCTTCGTTGCATTATACAGCTCCTGTAAAGCCATAGCCCAGATAGCAAAACTTCCATTAGGCTTATTCATCCTGTAGACGTCTCGCTCAAGTTCGTCGGGTTCTTGATGCCAGCATACTAAGCTCTTCATCTTTCCACGGACTTCATCCGTTATAGATCTGAACATAATGTAAGCATGGTTGAATTCCGGGCCGTGGCCTGAACAACAGTACTGTGTTTCTACCCCTTCAATGCTGTTCAAACACAGAATGGGCAAGAGAATAGCATCATCAATATTATGGTATCCTTCCATAAACAGCTTTGCGCGGTCATAGACATCAGGCCACTGTACGATGTATTTCTTCTCTCTGAAGTTAACAAAGGCTTGGGATGTAGAGGTGCTGTTAGCACCATTACACACCAAGTCAAACGCTAATTCGTCTGGCGTCATTTCTTGATCCTTAATCCGAGTCCGCTGAGATAACCGTTAAGCATACTCTTCGGAACATTGTTGCCTTTCCTTTCGAGAATGATCTCTTCGCCTTCTTTCTTTTTGATGAGAGCTTGTGCAAGCGCTAATCTATCTTCAGAAGACTGAGAAGAGAACGACAACAAGTCAGAAATGTCTTTGAGGTTTCCAGAGAACATCAGGTTGGAGGTTTCTTGTTCACCAAGTCTAATCGGGGTCTTGCTAAGAATATCAGTACTCTTCGCACTCTTACTCTTGTTCGGCACACCCTTGGAACTAAGTAAGCCGACACATCTTGCAGACTGCTTGCCAGACGGTTCTTGTTTCAGACGCATAAAGTACGCCTTGGCAAACGTCAACGGACGGTCGATACCCTTGAACTTGGTCTGTTGAATTCCGAGTTCTTCAACCAGGTCAGCGTATTCTTCGAAGCTGATGTTATCAAAGAATGGCGGCATGTGAATCGGGAAGCCCTTGTCGTACATCTCATTGATGAACGTCGTCAGAGCTGTTTCATCCAACGACTCGATGTACTTATCAAAGGACTCCTTCTGGTCATAGTTCAGAGCAAGATAACATTCACGAATACCTTCGATCTTCCCATCGAGTTTATCGTTCATGTGTCTCTTTCTGAAGTTGTCCGCTATTTCGTTGATTGCAAGTTCAAACAACGCACCGGGGTTCAATCGACCGATGATACCGAGAGGCGACATACAAACTTCTGCATGGTCTCCATCAATGGTTTCCGGCATCTGGTCATCGGGCAGGATCTTAGAAATCACGCCCTTAGAGCCATAGCGATTTGTAATCTTACAACCTTCTTCAAGCGGTCTCTGATGACAGACTTTCACGTTCAGATACAAGAAGTCAAATTCATTCTTAGCTATCCACGGCTTCTTTTCGCTATGCGGGCCGTTCACCGACTCCGTATACCTAGCTATCGCATACGATGCATCCGGTGTAAGCAAACCCGTTTGCTTATAGGGCCATAAAGTTTCAATGATTTCCAACCAGTATCTTTCCTGATTTTCCAAGATATCTCTAATCTGCTTCGACCACGGTTCGTTCAGAACTTCGGACGCAACGTTAGAGTATACCGTAATGTCTTCCACATATCCTACTCCACTGAAGACTGCGTCTGATGCGATAATCTTCTGTGCTGTAGCATCTGTAAATCTTGCAAACGAAGAACGCTTTTCGTATCTACGTCTTGCACAAATGATACCATTACTAATCTCTTGGAAGATATCCGGGAGACACTTGTAGTCATTGCTGTCGCCGTAAAGATTAAGTAACACGTCGTTCGAGTTGATAAGAACGCCGTATTCCATGATCTCAGTGAAAGCCATCTTTTGCGCAGCTGTTTCCGATACCAAAATGGCGTCTTCGATGGTTCCATCCTTATGGTTATAGAAGATCGTTTTCAGATTCTTTCCATAAGCCAAGTTTAAGTGGTCGTCATATGCCGAAGCCGAGCTAATCACTTCCCCTGCTTCAATTTCCATTCCTTCCGTAATGTTCTCGAAATCGGGAACACGGTTAAGATAACCGAAGTGCTCGGTGAGTCTCTTCGAGCTTGTGATTTCTTTAAAGTCAATCTTTTTCGTCTCTTGATCTTCTAGTATCAAGGCATAAGTAGAGTCGTTCTTTTTGATAGCCTTGACTACCTTCTGCTTATGGTCATATCGAAGAATGGACGAAGAAACTTCTCCGACCTGATTCTCGAAATTCGTAAAGAGCAGAGGCGGTTCCGGATCATCCAATACAAGAGCCTGATTTAGATGGTTGCAGACCATGTTAAGTCTTGGGCCATCGATCTTGTTCGCATTGGGAACCAGCAGTTCACTTTCGAGAAAGCTGTGATCTGCCATTTTTCTCCTTGAGGTTAAAGATAGGAGAATCCCAAGCGTTTCCTGAGATTCTCCTTATCTAATATACTATTTTATGGCATTGCTGACAAACGTGCCATCAACATATTCGCCCTTAGTGAGCTTACAGTAGATCTTGTGAAGGGCTTCTTCGGAGATTTCTTGTCTTTCTCCAGAAGGCCATTCCAGAATAGTCGTGTAGATCTTTGCTACAAGATTAGTGCCAAGCGACTTGCGAGGGTCGCTCATACTGAATTGCTCAATAGGGAAAGGCCTTGCTACAATCCACATGCACCTGCCGGACGGTTCATCGAGCTCGACGGCGTTAACTAAGTGGTTGACATTGACGTAGATAGCGTTGCATCTTCCGTTATACGTCTTGACCTTTATCTTACTTCCGAAGTTAAGACACTTAATCTGGTTATCTTCAAAGTAAGTGTATTCCTTAATCGTTTCCTTGATGTCGTAATCCTTCGGATTCCTGTCTTTGTAACGGACAGTAACCGAGCTAACGAAACTGCCTTCAGTGTTAAGCACGGAGATAGGCCATGTTCCTTCATGGATCTCGACTTCTCTGTAATTCTCGAGTCTACGAGAGCAGAGAGTTCTCTTGTTAAGCGTCTCTACTTTACGCTCTTTGTCATAGTTGTAGAGGAATTCCTTTTTCATAATGAATTCCGGGCTGACAAGCACAGAGAAATTCATCTTGCCACAGTCATCAAAGAAGTCGCAAGTATAGACATCATTTCTCGGAAGCAGAGCTTTGAAGCCGTGAACACGAACAAAGCTAGACTGCTTGTAGATTTCCGGAAATGACTTAAATATTGTTGTCTTGTCCTTGTCAGAAATGTCGTCAAGAGCAAGCATCAAACTATACGGGCCGAAGTGTCTTCCCGTAATTCTGAAGGATGTGAAGAAGCTACTTCCGTCCGTAAGGAAAGTGCGTTTGGTGAAAATACCCATCTTATGCCTCTGTCAGATAGCAGAATGTTACTTCAAGATCCTTCCGTGCTTTTTCAATTTCTTCTTCGTTTCCTTTTCCGATAGTTGCGAGCAGAGTGGCACCTCTGTCATACGCTTTGAACAGAGCGACACACTTGTCGTAGATTTCTGTATTGGACTCGCTATAGTCCTTGACTTTCGGGTTACGGCTCTTCAGAATTTCTTCCGGAATCACTCTGTTGATTTCTTCTTTAGAATAGCCGTTGATTGAGGTTAAGGCTTCTACCAATGTCATAAGCGTACCTATGCGTTTGCTACAACATACTCGTTAAAGCTAAGCATCTCTCCATATAGAGACTGTGCAGCATCCTTGAAGTTCTTCAAAGCTACTGGCTCATCCCCTCTGGAGTTGATGATGAATCTTGTAACTACGAACGGATAGAAGAATGAGAAGTCTACTATCGCCATCGTAGCTAAAGCTTGCGGGAATGTCGTAAGTGAATTAAGGATTTCTTCTTTGAATCCTCTCACCGTTCTGGTGTCAGAAGAGAGGATGTAATTCTCTTTGTAGTCTTCTAGAAAGAGTGTCTTGATGGTCTTTTCTGTTCCCGGTATCACAAGCGTATCGAAGAATTTCGTGCTATTGAAGAATGTGAAAAAGTTCTCGGCGGGACTATACACACTCAAGAAAGTAGCGGTGATAACAAGGATACGGTGCAGAAGAGAAGCATCATAGACATAGCCATCACGGATGGCGTTTCTTGCCGTAAGACCGAGAATTGTGGTTCTGTCAAAATGCTTAATGAGTTCCGTTCTAGCTAGTCTCGGATCCGGAATCAACAGAGGAATACCCTTAGACTTCGTGCGAAATTCTCCGAAAGATGTCGGGAAGAATTCACTATCGAAATTATCTAGAGCCTTGTCTGAAGCGGAATCAGAGAACATGGCTAGATACGAATTGCGAAAGACATTCATAGCCATAGAGAGGGAGCTGCCAACATACTCAGACTCGATGTACTTGCTGATAGCCTTATACCTTGCTGCCTTTTCGCTTGGCGATATAGACGCAGCAAAGACCTCATCGGAATCACTCTTATCGAGTTCTTCGAACGGTTTGAATGTAACATTCTCCCAGCTGAAGAATCTCTCGAACAATGTCTTGCGTCTATGGATAGACTCAAGGCCATCTATGATATCCCTGACATCATTTGCGCAGCTGCTATTCTCGTTAAGATAGTTAGATACAGCCTCGTAGATAGTGTCGATGATGTTAAAAGCGTTTCGTATATTATTTGCCATATGTCCTCGCATGTTCATTGTAAAGTTCTACCTCAAAATCTTCATATACCTAATGAGGATTTTGTATTTCTCATGTTCGGTAAAGAGGATCGGGTAGATAAAATTGTCGTCGCTAGCTTCAATAGAGACATAACAGCCCTCTCTTACATTGGGCTTTGGAACAATCTTAGAGTCAATGTAAAGCACAGGGCCGAGAGTATCTTCTTCGCCCGGTCTGTAGAGATTCCCAGTTTCGAAGTTGTACTTGAGAACATCGAACTTGTCCGGTAAGTCAAGTACAGCCCATTCAAGCTGTTCTACCAAGGCGAAAGGATTGTCTTTTCGTTTATTCCCCCATGAGTGTTCCTTAAGAGCAACCCTTGTAGATGGGTCGTCCATAGTCGGAATCTTTGTGATAATCACCTCTCCGTTATCTCGTCTGATGTCGGTGATAACATTCGGTTTCTTCAATTCCTTCAGAGTTGCCATCGGAACAGAGAAAAACCAGTCAGCCCCAACTTCAGGAGCAAGCAGAGAATGGTCATTGTTAGCCACAAAGATCTCTGTAATCCCACGTTCCTTGGAGAAGATGCAAGAGGCATAATCACCCTCGAAGGTGACTGTCTCAGGCTTCTCTCCGAAGGAGTTGGTGAGTTTGTAAATAGTCTCAAAGACCTTTTTGGCGGATTTTGACACAGATTGTATAGCCATAAATCTCCTTGTGTGACTATTTCTTTATATACTGCTAATCCCTTATTACTTCTTTCGCAAGAGTTTCTACAATTATCTTGCGTCTACGGTTGAAGTTGCTCTTCGTCTTGGGGAAAGAGATATCAAAGATATCGTAGACAAAGTACGGAGTCGGATGGTCTACTCTTCCACGGATACGACCAAGTACCTGTGTAAGCTGAATGTCGCTGGTAATTGGAACAGTGAGAATGAGATTATCGATGGCGCTATCAGTAGCACTGTCCATAGACTTCTCCGTGGATAGGATAATCTTCTTCTTGAGCTCTAAGATACGAGTCTTGGTAGAAATCATAGAAGTAAAGTTACCAATCGGAATCTCAGGATAGTCCGTAGTGAGACCATCATAGAGCCACTGAACGAGATCGAGAGTACCAACTAAGATAGCGATCTGTCCATCCGGGTTTACCTTAAGAATCTCATCAATAGCGGTTTTGATCTTTTCATAGAGCGCTAACTGTGCCTCTTCGCACTCCATGAGATACCCGCAGTATACACTCATTCTAACACCGACAACATTGTTGAACTGCTTAGCCCAACCGCTACAGGAAGGTGTCGTGAATGGTCTCGGACAGTAGGTGATAATCTTCTTATCAGCAACATAGACGTTACTGCGGAATGTATCCATCTCTGGTACGATATACTTGAAGATCTTGTTTTCCTTATAGTCAACACGACCGAGAGTTGCAGTAAGGTATAGTGTATACGGCACACAAGATAGCATGTTGATATAGAACACGCTGAGGAGTTCCTTATGGGCTTCGTCAACAATGTTCATACCGATTCCAAGATCAGCGTACATGTTTCTGATGATTTCTTCGCCGTCGGCGCGTCTTGCAAGTACTTCGAATGTACGATGAACACAGATAAAAATCTTGTACTTATCTTTGTTTTTGATAGCCTTCGGGATACTATCGGCACCTTGAATTACACAGATTTCGTCACGCTGAATATCAGTGAATTCTAGAATGTCTTTAATCCACGGTGTTTCAATCATCGTTACTTTGTGAACAAAGATACACGCCTTCACGCTAAGTCTAGATGCAGCACACAAAGCGAGGAATGTCTTTCCGGATCCTGTCGGAAGGTCAAGCACACGAATTCTTGTTTTAAATCTGTTCAGGGAGTCGAACATGTAGTCCAGTGCTTCTCGCTGAAGGTCATCTTTAGGTGTGTACTTCATGTTGATGCGAACAGCCGGAGCTTTGATAAACGCATTATCATTATCCTGATTGTCTACTTGAAGACTGTTATTGTAAACAAGAAACTTCCTTGGGATGAATCTTGGGAGAATAAGATCTCCGTTAGATCTTTCCAAGATAGCTGTCCAGAGAATCTTGGGCCACTTACAGTAGCTATCGTAGACAGCCAAGACAGACTTTAAGAATTTCTTGGTTTTCTCCGATACGTCAGAGATAATGAGTCTGAAAGGTTCTATTGTTAGTTTCATATACGCTCCTTGCAATGTTTAGTTAGGAATAAGCCTCTATGACTGTTTTTCTGTTTGTTTTTTTATTTTTAATAAAAGAGAAAAAAAAACAAATCTCCGCGAGGGAGATTTATTCTTAAATGGGTTTTAATAACAACATCTTATCAGCGACAGAGTTGAAGTTAGGCTTAGAGATGACTTCATCATCCATCTGCAGCTCGATGATGTCTTTATAGTATACTTGCATCGGAGTGCCATTAGTGGTCTTGAACGTAAAGTAGTCCTGCATTGCGATGAAGGAATCGGCAGCAACAGAGTAGACGTTCGGAAGAGTAGAATAGCCTTTAGTCTTTAAACGAAGTTCGCAGATCATCTTACCTCCAGATTCTTTAAGACTCTTTCCATCTTTTCATAATCGTATTCATCAATGTCGAGTATCTCACCATCGATAGACATTTCAAGGATCTCGTCATAACGGAACATGTTGCTAGCAAATCTGAAGTCACGGATGGTAAGATTCTCCGGATTAGCAGTAAACATCACAGAAGAGAATGTCTGACAGCACTCTTGACAACTACGGAAGAAACGAATGGTACAACTGTGTCCTATCTTATTCGGGATCTGTCCTTTGTAAGACGGATACGAGCATGAATCAAGGAGAGCTTCTACATTCTTCGGGAAAGGTCTATCAAGAACATTGTTATCTATCCTTAGATAAATGATATCACGAACACGAGTGGATATCTTTACTTTCCCAGAATGTTCGATCTCTAGTACGTCGCCGAACAAAATGACGTCACCTAGACCAGTGAACTCGCTCTTCACGCCGTATAAGTTGTATTTTATTTGGATAGAGTGCAGCATAATCTCTCCTTTTCATTAGGAAGTTACCCTATGGTGTCAACTAGTTAATGATGTTTGCATACTTCAAAAGGAGATCTCATTATGCAGATTCAACTTACTTGGAAAGAACACGGCAATAACTTTGCTGGTGTTTATGAATTCTCTTCTATGGAAGCACAGCATGACTTCCTCGTTCTTCGTACTAGTGCTGGTACTGTTACGGTTCCGTACAAGTGCATGACAGGTGCCATTGTTGGTACTAATGACGCTATGACTATCTTCAATCAGGAAGCTTTTGCCGACGAGATTACTGATTTGCTGACAGAAGACAAGAAGTTCCCTGAACTTCCGTCTACTCAGATCGAAGACCTCGAACCGACATATCCGGATACGGACACTAAACCGGACAAGACTCCGGCTGAGGCACAGGAAACGAATGGAACGCAGACTCAGGGTGGCTCTGATCCGGCACCGAGCGGTGAAGGTGGTCAAGGAGCTGGCGGTTCTGATCCGAATACCTAAGGCCAAAATTCTTTTGCCATTAAAGAAATATTCTCTATACCTAAGTGGTATAGAGAATATTTTTAATACGCTTCGGTAGGAACTGTGAAGTCTGTAGTCCACTTGCAAGCCTTGCAGACTGCAAGCTGAGCCCAAAGGCCACATATTCCATTGCCTTCGCCTGATTCAAAGCTGGTTATGAGAATTTTTGACGGCATTAGTCCTATCCACTCGTCTAATGTCTTAGTAACAGAGTTTTCGTTCGTTATGGTTGTGCTTAAAGCTAGAGTAGCGTATAATTTTCCATCGACGAATACATATAGATTACTCGTATCTACAGTTACAGCAAAATGATGCCAAGATGCGATCCAAGTTGTAAAATATGGGCCGCCTTGTGCAGAATCAGGATTTATTCCATCTGGTTCAAAACCTAATAATTTATGGTCATCTGTATATTCATCAGTTAGATATAAGCCAATATGGGTATCATTAGGATCTTCTGAGTCAAGGAACCTTGATATCTTTAAAGCTAAATGTAGTTCATTAGGATCTTCAGGTCTATATTTAGCAGCCCCGATATAGAAAATAAAATTATGATTAAATTCATAAGGTTCACGACATGCAAAGAATGTTTCTACAGTAAATGGGGTAGATATATTGCCAGAATCAAATGAGAACGCTAAATCAGTATGCCACCCGTAATCGCAGGTTACTGTAGCAACTGGTGTACCAGAACTAATACCATATTTGCTGCAATCTATTGGGCTTCTATTATCCACTAAGGTAGCTCCAGCAGTAGTATCGTCAAACATAGATAAATTGGAATCCCATTGGTATAAGTCATCATACCAATCATTAGGAACGGTCGTTACCCATTGACCATTATCAGGCGTACCTATACTATGTCCACTTATAAAATTCTGAAGAAGCACATATTCAACACCTTCACTTGGCGGGTCAATGAATTTGTCTATCCGCCAACATTGTCCAACTACACACAGCTGATAGCATTCGCCCGGTAATACAGTTAATGTATTTCCAGTAACCGGACAGTGTAAAGTTTCGACACCAGCATGCTCGGTAGCATTAATCGTCCAAGTTACATTTATTTTTAGCGTTTCGATTGATGCACCTGGATCAATATGGATGTCGATAACAAAGTTAGGGAAGTCGTGAGTGCTGCTTGTTGTTACATTAAAGGTGATATTATTACAGGAGTCAACAGTAACGTTCCTATAAGAATTATTATCGATTTCGATTGTGGCATCGTCAGGCTTATTGTTAAACCATTTTAACGGCGTGACATACTTCCAGTCATATCCGTTTTCGGTCTTGGTCAATACTTGGCCAGCTTCTCCTCCGGTTGGAAGATCTGAACCGCCACCAACTGGTTTTCCGCCAATCTCGGTGACTTTATCTTCTTCGATAGTCAAAGTTAAGGAGTTACCATTTTCATCCTTCTTAGCTCTTTCCGCTAAAAGACTCTAGCCGTTGATTCCTGAAACGAAAGTTACTGAATTAGAATCGCCGATAGCCTCATTACTAGAGTCAAGGATATCATCACCGTTAGAATCTTGGATACTACTGCTGACTGTAGTTTCAGTAATACTAACAGAAGAGCCACCGCCAACTGGTTTTCCGCCAATCTCGGTGACTTTATCTTCTTCGATAGTCAAAGTTAAGGAGTTACCATTTTCATCCTTCTTAGCTCTTTCAGCCAGCAAACCTGCGTTGCCGAAGCCATTAATAAATTCGCTCATATAGAAAATCTCCTATAGATATTAGACAATTAGGAGTTTGTGCTATAAAAAAGTACTAACCATTACTGGTTAGCACCTTAAAATTTAGTCATAATACGAATCCATAGGGATAAGAATAGCTTGCTTTCCAAAAATTCTAAAAGCAAACAAATTTTTAATGCTTGTAGTTGAAATACTACTAGGAGGATTAGACTTTAGCTGAGCAAAATTGTTGATATAATTTTTGATGTACTCTTTGATATTGAATAAGGGTAAATCTTCCCTATCTGGCATTTCGGCATATATAGCTAAAGAATCTTGTAGTTTATATTCTCCGACTGTCTGAATCACAATATCATAGTAATCATTAGCTTCAATGGCAGGAAGTTTTACAAATATCCCACATAGATCGTATCCTTCTGAAGAAGGAGCTGTTAATTGGCTAATGTCTATAAAGTACATAGTATTGTTTTGAACTTCTAGGTCAATATGATCGCCGTATATGTCTGCGTTCGTTAGAGTTTTATTAACGACTGTGTACTTTCCGCTTCCTCCGCTGCTTCCGCCAAATTCACTAAACGGAATATTGATATCAGTCGTAGCACCATCAGCAGTGGTCTTGCCCTGAGCTAAGATAGTAGCTGTTTCTTTAAACTTGGCTTTTTGTTCGGCTGTAAGTTCGCTAAGTTTTTTGTATGAGCTGGCTTGGGCCATATAAACCTCTCATGTTATAATGTTTAACAATTTGGAGTTTAAGTATAAAAAGGACTAGCCTATGAAGCTAGTCCTTATAAATTTAAGACACAATTGTAGTATTCATGGTAATCCAAGCATAAGTCGGTGTACCGTTAGTCATTGTACAAGTCAAGATATAACTACCATTACCTGACGGAGCTGGAGGGAGAGTCATCCGTGGCTTATCATCAGCTACAACTTGCCAAAGTGTATTTGCGCCAGTATAAGACTGTGTTACAGAAGCTGTACCTTCATGCATCACATGCGCAATAAACTTGAAGTTCGTATGCTTTGCAGGGTCATTATCTGCTTGGCCAGTCGTACCATCATTGAAGTAAGCATACCAAGCCGTGTTATCCTTTTCAACTACGCCAATATTAGAAATGAGGTTAAAGTTGATAGGAGTAGCATAAGAAGAGTCATAGATATTGTATCCACTAATCTTGCCATGTTTAGTGATTCTACCGATATCAAGAGTAGCATTGATTTCTCTCATCTTGTATGTCTCGTCAGAATACAGACCCTTAGTAGAGAATCTAAGCTCAGTATCGAGAATACCAGTATTCACAGTAACGTTGCTGTTAACGAACTCGATTGCAGAATTGTCTACAAAGGTATCCGGAACTTCAATGCTAAACTGAGGATAGCATGGCTTTATTTCAGGAGACGAGATAAATGAAGGTTCATCATATACATTTCCGAGTACAGACGAACTGATAGCGCTCCTACGTTTATACCCATAGTCTACTGAGAATAGGTGTGTTTCAACAATTATCTCTGAAGACGCAATAAAGCTACAATGGAAGAACGGGAGTCTATCAGCCGGGTTAGTGCCATTACCAATAGTCAGAGTATCTGCTATGATAGATAATCCGTTAGGGCCAATCGGATCAGACAAAGCAGCAGCACCTGAATCGTATGTCTTAAGGTATACTCTCGGTGCATTAGCATTAATACCTACGCAACCATAGAAACCACGCTGTGCGTTAAGTGTAAAATCAGCTTGATTTGTTGCATTAAGTCTTATGCTAGCTCCTGTCATTTTGAACTTAGAAAGATCAGCAATAATTTCGTCAGAATTAATTTCAATAGCAAATCGTTCAGTCGTAGTTGACGTAGATATATACGGAGATTTTGCTGCATCAGTATTGAACTGAACAAAGTATTTTGATTCCAAGACAATATCACAGGCAGCAAACCTACTGTTTTCATAGTACAAATATCCTTCAGTTTTCAGTCTGAAGGTGTTTGCACAAACACCGTAGACTTCCATGCGTTGACCGCACTGAGCAGAGAATACGCTATACCATGCCGTTTTAGTATAGTCTACTATGTCATATTTGAAATCTCCAGTGACGTTACGAACGAACAAGAGTGTACCGCTATTATTGATACCACTGCTCATTTCGCTAGTATCGGGATACAGTTTCAGACTTCTGAAGTCATAGAATGAATAGACATTCTGATTTGAGCCCTTCGGAAGATTTGCGACTGTAACATCTAAGTTAAGGTTGCCCTGAATAGCAAGAATACCAGAAGTATTCTGTTGACCAGTAGCCTCCCAAATTTTCTTGGCATCAAGTGTAATATTAGAACCACCGTTTCCCAAGATATGAATAAGAATCGGATAGTTGCTATGTTCCACCTTGCTGATAGCTCTGTACAAACCTTTCGGAGTGCAAACAGGAGTCTTTTCTGAGAGACCGTCATTAAGATCGATAGATGTTACAGAGCTATACGGATGAATGTAGAATTCTCTAATCAGCTTATGGTCAAACGTTGCTGTAATCTTGCCAGTAGGCTTAATGTTGCCATTAGTATCCAGCGGAGGCTGATAATCAACAGAGGAGCCGATAGAAGAATTACAGAATCCTAAGATAATAAAGTTATCCCACGGATAGAGACGGAGTTCGCCATTGAGGAAGATACCGCCAATACGACCTGCAATATTACCAGTAAAGTTAACACTGCCGCCATTCGTATAGAAAGCGATAGGCTTATAATAGACACCGTAATAGTTGCTTCCATAGTTAAATACGCCGACGTCGATTAGCGCATACTGACCAGCTTTTTGATTACCATAAGGGCAAAGATGAAGCATGGTAGTATAGTTGTTCATCACATAGACTGAATCAGCGTTGATAATAGCACTATACTTTGTATCAGTGTTTATATCTTTAGTTTCCCATCCAAGACCTGCGATTTTGTCATTGACGGAGGAGTTGCCACCAACAATGATATAACCACCACCGCTACCTGTATACAAGGATACGCAGTCAATCTTAAGGAACATAGCCGAGATATATGCACCAGTTGAAATACAGACATCACCATCAGAAGAAGAGTCATCTACACCAGTAGTCTTGATATAAATGGCATATGCCAGAACTTCATTGCCGCCATTTGCAACTTCAAACTTTCTGGCTCTAACATCCAAGAAGTCAAAATAGCTAATGCTGCTTCCATATGTCTTGGTACCAATCTTCTTGACGGATGAATTAAACTTAAGGTTTTCGCAAGTAATATGAACTGATCTGTTTGAAGCAGCATTTGCTGGGAGGATGTTATTAATTTCAACATTTCCTTCAGACTTGATGATAACTTTCTTTCCGATAATATCAGGAAGATTTGTCGTGCCAGATCCGCTGTATGTATTAATTAGGACTATTTTACCATTGATAGGCGGAACTGTTTCCCTAGAATTGGAGAATGTAATACGTTCCGCAGAAATTTTGATTCTTTCAGCACCAAGGATATATTCATTTGATGCGTCATTATTATAGAAATAGATTTCGCCAGCTTCAGAAGTGATGTTGATATTGGCATAATTACCATCACCATAGTTTGTAATGGCAATTTGGTTCTGTATTTCAATATTACGGGTACTATGAATATTAACATCGCTATAAGAATCTATTTTAGGAAGATACCCAGATTCGCAAGTAAGATTAAATCTTCCGCAAGTAATAGCACTAGCCCTATGGGTCTGAAGCTTCCAGCAACTAACAAGACATTCACCAGTAACATTAATGGTATGATTGCCATTGTTATAAGAGAAGTAAACTTCGGTACCAGCAGTATAGCCGCCAGTTCCAGTGAGATCAGTATAACCAATAGTGTCAGAAGTTACAGCTAAACGATAGCATGTAATATCTGCATCACGGAGGTCTATGACTACACCTCTTACAGTATGGAACTTAACTTCAGAATTTTCTCTGTTACATTGAATATTAGCGTTCTTAGCGTAAATATTAGCAAACGCTTTAATATTCACGAACTTAGAAGAAATATTCGTAGTATAGCCTTCATTGATAGTAATATAATTACCACTTTCAACGCTAAAGCTATTACCAGATACATCAAGATTCTTGATTAGAATATGGCTATAAGACTGAATCTTAATATTGCCATTGAGCTTGACTAGGTTAATGCTTGCAGTAGCATCGCTAAAGTTAAGGTCAAGATAGCCTTCACAGAAAAGCGTAAAGTCCATAGCAAGAACTTTGTTGCTAGATCCATCAAGGCTTAAAATTCCTAAAGCATTTGCGCCATTAAGAGTATAATCACCGCCAGCAAGTGCATAAATAGTAGCACCCTTGTTGTCTTTAAGAATACTCAAAGCCTTAGCAAACGTGGCAACTGGCTTCGCAGATGATAAACCATTATTAGAATCATTACCGTAATTTCTGTCAAGATAGATAATCGGTGTCTGACCTTGAGGAGCAGGTGACATCCATGCGGGTACACCATTAACTACTGTTAAGACATCACCCGGGTTTCTTCCTGTTGTGCTCGGAACCGGAACTATAGCTCGTATCTTTTGCAACAAGACTGAGCTCAGAGACGGGTCGGCAAGCCACTTGCTTGCATCCCAAGCTCCGGCAGGAATATCCTCTTTAGCGCAATAGAACCTTCCCTCACGATAGACGAAGTCGTCTTTGATATAAGAAACGTCGTCTCTAAAGCCAAAGGCGATATCAAGAGAGGCGGCTACATCAGAGGCAGGAACGCTTTTGGATTCCTGCCCGAGACTAAGCACACCCAGATATCTGTCATCGCCACTAGACGACTTAGTAGTTCTGGCTTCTCTAAGACTAATCGTCTGTAATTCATTGGCGAAACATGAGTCAAATTCAGTATTCGGCATAGAATCTCCTATTCAATAATTCTATTTTCGGTTTTTAGGGCAAGAAGCACTGGGCCATTACCCGTTCGTAACACAGTTCCAGAAGGATTAACCTTGAGAAAATAGATTACGCTTACTGGCGGTTTTATAAATCCTTCCCCACTTCTCAATGGGAATCTTTCATTAATCGCCCTGCGGCTAATAAAGCTAGCTTCCTTATAGAGAATGTAATCGAAGTCATATTCGCCAGGTTGTATATCACTAGCCGTGACGATATGAGCAAATACTTCTTCACGGAAATGAAGAATAGACTCTAAACCAGCTTCTCCAGTATCGTCATCGTCCCCATCAGGAATATCAAGATTCCTCAGAACTTCCGGTTTGTCCAATGGTGAGTTAGTGAAAGATTCAAGGATGGCATCTGTGCTACCAGTTACTCCATCCTTGAACAAACTCGTGCTAGCCATCTCATTCATTGAGAAATGTGGAGAGTCCTTCAGAGTAAGACTGCCAAAGACAGCCATTCCGCTATCATCCAAAACAGAGCCGTCTAAGAGGATTCCCTGCTGTTCGGTCTCGTAGAAGAGACCGTCCATCAGGGTCATCTTATCTTCGCTGCCTTCATTGATCTCCACTTCGAGAGTGTTGTCAGCAGAGGATCTAATCTGAAGAGTGATACTCTTAATGAAAGCAATCAGGGACGAAGCGAATGCTGCAATAGCAAGGCTATCGAGAGAAGTGAAGCTGATATCATTCAGTTCATATCTACGGAAGATGGCATCGATCTCAGAAGCGAGACTGGAAGAAATCATTTCGATTTCCGGCAGAGGATCATCGCTTTCATTAATGATACGCATGATTCTGGCAGTAAACTCGGGCTGATTTTCCTTCAAGTACTTCTCATAGGTGTCTTCGCCAGCATAGTTCTCATTGGAGATATTGTCTTCGGACGCAATGAGGGCTTCCTTAATATGAAGAGCGTTCTTCATTTCAAAGTAGTTATTAAGACCGTATGTCTTCAGTCTATTATAGAATACTTCGGAGGCTCCGTCTCCTACACCATACTTGAGCAGGGTGTGCTCAGTATCACCAGAAGAGATTACACGAATGATATCTTTCTCTAATCTATCAATCGTGTTCGCACTGAACGTTGGAACATTACCGAACTTCTGCGAGAGGATACTGTAATCGATGGCATAATTACCATGCGGAGTCTTCTTCACAAAGTCCGGGCTATAGTATTCAAGACCTTGTTCGATGTTCTCAACGGCATACTTCATGTCATCAAGGAATTCAGAGATAGATTTAAATTCTCTGATGAGATCCGGGATAGAGCTAATACGAGCGAAAAGTTCATCGCGATTCGGGAATTCTTCAGCACCGTATCCAGAAGAGTCTTCTACGGCACAGACCACAGAAGCAGCCTTGCTAATGGGATCTTCGCTTGTAGGATCCGGTTGAATGATGTTCGTAACCTTCCTGGAAGCAAAGTCATAGAGCTTTAACGGATCGAGAGACGGGTTGTTAGGGTCATCATTCGTCAAGATGCTGTTAAGCATGATGATGAAATGCTTAAACTCGCGGTTATTGGAGTATGGGTCTGTAGAGTAACAGTTACCAACAGCGATGTTCTCCGGATTGAGCTTAGTGATAAGCAGTGCTCTGGTATAGACAAATGCTATCATGAGATCAAACAGAGAGACATTTCCTCTCATTGCAGAAGATTCCACATTGAGACGAGCTGTATTAACATGATGAAGCATTGCGAAGAAGAGAGCAAGCTTCTCTGCCGAGCTCACAAGGTTATCATTCTTGTATGTGACAGAGATATACTTGGTCTCAAGAACACTAACATCCCTATTAGCCTTGAGCTGTGCTTCCCCTCGGTCATCTTCGTTAGGGAACCAGAATCTATCTTCAGATACGAAGTCACTGTAAGCAACTGGAGAAAGTTCGTCTTTGTGAGCTTTAATATACGCAATGCTGTCCTTAACACTGTAAGGAATCTTGTAGAACTTCAGGCTGACAGAATCCGGATTCGGTTCATCGATAGTATCTTCAGAGAAGAACTTGCTCTTGTATTCGCTATCGGCGATTTCCTTAACAAGCACGTACTTGTATATCTTGATACTTTCAGACTTGAAGATATCGTCAACTACAATGTCAAAAGCTGCATCAGTAGCTTTTGCGTTGATAAGTTTGTAGAGAGCCTTAGCCACATCTTCCTTGAAAGAAGACGGGATGATACTATCATTAAAGAAACCGAAACTGTAGAAGAGGTTTCTAAGATCCTTGGCAGTGTAGTTCTTGTAGATGGTAAGATCCGCAAGTTTCTCATCGAGGTATCTGGTAATAGTCATCACGATGAGAAGGAAGTTAACGAGCTCACGATAAGTGTTCGTATACTCGAAAGCCTTATTGAACAATCTCTCCATGAAGAGATTGCGGCATTCATCGTAGATCTTATTGAACCTGAAGAGGTCAATATTGGAAGTAACTGCGCCAGTGTTGTAAGCGATGATGGACATATCCTGAGCTCTACGAGCATCATACGGATCGCATCCATAGGTATAGAACAACATTCTGTAATACGAGTTAGCTTCGTACACATTGCCCCTATACGGAGCAGTGAGATTGCCATAGTTGGTGTTGAAGGCAGCTTCAGAAACTTCTTTCAATCTCCTATCATTGTTACCAATGTACAGGGAGTTTCTGCGATAGCAATCAATGAAGTAAGCAGTGTTATCCGGAATTGCGTTATATTCGCGCAATTCGCTTGTGGTAAAACACGGAACACCGTTTTCAATAGGAAGAGTACCTTCGATAGCGGAAATGTAGTTGTTCGCATAGGTAACAGACTTGACACTTTCATGCTGGTCTGCTGAAGTCTGGTCTTTGAGAATCAGCGTAGAGGCGAAAGTAATCAGTTCCTTTAGGATCTTCGCATCTTGTTTCTGCTTTTCTGCCAAATACATTAGATGACTCCTTATAAATTCATTATGAAGTTCCGCCATAAAAAGGTGCATAGGCTTTTGACCTATGCACAATTTCTTAGAAACCCTTGAGATCTTTGATTCCGGCAGGAATACCACCGTGTACGAATCCACCTAGCGGACAGTTGGTAATGATATTGGGAGCCCACTTCTGAGAATCATTAGACTTTAGGCTGATGACCTTAGAATCTAGGTACGTCTCGTCGGCTGTCACATTTACCTTTGAAGCCTGAACATTGACTTCATTGGCAATGATTTGGATCTTGTCATTATCGAGAGAGATAACAGCAGCATCTTCGGCTGTATTGATGACAATCTTCTTCTCCTTAGCGTCAACAAGCACACCACTCTTGTCGCTCATCTGGAGGAAGAACTGCTGGTCGTCATTCTCGAATCCGATGGTATCGCCATTGATAGTCTCATGGATAAGATCTACGCCAGTGTCACCTTCAATGGTAGAATTCTTCAGAGTACTGCTTCCTTCAACAGCGGGGCCGAAAGGAAGATAGTACGGGTATCTGATGTCCTCATTGAGGAATATGACAAACACCACAGCACCGATAGGCGGAACGATAAAGCTACCAGTCTCTGCTCTCTTGTTGGCCTCTTCATCGTGATACTCGAATCGATTGGAAGCACGGTTACACCAAATGAAGTTCGTAGCTTTAAGACCTTGGCTAGTACCGCTGATATTGTCATTAGAGTCCTTGTTGTCATTTTTCACAACAGTCTCACGGTTTTCCACTATCTTAGTATAGCTACCCGCAAATGGCATCAATCTCTTAATAGCAACACCTACACGACCCTGCTTCTTAGGGTCATCATTCGTGACTACGGTGCCTTCAAAGAATCCAGAAAAATCAAGAGGACTTCTCATTTTGTTATTGAACATAAGCTCTCCTTTCTATTGTGAAGTTTCGAGAATATAAAAACCCGTATCTTGCGATACGGGTCTTTATTACTTTAGCGTTCAACAATGAAGGAGAACACGAAGCGTTCCATGATGTCAACGAACGCCACAGCCACATCAATACGGCAGATTTTCTGCTGGACATCGTAGTCCGTAGAGGAGATCGTCGGAGTGATGTACTTGAATGCACCCTGAAGGATGTATTCAGCAGCACAAGAATTCAGTTCGCTCATGAGCTGAGCCTGAACAGTGCCGATAGCGTCCTCGCTGCGGTAGTTACGGCTAATCTTGAGGAAGTCTCTCTTGACAGCCAAGATAGCACGAACAGCATGGATAAGCGTCAACGGAGTATTCTTCGTCTGAGAAGTCAGTTCGGTTGCGAAGAAGACACCTTGAGCGTCACGTTCAATGTAGTTGACCTGATGCTTGTAGAGTTCGCTCATTTCATAGGTCGTCGGCATGTAGGAAATGCTACGGAAGCCAGCGATCGTTCCACGGCGAGCGCCCACAAAGTTCTTGGTCTTACCATTTGCCACATCGTTAGACGGGATCTTGGAAGACAAGAAGAACGTCGGAGTAACCTTGATGACCTTACCAGACCAGATATCATTCACAACCAGATGCTGGGTGAAGATAGAGGCATAGAAGGTATCGTAGTTCTGTTCATTCTGTCTCTTATCGATAGCCTGAGTAGCGTTGGCAATAGACAAGCCTTGGTCGAGCAACACAATGCAGTCCTGACGGGTGACAGATGCAAGATCCACCATTGCCTTACGGACAGTTTCATCGTAGTTAGCGTCGAACATCAAATCGAACTCACAGAGGTTCACGTTGGTGATGAACGGATCAGTCGTACCATTGTAGGCACGGACAAGAGCCTGAGCCAAAGTGCTCGTGTAAGCAGGTTGACCTTCATCGTCTTCATATTCGAAGCCCCAACCATTACCATACGAACCACCACCGAGATACAGCGAGGTAGCCGGGGTGAGGGTATTGTAGAACCAGAAGGAGACAAACGGTTCAGTATACATCAACAGATCAGAGTTATCTCTGGAGTAACGAGTCTGGTCGAGCGTGCAACCATCCACGTCAGCACCGATAGCACTCATGAGGGAAGTGAACGCATACTGTGCAAGTTCAGTCGTTTCGTACTTTTCACCGAACGTTCTGGTGTTGAATTCATCGAGATCGATACGGTTGAAGATGTACTTAATCACAGTGTCAACATCGACGTAGATTTCGTTATCATCTTCGTCAGTAACAACCTTGTTGTTAGCATCCTTCACTGCAAGCTTCGTTTCAATGAAGTTCTGGAGGTTGTCGTAGTTGACCACGCAAGTCAAGTAAGAAGAGTAGGTGTTCACCACGTCTTCAATAAAGAGGCTTTCCTTAGTAGCAGCCACAGCATCCGGATCGAAGGATACAGAGAACTGTTCACGAACAATTTCTTCACCCTTGGATTTTTCAATCACGGAGAGCTTGAACATACTCCAATCAGGATAAGTACCATCAAAGTTGTCATCGTAGGTCAGAGACACTGCGAGGTTGTTGTACCACTTACCAGAACCCTTCGGCAAGAAGCGGCAGAATTCAACAAAGTTAGCAGAGTTCAAAGTAGCCTGGTCTGCTTCCGTGATTTCGTCGCGGATTGCACCAACTACATAACCTTCCTTGGCATCTTCAATCTTATCCCAGATGTCGCTGTTCTTGACCTTGATACCGTCTTCGATACGGTATGCTTCATAGTCAGCAGCAGCTTCCGGAGAGAAGTCAGAGAATGTCGTAGCCACGAGACCGATCGTGTCATAAAGACGTTCGAGATAGTCGAAGTTGCCTTCGAAAGCACTACCATCGAATTCAACGATCTTGCGAACATAAGCAATCTTTTCACCCGGAATCTGAGATGCCGTGATGGAGGTCTTGCCTTCGTCAACATCGTCGTATGCACGAAGAGTCAGGTTTTCAAGAGAGTCAGAAACAAACGTGAGAGCAGCAGTACCATTGAAGCCAGCCACGGACATGTTACCAGAGAGAACTGGAACAAGACCTGCGAACGTGAATTCAAAAGCAGTTCCATAGACGGTGTCGAGCGTAGCCGTACCAGTCGTAGCACCGTTGGCGAGCTTTTCCATCACCTTGGATACCGGGATGTCAGAAACGACAATGTTCTGCAATCTGCCATTTTCTTCGGCAGTGAGGTAAGCCGCGATGACGTTCGGGACTTCAGTTGCGTCGATATCCGTTCTGAGCTTAATGGACGTAGTCGTCACATTGTCATTAGTCGTGGTCACCGTTGTAAACAGTTTACCATAGGACGTACCACGGATGGTGTTGAATTCATCGGCGGTGATAGCCTTAGTAGTATCAACGGTTACAGAAAGCTTACCTTCAGAAGCGGAAAGCGTATAGAGCGACGGAGTGGCGTTGAAGTAGTTGACATATTCAAGGTCATTGACAGCCAGCTTTCTTGCAGTACCGCCATCTACAGCAACTTTCCAGTTAGTTTCAGTGGAAACATCAGCACTGAAAGCAACCCTCGTTCTCACGATGCTTGCATACTTGGTTTCCATTGCCTTGACCGGATAGGACTTATCGGTCGTCGGAACCATAGCTTCGCTGCTATCGCTCGGCTTGATACGGTTGAAACGATATGCTTCCGGAATAGTCACGGCTTCAGAGAACACCGGAGAACCATCCACGATTCTCTTCACGTAGAAGAGGGAAACATTCTTCGTTGCGCCAGTTGTTTCTGCTGCATTAACGAGAGCTGTAGCGGTTACTTCATTACCAAGCTTGTAGTTGAGGGCATGGAGAGAGTTCCATTCGTCCACTTCAACCTTAGTGAATGCAGTGTTGTCGTTGATGAGATCCGAGGATACCGGAATATACTGACCGACAGTTGCTTCCTTGTAAACTTCGTAAGAGAAATCCCAAGATGCTTCATCAGCAGTACCAATCACGAGAGACAGACGGGTCGTAAGCTTTGCAGTGCCGTTCGTAGCGGAAGCGACAATTTCATCGCCACCGAAGAAAGTCGTAATATCGACATTTCTGAATACTGCGCGAGCATTGCCAGCAGCGGTTCTGTTATCCTGCAACCAGAGAGACGTGTGCTTTTCGTCCTTCTTGATTTTAGAACCGAACCCCGGCTTCTTTCCGGTTTCTTCGATTTCGCTTCCTTCAAGTTCAGCCTTGAACTGGTCTGCGGTAGTAGAACCAACGCGACCAAAGAGAGCTACAAGAGCGCCGTCAAGTGTCGTTGCGATGTCGGTGGTAGCAGCTGCTGCATAAATGCGAACCGTACCAGAGAAGATAAGAACATGAGAAGCCTTGTCGGCATCTGCGACATCCGGGTCAACAGCTGCAAGAGCCTGTTCATAGGTTTCATATACCTTGATGGAGGTAGCAGAACCAGCAGTTTCAGTTTCAATAGCCGTACCAACTTCGTCAGTAATGCAGAAATGGTCAGCAAGAATCGTTGCCACAAAGCTCGTAGCAGACGTCGGATCAGCAAAAGTTACACCGCCAACTTCACCAACGAAGTAACCATTAGCATTGGAGACAAGCTTAATATCTTGGCTGAAGATACCAGAAAATTCGACATACGGATTGGAGTATGTAACGACATTCTTCTTAGCCACGGCAGTGATGGTCTTAGTCGTATCAGTGTTCTTGGCCTTGTAGAGTTCGATTTCATCGAGCGTCTGAAGACGGAGAGCAGTGTTGATAGTACCATTTTCTTCCACGTAGAACAACGGGAGGATAGCGAAATTGCCGGAACGACCGTCAACAGCAACCTTCTGCTTGTCGTCAGTCTGAGCAAGATTCCAGAGCTTAATCTGGTCAGTCGTCATTTCGAGACGACGATACTTTTCCTGATCGTTGGTGAAAGCCTGTTCCTTACGGAAACCAATGCCAAGAGAAAGGGCAGCAAATCTTTCATCATCCGGGACTACACGGATCACCCAAGCGCCGCCACCAGCATTGATATAATTGAGAGCGTTCAGAGCCGATTGACCGTACTTAGCGTAGGACGGTTCACCGAAGTTGAAGATCCATTCACTCTGAGTAGTGATGTAAGTAGCTTCATTCGGCATACCCTTTTCGGCTTCCAAGGCAATGAACATGTTTGTCAAGCCGCTAGACGATACAGTCAGGACGGCATTATCGATAATACGAGCACTCGAGTGCGGGTGCATGTATTTCGGCAGAGAATCAGCAGCCATAATTGGACTCCTTGTATTTGCTAAAGTTAATATTCATAAGACATTTATGAAATATCGATGCTCATTTTAGAGTTTCTGGAAGGATGATAAAATTGATAGTTTCTTCCTGAGTAAAATTCAGACTGCTGAGAGTATATTAAACTATGAGGTAAGATTATGTTTATACTACCAGTCTTATTCATCATGCTTCTTTACGGCATCTTTACGATGCGTAAGAAGATGCTTGTAGCATTTATCGTGGGGGTGCTATATGGCATTATATCCAGTTCCCACTAGCAGCTACAGGAGGCTGAATATGGCACAGGTAATCATTGGGGGAATGATCCTCCTTATCTTATTGTTTGTTATGTTGATAGCAACATTCCTCATCCCCATTATCCTTATGGGCGGTGGAATCATGTTCTTGTTATACCAGATAGCCTTGCACATGGGCTGCTTCTAGTATGACAAAAAAAAAATAAGTGGTCTATACAACCACTTATTTTTTTTTTAACAGTGAATGACTTTCTCGAACGGAGAGTCAATACCCTTGATGCCCTTCTTTCCGGCTACACAACCCACAGACACAGCTGAGGTAACATCTTCGAATGCAATACCGGAGAATGTTGAGGTAACTCTCGGTAATTCCTGAATTCGGATGTTCGTATAGTCAGAATCAGAGCCAGTTCTACCAGCGATCTTACGATACGGAGTATAGATGTCTTTAGAGCTTCGACACATTTCCCCGATCATAGCTTCAGTAACCGACATAGGCACACCCAAGGCAGTGCCATTGAGAGATGACACTTCTTTCAGGAAGTTTGCGATATCGGAGTACTTCAGGTTATCAGGGAGCTTACCGCCAAGCAGGAAGTTCAGGAAGAGTTCAGAGTTCTTTCCGTTCTGCACATTGAGAGCTTCTTGGAACATGACAGAATTACCTTTGATGGTAAATGCCATGTACTCATCCTCTTCGTGAGTACCCTTGAATTTTTTCTTCTCTTTTCTAGATTCAGCAAAGGGAATAGTAAGCTTCAAAGGGCAATCAAGCTGCCAGAGTTCCGGCTTGGATGTAGGTGTCTTGTAAATCTCAATGAAAATGAATCCTATGGTCTTAACCAGTTCGCCTTCGACAACAGAGATTCTCTCATTATCGAAGAAGTACAGAGGGACGTACACCACAGCTTGCGGAGCTGTAAGATAGTAGTCATTCTCAACACGTTTCAGAAATGGTAATGCCATAGGATATCCTCACTTTCATATTGGAGTTTACTTAGATTCGCTGACATACTGGCCGAGGAGCTTATCAAAGTCTTCGACAGCATGGGCGAATTCTTCAACGATGCTCATATCAAGACGTTCGAAGACATCTTTCGGCAGGGATCTAGAAGCCATAGCAGCCACGGAAATGGTACTGAGAGTCTTTGCCAAACCCTTGACGAACTGTCTGGAGTCATAACCGCCGAGTTTGTGGCAGTAATTGGCTACAGCGATGGCGAAGCAACGATAGAGAGATTCCATCGGAGTCTTCACACAGAAGCGAAGAGCAAGGAGAAGATTCTTGAATGCTGGCTTACCAAGAATTTCGTCAACGTACTTGACAGAGGCTTCGAATTTGTCCTTATCATTCCATACGTTGACGATAGCAGACGGACGGACATTTTCTTCTTCGAAGAAGCCCATCGTCACTTTCTTCAGCGTAATGCTTTCTTGGAACTGGATATGGTTACGGTGAAGCTTCTGGAATTCGATCTTAAGCTTGTTCTTAAGGGAACTCTTACGCTTCGAGCCCTTGTATTCCTTCATCTTTTCGTTGATGAACTTATCGAGACCAACGGCATACGGTTGTGCAAGGAAGGCACGGGAGACCTTATGGGCAAGATTGAAACCCTTGAGAGTTTCGCCAACGAGAGCCACAGCAGCAGCTTCACGCATGGCAGCAGCTTCTTCCTTTTCATCCTTTCCGCTAGCAGATTCCATGATCTCCTGAGCTTTGTCAAGAGCGATGGTTTCATCTTCGCTCATCTGAGAACGGAGTTCAGCGTTGTCCTTAGCAATTTCTTCGGTTTTCTGTTCAAACGAGTTGATAGCTTCAAGAGCCTGTTCAGCTTGTTCTTCAATTTTCGGTTCCTGAGTTTCGCTCATGGTTACTCCTATTGATTTTTGATAGCGATCTCGCTCAACTGTTGGTATACAGAGAGCGTAATTAAATGCTTTGCTTCAATGTTAGATTGATCATTCACAGATTTGATAAGGGAATCAAATGCTGTCGGAAGCACAACCAGTTCCAACTTATCAAGAAGAATAGCGTTCTGCCATTCGTCTTCATTGTCGGCACAGTAGACTTCGAGTTCCTTGTAGAAGTCCGTAGAAGCGGTGGTTCCTTCAATCACGTCATTGACGACATCTTCAAGACAGTCAAGCAACACGAGAAGACCTGTATCTGTAGCCCCAGTATACTTCTTCTGTGCGCCGATATTCTTTCTCGAAGACTTCGATTTATATGTATTTATGAATTCCTTCTTGTGTTTGAGAATGGATTTCACGATGTAGTTAGCCAGACCTTCCTTGCGGTTAATAACAAGGAACGAGTAGAAAGCTTGAACTAGATCGGCGAAGTCAGCTCCACTTCCTTCAGTGCTACCGAAGGCATTGCTAGCTGCATCGATCCCAAAGAATTCCTTAAACTTGGTGAGAAGCCTGATGCGGATGTCATAAAGGTATTCCGTAAGGAAGTTAGCCTTATCGGTGCATCCTTGTTCTCTGGCTCTTTCCCTGAGAGCCATCACAGTGTTAGTAACGGCTGTAAGGGCATCCTCCTGAGTTTCGGTAGGAATCTTCTTCAGATCGTCCATCTGCTGAAATAGTCTCTCTTCAAGAGCCAACACATTGTCGTCCATTCGGAACTCTGAATTCCCTGTTCCGAACTCAAGATCTTCTGTATCGGTCATTAAATCGTTGTACTTGCCCATAGAACGTATCCTTCATGGTTTTCATTGAAAAGTTCGGCTCATTCCCGAAATTGAGAGAAAAGATCTTCCTCATTTTCAGGTCGTCGTGAACCACGTTTTCTTCAGAGCTAATGATATGTTCAGTGATTGTCGTCATCTTCTCTTCCGGTACTGCAACACTCTTGCGTTCCCTGAGAGACGATGCACAGACTCTTCGCTTAAACATCTTAAAGCTATCGAACGATGCGGCATATCTGCCGATGAGCATGGACATAAGGAAGTCGTCATGAGCGCCGTTAGAATGTTCAACCTTTCCGTTGCTCTTGCGTTCCAGTGTCTTAAGCTCTTCATAGGTGAATCTAGACCGGATTGTATGCGGTTCTTCTTCAACATACATGAACAGATTAGCAATCATGATATCACGAGATCCGGAAGTAGTGTCAATACCGTAGACCTTCTGTACCTTGTTACCCTGTCCTGGGATCGGGTTATTGATAGTACGATAGAAGACTTTATTGGCAGTGACAGAACTCTCGAGCAATGTCGTAATCACGTCTAGACCATAGCTGTTTCTTTCAACCACTAAGAGCGAGTTATAGAACAGGTTACGGACTACTTCAATCAGAATTCTAGCAAACGGGATTGGGTTAATCCTATTCGAAGAGAAGTAACCCTTCTCGTGGAAATCATCAATATCAAGCATATGAATGACAGAGAAGTCAGTGCCGACACCACCGCCAACGTCAACAGAGAGGATGACAGGATCATGGAAGTCCACTGGTTCAAGCATAGTGAACTTGTGGTTTCCTTGGTCTCCGATTCTAAGATAGGTCTCTTGTTCCTTACGGACAACAAAGTTGCTAACCCTTTCAAGACAGTCTTCGGTGAACGGAGACTTATCGGAAGAGAGCGTCCATTCAAGGTCAACTTCACGCTTAATCTTCTGTCTATCGTACTGAAGATCACGGCACTGCTGTTCGTACCACTTTTCATCACGACCGAGTTCTCTCCATGTGAATTCAATGTGGACGAAGTTATTGGTAGATCTTTCGTAGACATAATCCCTAAGCTTGTCAGCCGGAACGTCATACATTTCTTCAGTAAAGTCACAAGCAGCTTCAATAAGGTTATGCTTAGCCCATCCGCCTTCATCAGTATCGATAGAGTTCGGCGTAGTGGTAAACATCTTGAAATGAGGCACACCATTCTTCTCAGCTTCGATAGCAGCCTGAGATACAGCCGGAGCAGCAGCTGCATAGATGATGTTATTATATTTGGCGAACGCAATTTCATCGAAGAACCAGCACGGCATCGTAAGACCACGACCAAGCTTGTCTGCTTCTTCAGGGGATGTAGCAGCTGGCATAGCCGTGATTATATTCTTCAATAGCTTGTTACGAGAGAAAGTCGTAGAAGATTCTTGGTCTTCTCTGGACTGCTTCGGTTCAATCATCCATGCCGGAATCAATTCAACGATGTTCTTGAATCTCTTAAGGTTCACTTGTGCATCGCCATATTTCTTGTTCATGAACGTTGACTGCGTGTTTTTTGTTCCGAAGAAAAATAGCCAAGAAAATAAAGACACAGCACCGATGGTCTTACCGTGTTGACGAGGCATCAATGTGATCGTGTCTATGTTATGAAGGCTCATGTAAGTCAGAGCAAGGTTTCCGCGATGGAGATTATAGGGGATAGAGCCACCCGGAACAGGAATTCGTACTACCTCTCTAAAATAGTACCAAGGATTTATCTTGCACTCCGTAATTATTCGAGCCTTTATCTCTGTAGAAAGTCCTTCAGCTCTAGGATCAACAAATCTTAATCCTTCATCATACAATGCTAAGAAAAACTTGTTGTTCTTGATTCCTTTTTCCTTCAGGTATTGGTGCATCTGAAGGAAGCTGGTATTTTTAGTTAGCTGGTAGGATACTTTCCGTTGAGTGAGATCGGAAAGTTGTGCTGCCATAGATACTCCTATAGTTCAATAGGTAGTTAGGGCAGAACTCAATAATGAAAAGGAGTATTTATGAGTACAGGCAAAAGAAAGAAGGTCGAAGACCTCGTGTACAGCGTGATGGATGCCCTAGACAAGACTGGTGAAAACACTGACAAGTATCGCAAGATGTTCAACAAGATGAGCGATACTCAGTTCAATACTTGGATGAGCAAGTTCTTGTCGGATCCTACAGCCAACTTTAGACTTGAAGTTCTCCCTCATAAGAACGAACCGGAATTCGACCAGATAGAGAAAGCCCTGAAGATTCTCAATATTCCGCTAGAAGAATATGTCTATTTTCGTGACCAGAAGGATACTAACGGTAATCCGGTCAGAACAGCTACCCGTGTTCCGGTGTTCTATCTTTCCATCAAGCGATTGGAGCAGGTCGTTACCCATAAGTCTGGTGTTACTCTCGACATTGATAAGAGAAACCAGCTTACTGGTACTGTGACTTCTGACTCCAAGGTCGCTAGAAACTCTGACGTGGAATCCTACGCTCTGTTGCTTCAGCAGAATGAAGACTCTATGAAGGAATTGAATGGTGCTCGAAGCGACAACATGGGTGCTAAGAGAGTTCTCTATTCTAAGATTCAGGCTGACGGATTCGTTAATCTGAAAGATGTCGAAGAAGGTTCTTCTGCATTTGAAAAGGTTGCCCTCAATACCTTCGATGCTTATATGCTTGGAGCTGGTGTCAAGACCGATACCATTACGGATTCCAATCTGCTCCCAGTGTCTCTTATCCCAGACATTGACTAACAAAAAATTCAGTATACTTGCGTATACTGAATTTAATTTTACGATACGAACTGGATGAAGATATCGTTCTCTTTCTTGAGGGAACGGCTTTCATTCAATACACCAAGGTTCACAGTCGGGAAAGACGGAACGAAGCCAGTGTTGCTCTGTTCACTATCCAACAGTGTCTTGTAATCAGGATCCGGCACGATGTACTTGACATGGTCGATCCCATTGATAGACTTGATGTTGATTGAATCACAGTCCGTAATCTGATTCTCCAATTCCTTGAGAAGATTGCTAAGAGAGATTCTCTCGGTGATGAGGACATTATTGTACACGAGATTGAACAACTGCTCAGTCCAATCTCTGACAATAGTGGAGATCTTCTTTTCCACTTCCTCATCGTAACCGTTCTGACGGTCAACAACGATCTCGTAATACAGGTTCGGTTTGTAGAACTTCTGTACTTCCGTGGCTGAATCTTCTGAAGTCTTGAGCAGTTGTGCTCCCCAGAAGTTCGTACGCCCGTAGGTATTGAAGAATTTAATGTTGAGTCTGGTGTTGTTATGCAATCTCTTAGCAGCATTACGGATTGCTTCGATAACACTCTTAAAGAGAGTCATAAAGCTATCGTAGACAGAGTTAGAGAAGAGCATACGACCACCGACAACCGGAAGCATATAGAGACATCTTGCACTGTCTTGTACGGTTGTTCCGATGGTAACAACATCGTTAAGGTTTTCGAAGAACTTGAAACCGCCATTGATAGTGCTAATAGACTTCAGACGGTACTCATTGAGACCACGAGGGGCTTCAGAGCTGCTATTGATAGCACTAAGTTCCTTGTATTCGTTCTTATTGTCGTCGATGAGGTTGTTCTCATCTATCGGCTCCATGCAGTAGATGAAAGCTTCGGCATTGCTAAGGAAAGAAACATTCTCCAATGCAGACCACTTGCCATTGGAATCGTAAGTAGCATAGAACTGGTTTAGACCCTTGCTCTTTACGCTCATAGTGTACTTTTCGTCGCTTTGAATACTGCCAATCTCAACAGTCGGGATAGCACATTCGAAACATCCTTCATCTTCGTTTCTCTGCATTTCAATGGCTACAAGCTTGTCGTTGGAGTCCTTGACCATAAGGAAATATCTGTTACGGGCAAGTTCACCTTCGGTCACATAAGCGTAGACATTAATAAGCTCACCGAGCGCAGGATTCCTCTTAGCCTTAACATAGTTCACGATCGGTGTATCGACAGATTCTGAAGTGAGTGTCTTGATATAGACAGAGTAAGTCTCATCAACATTTTCGTCAAACACATAAGTATGAACCGTATCTCCGCCGTTGTCTACATAATAAGAAAATGGTGAGAAATAGATGAACTCATTGCGATCAAGCAAACATTCCTTAATGTCTTGTATTGGGTTCGTTTCATCAATGACTTTTCCCACAGTAAGGAAGTGTTCTTCATCCACCGGAGTAGAGCTGTGCCTGTCTTCATAGCGAATAGGCATGTATGGAAGAATCTTTACTAAGGTTGTTCCATCTTGAGAAGGCGGGATCTTTACATACGGGATAGTATTAGTTTCATACGTACAAGTATCATCGGACATCATACAGAAGGCATTGAATTCACGGGTGATGATATCATCACGTTCTTTGAATACGATAACCTTCGTCTTTTCATTTCCGACGGAGGTACTAGCAAAATACTCGTTAAGGTCATTCTCAGATCCGAGAAGCTTTGCTCTAGTTCTATTGGTATAAATGTCCTTCTTGTGGGTCATCAGAGAATCTTCGTCAGATCCACCTGCCGGAGAAGAGAACACCCAAGAAGAAAACTCAGAAGCATAGTCAACCTTGTCTATACTGATAGCAGGAGTACCCTTAAAAGTGAAGTTACCTGCTTCGCCGTCGGTAGTAGCAACAATGAATCTAAGGTTCGTTCCATTATTCGGAATGTAAGATCTGTCGCCACGACCAAAGTAAAACAATACGGTATCGCTGTCAAGTCTCTTCAGGAAGACACTCGGATCTTCACCTGCGCTCTTCAGAGCCGATGTAATGATCTTCAGTTCACTCCATTCGAAGCTATCATTGACACGCTGAAAGGCTGTAGCACCGACATACTTCCTTCCAAAATCAATCATGTATTTACTGATACTGGAGTTCGAGGTATCGGTATACACGTCCTCATGGTATTCATAGATGACGTTAAAGACTACAATGGAAAAAGAAATCATCGTAGCTTTTCTGGTGTCATCATAGTATTCCTTAATCGGAACATAGAAGTTGCTCTTGAAGTCGTAGACCGTATCGAACAGCGGTGTTTCGCTTGTGATAGTCATACTTCCATTAGTGATAGGAACGCTCTTATAGAGACCACGAACACCATTGGCATTACGGCTGAAGATAAGAGAATACGGAAGTCTGAATTCCGTTTCGTCTAACTTAACAAGGAAGTCTTCTCTGTCAATGGTAAGCCAACCGTTCTCATTAGCATCAATGAGGCTGAGAAGCTTAGCCTTTTCAATTTCCATGATGATGGTACAAGAAGCCGGACGAGAAGCCTTGAGTTCAACGCCTTCAGATTCAGCCGTGTTATAAATGGTAGACGGCATCATGGCGGTATTAAGGAAGAATTCGTTGAAGAGCATGTTTCTGTGGAACTGTGCGCTCTTAGACGAATGGGCGGCTATCTCAGTGAGATAGCCGAACATACCAAGCTTATTGGTTTCGTTAGTACCCGGAACCTGTGTGAAACACTTCTCGGCAAGCTTCATGAAAGCTTCCATAAATCCATACTGGTCATTACTTATTGTATTGAGGGCAGCATCAACTTCATTTGCCATATCAGCCTCTTGAATGATTTTTTCATTAGAAAGTTCCCATAGGCAAAAAATAAAAGCTCCCTTTCGGGAGCTGGAAAATGGTCTAGCTTATGCCGACAACAGGATGCAGTAGTCTTTAAGCTCTTCATCCATGTCTTTATAAGCCTGGCTGTAGTCATGACACATAGTATCAATTTCCATTCTGGGAATAAGTCTTCCTTTAGAGTCATGCTTGAGCACAACCGCAGGAAGGTTGCGATACTTGTAAGCCGGAAGTTCCGGAGCCATTTCACAAGGCCAGACGATATACGGCGTTTCTGTGGAGTCGATAGTGCGTACATACTTCACGAACTTTTCCGGTTCTCTGATGAGATCACGGAATTTCACGATCGTACCAGAACCTACACTGAGCTGAACATGGGTGTATCCATCCTTGTCAACCCAAACCATCTTGGACTTGTTATAGCCTGCCATACGCCAGATAACCGGAATATCGCGAGTATAGAACAAGCTAAGATAAGTGTTAGAGTTACTCTTACGGAACGCATCAGCACTAGTAAACAACGGTTCATAGTCTTTCGCATTTTCAAGATTCCTGAACAAGTCTTCTGCATTGACATCAACAATAGAAACTCGATCTCTCCAGTATCCCGCAATGTCAGTGCTTTCACCTGCAACTAGCAAGAGCAGAGTATAATCTTCATACCCCGGCTTACTAACATCAAGCGGTTCAGGCTCAAGAGTATCTTTATTGAGAGCGAAGTACCATGCTGGAACATCCATTGTATTATTGTCCGTATCCGTGATCATGATAGAATTATTTTCTGTACCTTTGATGATAGCATCAAGACATGTTCCAACGTAGTCATAGCCTTGAGCCATCTTCTGTCTCATCTTGCTCACATAACGGAACAGAGACTTATGCTTAACAAATTTAGCAAACGGGTCTTCCTTGGCAGGTTCAACTTCTACCTTCGGGGCTTCTGGAGCAGGTGCTTCTTCCGTAGCCGGAGGAACTGCAACTAGAGCTTCTTCAGTCGGTGTTTCAGAAGCCGGAGCTTCTTCTGCAGCGGGAGTTTCTGGTGCAGGTGCTTCTTCAGCCGGAGCTTCGTCAAATTCAGGAGCTTCATCGGTAGCTTCGGGAACTGTCGTAGGGCGGATTCCAGCTTCTTCCTCATCAAGAACATCCACTGGGCCTGTCGGAGCCGGGTCAAAGTCTGCACGGATTCCGGTATCAGCCGGAGCTTCTTCGATTTCGGCTTCTTCTACTTCATTATTCTCCATAAACTACCTCTCTGAAGAGCATATTGACTTCTTCATTCAATTCTTCCTTGGATTCCGCTTCCACTTCTTCAAATGTCTTCGGCTTTTCCTCGGTTTCTTCTGTCTGTTGTGTACTCATTTGTTTGCTTCCTTATGGTTAAGGTCATTTCTTTATATAAAATTATCTGCCAAGCCTTTAAGCTTGGCAGATAATGTGTTTATGCGAGAGAGAGAATTCGTTTTGTCCACTCGGTATGTGACGGAAGTCCGAAGTACTGCTCGCCGATCTTAATATCATTTCTCGTCATGATATAATTGGCAAGCGTAGCGGAGTACTCGATATCGTTCGTGTTATTCTTCGGAAGAATCTTCCCAAGCATCGTAGTGATAAAGAGATTCCATGCAATCTTGATGGACGGATACAGTGACGACAAGTCAGAGTCACAGACAAAGTCATAGATAAGAGTACTGACTTCACCAAGAATCTCAACACCGTTAGCGATAAGAAGATTAGGATCAGCTACAACATTATGTTACGAATGTTCGCTACACATTCTCTCTATATCTCTATAGAGTTCAGACTATATTATACGCTAAAAGCGCTCATGTCTTTCGGTCTCGCTTGAGACCTACTCCCTTACGGGATAGTCGTTGAACGTTCTCACTTTTCGCTAAGAATATTAAGCTCTCTTTCCTTCATGGCACGATACTCAGATGCTTGTTTAAAAGCCTCTTCGTAGCCTAAATCTCTTATAGAGAAACACTTGCAGAAATGTCTATCGTTCTCATTCCACTGTGCTATAAAGAGATCAGACCTATTTCCCTGTGCCTTTTTGAAGTATACTCCTGTCCTTCCGCTAGAGTTATTTCGTGATTTTCGGCAGTTCAGATTATTCTCTGTCGAAGATACAATACGAAGATTCTCTCTTCGGTTATCAAGAGTATTGCGATTAATATGGTCAACAATATCTGTTCGTGACATGGCATTAAGGACGTATCTATGCAACTTGCAAGTCTTTCCGTTCATTTTGCAAGCCACATAATGATTCTCATTTGTTGAATCCTTTATGTACCATTGTCTAGAAGACACTCGTTCAAGATCTTCTCTTGAGATGAGCACTTCGCCATCGATTTTGTTGCCTGTAATCACAAGCTTAACAGTCTTGCTATCTAAGATTTCAAATTTATTCATATTGAAAAGTTAGATGTAAGCTTCGCTGCTGATTGTCCAATCCCAAAGATTGTCACCATTTGGTACTTTGGGCTCTAAGGAGTTTCCAGCAATTAACATGATTTAACGTGCGCATGTAGATTGTTTACGCACCCTTGAATTTGACCTTCTTTTCAGCCTGAATGTTAGCAACTTGAGATTCGACTTCCTCAAGATTGTCATTAACCAATTCTTCGTCTTCTTCGTTCTCAGCTTCACCCACTTCAGTATAGTCTACAGCCGTCTTGTCAGAGCGATACGGCTCTAGTTCAGGATACTTGATTGGGTTATCACCATTTGCTCGTTTCTTGTCATAAATCTTATTGAACAATCTGGTACGGTTGTTAGACAATACTAGACCGCATTTCGTAATGAAGAACCACTCGATGAAGTTGCGAAGCATGGTTGTCTTTGTAAGCACTTTATTTTCACGAGTATGGGTCAACCCACGGAACAACATGATAGTATCAACGTCACTGACCTTCTCTTCAATCCAGTACATGACAAGAGTATCTTGCCCAGAGTATTTACAGAACAACGGATAATTTTCATACGGAAAGTCAGCCATTTCGATATCATCATGTTCAACCTTACGAACCTTGATGACATTCTCAGCCAACCAGTCAAGAGAGTAGTCTTCAGGGCTAGAGTTACGGATGGCGTAATAGTTCTGCTGCATGTCTATGATAGAATAGAAAGCAGGAATATAGTAACCATCGTGCTTCTTCTTGATATCCTTAGCGAAGCGGTCAGCCTTATAGTATGCTCTGCGATAGTCCTTCGGGAATTCCTTCGGAGCAATGATATCACCAGGATCGTACCCGAGATTCTCCAATCTTCTGATGGTGAAACCCCAGTCGAAGCCGTGGTTGAAAGCGATGACAACATCTGCTGCAAACCTGTAGTTGAGATCATTGAAGTGATCCGTAATCAAGTCAATTTCTTTTCCATAGAACTTGATTTCAACATTGATGTGCGGTTTCGGAATTTCCTTAAAGATAGATTTCTGAATAGCGTTCCACTCGTCTTCGTATTTCTTACGAATGTTCTCAATGTCTGCCTTGAATTCGTTAATCTGCGGATTCTTTTCCACATACTGGCCGTCAACAGAGTCATCGAGGAATCTCAACACAAGCGTAGATGTTCTTGTATCGAAGCAAGAGATAGCGTTAATCGGAGTGATGGCTTCATCTGCTTCCACGAAACGACGAATCTTTCTGTTATCGCATTCGATATCCCAAAAGACTTTGTTAAGGCGAATGGATTTATCTTCGCCACCATTCGGTTCGAGCTTAGTATCGAAGAATCTACGAATATAGTGGTCAGCCAAGTCAACATCTGCACCGTGAACGAACGGACAGAGGAAGAAGTTCTCAGGACTGACTTTGTTCTTTCTAAATCTGTCTAAGAGAGCATAGTTGGCATCTGCCTTTTCCTTATCGAAGGTGGCTTGATAGTCAATGATGGCTTCATAAATGTTCTTATACTCGCACTCAATCTCTTCCGTTTCGTTAACCGGAACGACATACGGGTTACTACCATGCTTCTCAACAAACTCAGGCTTCGATACATGGAACCTGACTGTCGGATTGTCATCGAAGTCGAACTTGCGTACACCATTCTCATAATAGACAGTGAGAACGCCAGTATTGTATGGCTTCACGTCCGTCTTAGTAACGAGCTTCTTTACTGAAATAAGCTTGTACTTCTTTTCCATAATGTTCCTCTCTAGTTTTCTCGCATTTATTAGTTCGGAATATAAAAAGATAGAGAGTCTTAGCTCTCTATCTCTACGACTTCAATATCCTTGCCACGGAATTTAGCCTTGGGAATGATACCGGACGAGTCAATCACGGCTTTCTCGTCGGCTTCAATACCGAGCAGATCCTTATCCATAAGAACTGTTCCGGCGTCGCTGCTGGCTGTAAGGTCAATGACAAAGATCTCGCCATCTTTATTGGCAACAATCTCGTACTCATCGGTAGTAACTGGGATGTCTACAAGTTCTTCAATACCTTCGCTCTCGGGGTCTGCTTCAGGTTCAGGCGGAACATAGGCTTCCTGTTTAAAGTCAGGGGCTTCATTTTCTGCCTGGGATACCTTGGCAACTTCCTTAGACTTCTCTAGCTGTTCCTTTGCTTGGGCCTCAAAGTCTTCCTCATCAAGCACTTCGGCTTCTATGGTTTGCTTAGGACGATACCCAACGCCATTCTGCGATAGGATATCGACAAGCTCGCCGACATTGAAACTTCCGCCACCGCCATCGAGAAGCTGCTTTTGAAGTTCTTGCTTGTACTTCTTTTCCTTCAGGGTCATGATACCCTTAATAGCAGATATCTTGGCATTCTTGATAGCGATAAGATTACCAGTCTGAAGATGGGTGAATGCTAGACTTCCTCTAGACCTAGAGTTTATCACATTCTGAAGCATAGCCTTGGAGTTGTTATACAGAGCGTCCAACTCGGCTGCTTCATTCTTCAATGCGTTAATCTCTTCATCAAAATTGGATCCTTGAACTTCCATACATTAATCCTTCGGTTAGAAAATAGTGTCTCCGTTAAGAGACACTGTATTTATTTCAGGTGGAGAGCCTTGTTGACAGCTTCTCCTAGGTTCTCGGCATTGACACCACCATTGGATAACACGATGGCCCTAGCACGACCGCCGTACTTCTGTCTGAGTTTCTCTCTGAAGAATCTCCACTTATCGCGGAATATCTTGAATTTTCCGTAGAGAGGATCGCCGTTAGCCTTGGCAAGTAGGACGCACACCTTTGAGACCTTCTTATCGATGACACCTTGGGTAGTCCAGTTCATACGCTTAACCATCAAGCCTTCGTTAGCGGTGTCTTCTTCGTTTCCATAGTCTTCACGGAATACATCCATAGTGTCATTCATAATCTCCGTGAAGATCTCTCTATCTTCTACAGAGAGCTTGTCCATAAATTCTTTGATTTCAGATGCTTCCATAGTATCCTCATTATTTTTCAATCATGAGTTAAGGGAAAAATAAACCTATAAGGTTTTACCCTTATAGGTTTACGAAACACTAGAAACGAAGCCGAATTAGTCTTCCTTATAGTCGTCCTTTTCCATCGAGCCAGCCATAGAATAGAGGCGCATAACGAGGGCAGTAGCCTTCTTGTAAGCACCGAGCTGACGACGGCAGAAGAGTGTAGCAGTCGTACCGACCTTAGACACAGCCTTCTGAATCTTCTTGATGCGCTTGAGTTCACGAGCACCAGACTTGCCAGCATCAGCAGCGAGCTTCTTAGCGAGGTTCACTTCGGTGTCGAGGAGCTTGATAGCATCGTAGCACTTGAGGATCGGATCAGCTTGCATCTTGCCAACGAGGAGCTTTGCAGCAGCCAAGGCAGAGCGGATGATCTGTTCGTTGTTCTGGTCACTATTGAGAGTCAAAGCGCCGATAAAGTTGCCGTCAAGACGTTCGAGCCACTTGCTGTTTGCACCCTTGGTTTCAACATCAGCGTGCAACTTGTTTGCGTAACCCGGCGTACTGCCATTTTCATCCTTAATCTTCGGAATTTCGTCAAGGATGGATTCGAGTTCGCCAACATTGTCATTCTGGCTGTCGCTGTAGCTGCCACCGAATGCTTCGGACTTGCCCATCTGGGTATTAAGCTTCTTGAAAGCCTTGTCAGTCTGGGTAAGGAACTTGTCCACAGCAGTCTTGGTGATAAACCAAATGCCGTTGGCGGCCTTCTTGACTTCAACGTTCCACTTGGTCACACGTTCCGGCTTCGGAGCATTTTCCTTCCAGTCATCATTCTTAGCCTTGGCAGTAGCCTTAGCGATGATACGCTTGAGAGCGCTTGCGATAGCACCAGAACGGAGGGACACGATAGCCTGAGACACGAAGGCACGAACCTTACGAGCAAATTCAACGAGCCATTTCCAGATCTTAGTACCAACTTCTTTTGCCTTGTCAGCCACAGCTGCCATAGCGTCACCGATAGCTTCGGCACCAACGGTCATGCAAAGACGACCATCTTCTTCGATGAGAGCGACTTCTGCTTCACCGCAGAATTCAGCACCTTCGCAGGCCATCGTAAGAATGTCGACGTGAGAGACGGGTTCAACAGAAGCACCGCCGTTTGCGAATTGTTCAAAGTACATAATTATGTTCCTTGTTTGAAAAGTTTTACATAGAATTACGGATTTTCTTCGGTCATGACCCGTATTCAATGCTTAGTTAAAAATATCACTCAATTTTAAAGCGAATTTTCTATATCTTTTACAGTGAGACCATTGAAGTCTCCTTCGGCTATAGTTACGAGATTAATCTTCCTTGAGAGTATTTCTTCCCGTATCTTATCTGGGAATGCGCCAAATGCACCGCCGGAGAGTCTAGCCCAAATATTATTCCCCATTATAGCAATCCTTTCAGAGACAAACCATATGAGAATCTTTAACTCCTGTTGAAACCCAATCTCTCTACCGAGTCTCTTTCCTATGATGGAGACTAGTTTCGTATCCTTATTCTCCAATATCTTCAGAACAAGAGTGGAAAGCATTTCCTTATTGCCTACTGGTGTCTTGGAAACAAACTGCTTGGCAACGTCATTATATTTATTTAGAAAGTCTTTCAGTGTGATTTCAGTAACATCGACAGATATTTCTTCCATCAGAACCCCACTATATAAATATAGCTGAAGATTTCTCTTCAGCTATGAGTTCATTACTTGATGCAGTGATCAGGCTGTGTAAGACCGAATCTGCCGAGCTTACGGTTTTCTTCGAGGAACGGAGAGAGGGTCTGCATAAAGTCCACGAGGAGCTTTTCGACTTCGTCAGGAACAATATAACGACCACGCTTGATCTGTGTATAGAACCACTTAATCGGGTCTACACCGAGTTCTTCAGCGACAGAACACCAGTCAGCTGCCATTTCCATGAGAGAATAGTAGTTGTATCTGTACGGCTTATGGTCTTCGCCAAACATGGTGCAACGAGCCAAATGATACATACCGCATTCAACATGGTGATCATTGTTGCGACGGTGAAGCATCATGTAGTATTCACCCATTTCACGTTCTTTTTCAGTGATTTGGAATTCGCCGTTAGTAGCGTGATTGAAGTGACGAAGAGCAAGATAACGAAGTGCTTCAGGATCCTTGAACTTGTCTTCATCGTGATGCTTGACAACATTTTCAAAGTGTGACAATGCTGCTGCTTCAAATCCCGGAATAGGATGCTTGCCAGACAAGTCTGTACGCTTCTTGAGTTCGTAGTAAAGCGTCTTGTAATAGGAACGAGTGACCTTGGCATGTTGGATGGTTTCAGCCTTGTAGATTTCAATGATCTTATCTACATCAATCGTTTCCTTTTCGGGAGTTGCAACCTGTGCTTCTGCCTGTTCAGTTTCTTTGAGTTCTTGAGACTGTGTTTCTTCAGCCATAGTGTTTCTCCATTGTTAGGTGGTTTCCATTCCTTAGTTCGGTATATCGTAGAATTACCACTGGCGATCGTATATAATTATAGGCTATTAACCACTAAAAAATAACAGGAGTAAAAATGAAACTAGATTACAAATCACTTTGCCCGGTATACACATTTGGCCCAATTTTTAAGATTCCGATAGGGAGCTCACAGTTCCCGAAGATTCCGAAAAAGTAAAATACCGTGCAACGAGCGGTGACCACAAGGGCGGTATGACATTTGTCATATCGCTCTTATTTTTTTGTTGAACTATAAAATGAAAGGAGTAAAATAAATGGAAAATATTGAAGAGATTATAAATGCTCACATTGAGAAGGAAAACCAGATTAATGTGAAGCATCATGACGGAACCGTCACTGCGGATTATTTTCGCGAGACTTTTAAAAGAGAAAAAATTTTAGACTCTAGAGACTACAACACATTCATTAAAGCATGTGAGCGTATGGTGCGTCAGTCTGACGAGTATAAGACCTTTATTTATAAAGTGCATAATGAACTCGGTGGCGAAGGCATTAAGTCATGCAATATTCTTGGAATGGTTACTGGGGAAGAAGCTACGCTTGAGGTAGACCACTATCCGTTTACTCTCTATGAGATCTGCTCTGCCGTTACCAATAAATTTATCCGCCAGAAGATACCTTTTAATACTTTCATGGTTGCCGATGAAGTCATGCGTCTGCACTTCGACCTGAAGGTAGGCTTTACTGTTCTCGCTAAGACTGTGCATCAGCTCCGCCATAGTGGAAAGGTATTTATCCCATTGAACAATGTTGCAGGTCACTTCATGGAATTCTTTAAGGAATACAAAGAAGACCTTGAACCGGAGACTCTTACCAGCTTTACTAAGCTCATCGATATGACACAGAAGGGATACAGAATGAATAAGGATGAGAACTTCCTAACGGTTAAACAACAGGAGATCTATTCTCCAGACGAAATCCCGCAGATAGGTTTCAATGGAACGTCCGATCTCTCTAATGATGATTGAGGTAAACAATGAAATTGCCGACAGACTTGATAGAAGAAGAAAAACAAAAATCACAAGAGAATTCCTTACAGAAAGTAACGATTAAAGATACGGACAAATTTGAGGGTTACGCTTCATTCGCGAATCTTGAATACCTGAAAGATGACTACAAAGCCAAGGCTAAGTATATAAAATATTTAGAGAGGCTTGTAAGAGGATCTCAGGAGCTGAAGGATTATCTCTCATTCCTGAAGGAAAATGCAGAGATGAATGATTGTGCCATCCTTGCGGGCGTCAACCGTGAAGATTGCCGTATCGAGATCCATCACTTCCCGTTTTCTCTATTCGATATTACCCGTATTGTATTGGATGATGCTCTCGCTAATAACGAAGATGTATCGAGCTTTACTATTGTAGGGAGAGTGGTGCTGGAGCACTACTTGGGCCATGTTGGTCTCATTCCTCTATCCTTAACGGCTCACGAGCTTGCTCACAGTGGTTCCATTACTCTATCACTGAAGAATGTGACCGGAGACTGGCAAGCGTTTGTGAAGAAGTTCGCCTATGTGATGACCAAAGATGACAGTGAGAGACTTCAGTTTCTCATTAGAGCATCGGCATCACCTGCACTTCAGACTACAAACATCCGTAAGCTTAGGATTATCCCTAGGAAGATAGAAACTATCACAGCAATAACCAACCAAACCGGAGAATCAAATGTTTCAGTGGATACGAAACTACCTGAAGAAGAGAAGAGAGAAGAAGCAGCAGTTGATGGCTGCGAACTTCCGTTCTAGCTACCTAATGAAATACGGTCTCAACCAGGAGCGTGACTTCTCACTCCTGAAAGACCTTATTAATAAGCACACGAAGCACTATGTATCAGTGCTTACAGCCGTAGCCAAGAACCGTGAACAGACCGAGCTAGTGAACTCCACCAAGAGTATGGAAGACATTACTAATCTCGTCTCGCAGACGGTAGGCGAGATTTCCGAATCATATAGGAATATCTTGTTCATCTACTTCGGAACTATGGACAACCTTGTCAACTACATTACACTTGAATACAATGTAATTCAACACGCTGTAATTGAGTGCAATAAAGCTAAGATAAGCCAGATAAAAGGCTTTCCCATCTAAAAATCGAAAGAACTCCTTGTTGAGAACAACAAGGAGATTTTTATGTACGATAAAGTAGAAGAGACCGTCTTAATCTTGCCGAAGTCTGGCATTAGAATGTCTTTATTGGTGAGAACCGATGAAGAGACATTCCGTGAGACGACTACAAACAACGGAGACAAGTGTCTGAGAGTCATGACGAGCGATTACATCATGATTTCATTGAGGGATCGTGATGTCTACGCTTCAGTCTCTATTTCCTATTTCTGTCTGGAGACTTTCAAAGAAGGTCTGAAGGAATGTTTGCAGTTCATTCAAGATTCTATCATTGATGACGGCAGCTCTTACAGCGTGGATCCTAAGAAAGCAGCTGGGTTTAAGATCGAGAATCTGTGTAACAACCGTTCGCTTCTGTTCACTCCATACATTGATGCGGACGAAGACGGCAACCAGACTCCGGGTGTAACAATCTGGTTCTCAGATGAAATCTCGGCGTTCGTGGCTTACAATGACTTTGAAGCATTGGTGAATACCTGTTTGCACTTCGATCTCTATATGGCTTCGAAACTGTTGCTAAATAATGCCATGCTGTACGAAATGCAAAAGAAATAAAAAAAAAAACATAGGCGAAAGCCTATGTTTCTATTTTTATTTTAGTCTGTCAACATCGATGTTACGGACGTGGTCAATAGCGTCCAATATCACATCGGTCAATGAGATATTGCAGAACCAGTCTACCTTTTCGATATACATGTCGTCCCTAGCTTCAGGCTCAAGGATTCTACGGATACTGTCGGGAAGTCTTCTAATAAGGAACCCGAGTACAGCTTTAGCATTATCCGTGAACTTGCAATCTTCAAAGACTAACGGGCCAAGATCGTATGAAACGATTTGGTCGTATGCACAATCGAAATTGGTAACATAAGGTTTAAAGTTCGTGTAGAAGGTCTCGGATTTCCCATCCTTGACTTTCTCACGTATTTCCTTCATGCGTTCGAGAGGCGTAGGGTCAAGCTTGTCACCGCCTTCTGCGTTTTCTCTCAGGTAGCTGAGGATCTCAATCATACCGTCAAGAGTCATCAGAGAGACATAATAAGGCTTTTCCATTATCTCGCGATTGGTAAGACTGATGGCAAGAGTTATGCCACTGGTGTTATTATCCAGAGAGATAGTAGTGCCACGCTCAGGATTCTTCTTAGCCATACGGTCTGCATAAGCTTGCGCCACCTTGTAATCGGAGAATCTCAGAATGTCAGACAGGCATCCATTGATGTCCATTTCATCGGCTGTTTCAACACCGTTTCTTAGCATGATGTTAAGCAGCTTGGTAGTCATGGTGCAATCCGGATCATCCTTGAGATTGAACATCTCCGGGTTTTCTTTAGCCATCCGCTGTATGCGTTCAACACCCTTAGAATTCCAGTATGTGATCTGCCCAAGAGTAGCCATCATTCTGGCAAAGCCATCAGTCTCGTTCTTAACCATGAAGCAGATTGCGGAATCGATGTATGCTGTAAGAACGAGGGCTTTTCCTGTTAGTGTCTGGCTTATTTCCATCTTTCGCTTTGCAAATACGTTGAGAGTTCTTACAATACTCTCTGACATGTTTCTTGCGTTTATAACCCAGACATCGTCGTATGCCTTGTATGTCGTTCTCGTCGATACAACGATGGCGGCATTCAGCATAGCTTCAAAATTCTTTTCAGTTTCTTCTTTGGTATCGGAAGAGATAGCCTTGATCATGTTCTCATTGAACGAGGTCATGGCTACCGCTACCGAGAGTCTTCCTGATGTAGTATTAGGCAGACTGTCTATTTTCACTTTTTCGGCTCCCTGAATTTGATATGGAATAATACCCTAGGAGTAGCAGAGTAATACTTATCGCAACCTTCGTTTACAACAAGCTTATCATCATCCCAGAGTACGTTGTTAGCCGCATCCATGAACAACTTTGCGTAGTTATCCACGTCCGGCTTCGTAAGCGGACGGAGTAATCCTTCTTCATACAAAGGCATCTCGTAATCCTTAACGGTCTTAGGAGCTTTCTTGTATGAATCCATCTTGAAATAGATGGCTGTATCGCGAATCATGGAGACCCCAGCATCTTTCATCGCATCCAGAATGTAATCCCTAAAGATCTTCTTGGTAGAAGTATTGGGGTCATACATGGACAGGAACTTACCGTTCTTATCCATTCTGGCACGTTCGCGTTGCCAAGCCTTCGGTTCTCCCATAATCTCTATCGTGATTTCCTTCCACTGGAAGTCATTGATGAGATGGATGCGGAGTTCCTTAGTCTTCTGAGCTATCTTCTCTTCTTTAGTAAGGGTGCTAGCCATAATTTCCTCTTTGTTAGATTGTGAATTATAATCTATAAAAAGTTCATTTGATACATGAATTATTCGTCCTTGATATAATATGGCGTCCAAATTTGCACTGAAATTATAGTCTTTTCCGGAGGCCCATCTAACTATACATTGAAAATGTCTAGGATCCTAGTACAGTAGACATTTCTCTTGGAGCTAGGATAACATTAAGTCCTGGTTCCGTTTTCTCACAATCAAAAATAAAAGGATACAATTATGTCCGTTTCTTACATGCAACCTTCTCAGAAGATGGCTGCTTGCAATGACTCGTTCACCTCCACTCTTCGCGAAGTGGCTGAAGAATTCAGCGCAAGCAATGTTAACATCTTCAACGCCGATGACTTCAAAGACGTCTTGGGCGATGATGGCCTCTTTGGTCGTTATTCTGAAATGCTCGCTGCTGGCCTTGATGAAGCCGAAGCAGAACAGTTCAAGACTATTGCACAGTCTTCTCGTATTGAAGCTCTCGAAGCTGCCTCCCTTGGTACAGTTGCTCCGATGTCCTTCCTCCAGACCCCGATGCTCCGTAAGTCTTGGGCTCGTACGGCTATGAACAAGGCTATCCCGACGGAAGCTGTTGAAAAGCCGAAGTTCACCATTAACTACCTCCATCCGTGGCTCAAGGATCTTCAGGGCAACAAGCACTATGTGCCGGAAAACCTCATGGACATCGATACCGCTGTCTCTAAGGTTCGCCTTGCTGAAGATGTGAAGTTCTATTTCGGCGCAGGTAACTGCTTCTCCATGAATCTCCTCACTGGTCTTGATGTTGACGAATTCGGCAACGACATTGCTAATTCTAAGAACTACAAGACTCCGACTGGCGGTACTGCGGATTCTACTCCGAAGTATGATGCAGCTATCGGCATGGTCAACCATGAAAATGACGAAGTTGACGTGAACGTTTCTGTCATTACGGCTGGCTTCGATTCTTCGAAATATGTTGCCAATGCTGGTGTTCTCGTTAACGGTGTTTCGAGAAAGCTCTTGGCTCCGGCTTCCGGAACAGTCGCTCTTACTCTTAACGGCACCGCTCTCACCGATGCTGATCTCGTCAAGAACTGCAAGATCGAATGCGGCACCCGTCGTGGTGGCATCAAGGGTGTTGTGACCCTCGACGTTGAAGTTGATGCAGCTTGCATTGATTCTGGTGCAACTGGTACCGTCATCGTGACGCTCGTTGACGCTATCTACGGTGACGTTGATGTGAAGACTGGTCGTCTCACTCTCATGCAGCAGCATGGCAACCTCAAGTTTGTCATGATCAAGGCATTCGTGTCCTCTGTCATGAACAACAGCACTCTTCAGGTTGGCTTCGATATCCGCGACAAGGAAATCCACATCGGTACTGGTGAACACCTTGAAGCTCCGGTTCCGAACGAATACATCACGGACTTGCTCCGTATGTTTACGCTCAACGGTGTTTCCAAGCTCGTGGAAATCCTCTCCAGCTTCCTCGCTCAGAAGATGGACTTGGATGGCGTTAACTTCATGGATGAAGTTATTGATGACGCTATCGAACAGGCTCCGAATGGCGACTTCGTTCGTGCATTCTCTGCAAAGCCGGTGGGTAACTACCAGCTGAACCCGGCAGAATGGCCCAAGATGCTTACCAAGGTGCTCGACCACCTCTCCATGAGCATCATCAACATGTACCATTACGAACAGGGTTACTTCGTTGCGGCTTGCAACCCGCTCGATGCAGCTCTCATTCCGGACATCAACTGGGTGTTCCACGGTAATGGTCAGTCCGAATATGCTGGCGTGAATGCTAACATTGCCTTCGGTCAGTATCAGGGTATCAACTCTTGGAAGGTTGTCTCCTCTCCGAACATCCCGCAGGGCGCTATCCGCGTTCTCTTCATCCCGACTGTTCAGGATCAGATGACTTACAAGCTCTATACCTACAGCTTCATGCTCGAACAGGCTGGCTCTGGCTACAACAGCCCGAAGAACACTTACGTTCCGACCATCCTCACCTCTCGTCGTTACGCCTATGTTGACGTGATGCCGGGCGCAGGTCGTGTGACGATCACGAACAACAGTGCAAACTTCTACAGTTTTGCAGGCGTGTCGCCTTATTTGCCGACTGAAACGTTCATCCACTAATCTGGAAATGGGTTTTAAATGGTCTAGACTTCGGTCTAGACCATTTTTATAACTCGCTAATGAAAGGAGATTCTTCTATGAACACAACAGCTAATGAAAGTGTTATTTCCGAAATTTCTGACCTCTGGGAGCGTTACGAGGACTACATGGCTCCTAAGCTTAAGGAAGGTACAGATTCTATCATTGAAGAGCTTAAGAAAGCAAAGACAGCACCTGAAATTAATGCTATTGATGACCGTATCGATAAAGCCATCAATCAATGCACGAAGCTCTCTAATGCTCATGCCTATACTCTCGAACACCTAATCGTTGATATTAAGCAATGCCTCATTTTCCTTATCCCAGTCTTATGGCTTCCAAGTATCGTTGCCGCTATAATCAGTGACTTCTACAAGCATGGCCCGTTACTTAAAGAGAATCTGGACAAGTCGCTCTATTTCCGTATCGCTAAAACGGCTAAAGAGTGTCTTCCCAGACTCAAAAAAGCTAAGGCTGAAGCTACGGCTAAACTCGCCAAGGCTAGGGCACAAAAATAAAATAACCTTTACGGTCTAGACTTCGGTCTAGACCATTTCTTATACAAAAAAGAACAGGTATCTTGCGATGCCTGTTCTCTTCTTGTTTCTTGTTCTCGTTACTTCAGGGTCACACGCAACCACTTGAAAGAGAATCCTTCGGGAAGGGTAGTAGAACCTTCCGGAAGTCTTCCTCCAGTGAGTTGTGCTACGATGACAGTATCGTCCTTGTTGAGCTTGACATTTTTGCGAACGCAAGCAACGCCAAGGACATTGGCTGTATCATTATGACCGACGGCGCTATCAAAAGAACTAAGTTCTTCCTTGCTTGGTTCAGGGATCTCAGTGATCTCGACCATTGCAGGGAATTCCCCAATCATTTGAAGGCTGAAAGCATTGCAGAGAAAAGTCATGTTTTTATCTCCTATAAGAGTGGTTAAGCTGGTCTACGGGCCAGAACGTTTATGACTAAAAATCAAAGATAAGCTTGCCAAATCTCAGTTGAGCTTCCTCAACTGTGATTAATTCGTATCCTCTGCCATTACCCAAGCACAGTTCCTTTATTAGATCATCGGAACTGTTAATCTTAGCCGCTTCTTCCTCCTTTAGAAAGATATCAGTATGATTAATTTCGAGCTTATGCTCAGCTTGGTTTGTGCGTCTTTCGACGAATGTTCTGCAGAAGTTTACTCGAATATACGACACATCCTTGTCGAGGAAGTCGTATGCGGCGAGCTCTCTTTCGTTGGGCTTGCGAGGATTATAGAACACGCAACTAAGAGCGAGCGATACCGCCCACTTGTAACTGTACATGTCATCATACTCCTCTCCCTCCTTGAAGAGGGCAAGACCGACGCCTCTTTTCTTTTCGTATTCATGATAGATTTTTTCAAGCTTTTCTACAATTTCTACTGTCATTTTTATCTCCTGTTTAATTATGGCACTTTTTAATATACCATCGGATCACAGAAATTTACAAAAAAGAAAGGGCATCTTGCGATACCCATTCTTTTGAACATATCTAGATTAGCAAGCGAAGATGAGCTTTCCAATTCGCAATTGCGCTTCATCTGCGGTTAGTATTTCATACTCTCTGCCATTGCAAGAGCATAAAGCCTTTACAAGCTTTTCAATACTGTCAATCTCTTTGGCTTCTTTATCTGTCAAGAAAAGACAAACAGTGTTTATTTCAACCTTATGAATTGGTTGATTTGTCTGTCTTTCAACAAACGTTCTGCAAAGTGTTATCTTGACATAAGAAGTATCTTTGCATAAAAATGGATATGCCGCGAGTTCTCCTTCCGTTGGTTTAGAGACATTTTGCAGTATACTGCTAGATAGAGACATCGCCACTGCCCATCTGTAGTTGCGTATACCGTCATGTTCCTCATTCTCGGCGAAGAGCGCAAGACCAGTGCCACGTTTATTAATGAATTCGCGGATAAGGTCTGCTAGTTTAGACACAGTTTCACTTGCTGTTTTCTTGTTCATTGTCATTTTTCTCCTTTAAAAAGAGAGTATGCTTTCGCATACCCTCCTATGAAATAGGCTAGAGAACGACACATTCACTAACATTGGTGACATGGCGTTTCCTGCCGTTGGGTAGATGACAGTATCCGCTAACGTGATACTGGTCATCGATTTTACCCACAAATTTATAACCGTCTTTCTCGGCTACATATTCATCGCATCCCTTCTGAAAGAAGAAATTTTCTCTACAGCCATAATCAGCCGTGGAGATTAATTCAATCAGATTATCTGCCGAGAAGCTGTTCTCACGAATTTTTGCAAACCCGTAAGTTAATTCTACCTTCCCGTTAGATAGGACTTCAACCTTGTCTACATGACGGCATACAATACCGTCATAAGACTTGGTCTTTCGCATCGGTACGCCATTGATGCGAATATTGAGGGTCTTATATACCACGCCCTCTTCCTGACGACAGCTCATGCTATCAGCGGTAATATTGGGTACCACCTCCAAGACTTCATGATCGCAGGATCTAAAGTCGTAGCATCCTTCTCCTGCCTGAAGTAATGCCGCCATAGCGAGAATGAATAAAAGAATTTTCTTCATCCTGTTGTTTTTGATGCTAGTAACGGAATTGTCACTAGGATGTGTCTCCTAATTATCACACCATCGTTTAATATAATGTTAGACCCATTCTAAAATACGCTGCAATTTTTTTCTGTAAGTTTAAATAAAATAAAAAAAAAATAAAATATAAAAACTAAGCCTTAACTATAGGAGAATCAAATGTTACTAGAACTCAAAGCATCCCAAGCCAGACTAATCTCAGATACCAGCTTCTACAGATATGGAAAGACTCCGCATAGAGCTACTGTTCTTACAATGGCTATCGCTTTCATTAGCGCAAAGATTTTCGAGCATGCTTCTAAGAAAGAGAAAGTATACTCTATTGAGCTGCCTAGGCTTTACATCTTAGAAGAAAATCTCGAAAAGGAAGAACGTGAAGAAATGGTAAAAGAGCTTAAAGCATACTTTACAACCCTCGGTTACATGGTTACCGAAGATACAAATGGTTTTACATATTTCCACTGGGAATTGTAGGATCATAGAAAAATATAAGAGGAGCGACTGTGTGTCGCTCTTCTTTTTTTTTTATTCTGCAATGAGATCGTGGTCTGTGTTCTCCGATAGAACATTGGGCAGATCTCTCGTAACTTTGTACAAGAAGTTGAATCTCTTGCTGTACTCGAACAAGTCATCATCCGATGGGATATCATCCGGATTATCCCCACGGTCTTTTAATCTTGCTTTGCTCTTAGGCGTAGTACAAAAGAGAATCACAAACATCGTATCACTAGCAGCTTTTACCTTTTCTCTGAACGCTTCGGCAAATGCCTGAAGCCTGTCAGGATTGTTAGCATCTTCTAACGAGATATAATTTTCGTCACTTACCTGGTCTGTGTACAATCCTTCGTCAATGATCGTACAATCAGGAAACATTTTCTTTAACATTTCAGCTCGGAAGGTCTTTCCAGTACCGGGAATACCGTCCAACTCTATCTTCTTAATTTGTTCCATGTGTCTCCTTGGATAGAAGCTTATCTTAATATATGACTGTATATTAATCTATGCTTTAACCATAAATTTTTAAATCAAGGAGGTTTAATGGCTGAAGAAAAAGTAGAAATCACTCTAGACAACATTGACAAAATCGTTGATGACCGTATTAACGAATGCTATGCAAAAGCTGAAGCTGGATCAGCCTTTGTTGCCAAACAGAGAGAAGAAATAGCAAAACGTTCTTTTGCAGTGGAGATCCCGAAGGAAGAACCCAAAGAAGAACCTAAGCCCAAACCGAAGGTTGTAGAACAGCCGAAGGTGGTTAATAGACGCAGCTATGAAGAGATATTTAAGAAGATCGCTACTAGCTTTGGCTTTAAAGTCCGTAAAGAAGAAGACGGCTTAGTCTCTGCTTACGACGATACATTCTACTTTATAGCAGGCGATGGTTCTAAACGAAAGCTTGAACGAATTGCCGCACAACTTGGACATAACGGTCTAACCACTTGCTGTACCAGATTCGTCTCCGATCCAGAAGGTAAGATGATTATAGACAGATGTCCGAGACCAGTCGGCAATACATTGTTCGATCTTGACAAAGAGGAAGAAGCCTTAAAGGAAACTTTCGCAAAGCTCACTCTATCTCGTAAGAACGCTCTCTTAGGGTTTAAAGCTCCTAGAGAACGGAGTTCGCATGGTAGAATGGGCTGGTCTGGCTAATAACTTTATGGAATGATATTATTCTATGAATCCGGGGATAGTGTCATTCTTTTAACCACAAACGGATTCAACAATCACAACAAAAGGAAACCTAATGGAACTTACTCCAATGCTTATTGTAGGACTGGCAGTTGCTGCGCTCGTCTTGCTTCTTTTAATTATCTTCCTGGCTGGATATGTTAAGGCTCCGCCTAACACGGCTTTTGTCATCTCTGGTATCCGCAAGGAACCGCGATTCCTCGTTGGTCGTGCTGGCTTGTGCATCCCGTTCCTTGAACAGAAAAACTCTCTTACTTTGTCTGTTGTTACGATCGACGTTAATACAACGGAAGCTATTCCCACAGCCGACTGTATTAAGGTTCAGGTTGACGCTAATGTGAACGTCCAAGTTGACACAGAAGAAGATGTTGAAGAAGACAAACGCAAGGGATACATGAAACTTGCTGCTAAGAACTTCCTAGATCTTAGTAACGATGACATTATCAAGATCGTTCAACCTGTCCTCGAAGGTAACATCCGCGAAATTGTTGGTAAGATGAAGCTTAAGGATATGATTGGAGATCGCCAACAGTTCGCTAAGCTCGTATCCGACAATGTTGCTCCAGATCTTCATAACATGGGTCTGAAGCTCGTATCTTTCAATGTTCAGAATTTCCGCGACGACGTGAAGGGAAACGGTACAAGTATCATTGATGATCTCGGTGCTGATAATACTGAAGCTATCCGTAAGACTGCTCAGATTGCACGCGCAAATGCTACTCGCGATATCGCTATTGCAAAAGCTGCTGCAACGAATGAAGCCAACGAAGCTGAAGTTAAAGCAAATACCATTATCGCCGAACGCAACAACGCTCTCGAAATCAAGCAATCTGACCTTAAGAAAGCTGCTGATACCCAGAAGGCAGTTGCTGCTAAAGCATACGAAATCGAAATTGCCAAACAGCAGAAGACGATTAACATTATCAACGCTGAAGCAGAAACTGCAAAGCAGGAAAAACTCATCGACGTCCGTAAGAAAGAAGTAGATGTTACGGAACAGGAACTCGAAGCTAAGGTTACGAAACCTGCCGATGCAGCTAAGAAGGCCAATATCATCAAGGCTGAAGGTATTGCACAGGCTCGGATCATCGAAGCCGAAGCCAATAAGAAGACTGCAACTATCAACGCCGAAGCTGACTTGATTGCTAAACAGAAATATGCCGATGCCGAAAAGTACAAGGCTGAAACCGCTGCTGCTGCTGAACTTACACAGAAGCAGAAGACCGCAGATGCTGAACGCTATAACAAGGAACAAGAAGCAGAAGCTCTTAAGGCTACTGCTGCTGCCGAACTTGTCAAACAACAGAAGGAATCTGAAGCTAAACAATACGATCAGACTTGCCAAGCCGAAGGTATCAAAGCTCTTGCAGCTGCTAATTTGGAATCTGCCCAAGCTGAAGCTAAGGGTATCGAAGCCAAGGGTACGGCTGAAGGTGCTGCTATTGCTGCTAAGGGTCTTGCAGAAGCAGAAGCCAAGGACAAGTTGGCAGATGCCCTCAAGAAATATGGCGAGGCAGCATTGCAAGATATGAACCTTGCAGCTGTCAAGGAACTCATTCACGTATTGCCGGATATCGCTGGCAATGTAGCAAAGCCGCTCGCTGGCGTGAAGGAAATGAAGCTCTACGGCGAGGGCAACATTTCTCAGATGACTGGCGATATCACGAAGTCTATGATGAAAGTCATCGACGGTGTTCAGGACGCAACTGGTCTCAATGTAGGAAACTTCCTCAACAGCTTCCTCGGAGCCAAGGCTGCCCAGATCACTGCCGATAAGAAAGAATAATTCATTCACCACCTAAACATCAAGTGTCAGAGCAATCTGGCACTTTCTTTTTTGTATATTAAAGAAGGCCATCTTTAACAATAGGAGACAACAATGGCTAAGAAATACGAAGACTTTACGTATACTAATAAGCAAGAAGCTGTCAGAAGGGAAATTGAGAAGTGCGACTCAAAGTCCACCGGGTTGCAGGTTATTAAAGTATCCGAATCTAGCAAGGAAGTCAAGAAGCTCCTCGACGAATACACGTGTGAACTCGCCAAGACCGAAGCATGGAAGGAAGTTACAGATAGCTACCAGTATAAGCGTGCTGTAGAAACAAGCTTCCGTTGCATCCGTAGCAAGATTAGCATGGATCCGCTGAAGACATCCGAAGAATATATGGTATGGAACTTCTTGTACAGGTACGCAATGGTTGTCCGCGACAGACTGTACAATATGAAGCTCCTGTGTCCTGAACTCGTAATCACACAGCTTGACAAGATTGGCGGTGGTTTCTATGATCCGGATATCCGTACGCTCACCAGTATTATCAATGAAACTGATCGCGAAAGAAGATCGATGGAAAGCTATGTCTGACGAAATTAATAGACCTCCTTTTACACAACACCCGCTTCATGGCTTCATCATGGGTCTTGAACAGAGACGCTGTTATGATGCTAAGGAAGTGGACGACTACATTACAAAACTCCAAGATACAATTGCTGGACAGAAGACCGTTCATGATTGTTATCGTATGACGATGGATATGGCGATGACAAACTATCTTTTCCAGATTGACAAGCAAAGACAGGCTCTCTTCAGGAAGAGATTAGAAGCGGCAGAATGGCAAGTGAGATACTGGTCTCTATTGTCTACTAAAGAGACGGATATCTATTACGATGTGAGAAACCGTAGAGTTTCAACTTCACGGAATAAACTCAGGCCAAGTGCATGGGTTCATATCTGGCTTACGGTAAAACATAAGCTCGAAGCCTATATAGAAACATTCAATGCTCCGATAGAACTACGGCTGAATAAGATTATTTCGCCGGAAATGTTTAAGACTCTTTGGAAGCTTAGGGAACAATGTTTGAAAGGTTAAGACAGCTTTTTACTAAGAAGAATTCTCCATGCCGTCATAAGTGGGTTGCCTGTCATGATCCGTACAAACCAGAGCTAGGTATACATTACCGATGTTCTAAATGCGGCGAAAGACGGGAATCCATGTTTGAAGGACAGGAGAATGGAAGCTTTTACTCATTAGATCATTACATGATTCACAGAGGAAGATAACTATGGGGCTATTCTCTTTTATATTCGGTAAACCAAAGACTAAAGAAGAACCAAAGAAAACAGCCTTTGAGCCAAGAGTAAAGACCGACTACTTTACCACAAGGACTGTTAGAGCAGATTGCCAGAACTGTTGTCATAGACGTTCCGTTACTGGAAGCTTCTTCGAGTGCGATAAGGGATTCCCTGAAGAATGTCTTGCACCCGAGCCTAAGAGCCCAAGGTCATGCCGAGAGATTGGAAGGGTTACGACAACCCTTACCTTTGACGAGCGTAACTTTGATGAGGAAATCACTATCCCGTGCCTCTTAGCTTGTAGACTCGAAGAAGAATTGAAGCCGTATGAATGGTGTCAACATATTAAAGAAGACATTGACGTCATACTTTATGATAGAGAAGTCATCTTTAAGGTGATGATTTATTTGGCTTCGGAAACAGTTTATGACGGCGGTGATTACGGTATATTCATGGCTGATGTTGCAGAGAAGATAAAGAGAGACAAAGATCTCATGCGATACATCGGCAAGAAGTACGGTACAGCTAAAAAACCATTTTACCTTGAAGAAGAGGAGTAAATCATGGCAGAAGAACTTGACATGGAAGAAGTTCTTACAGTAGAACGTCTTTCAAGATTCATTGATATGAAAGGCTTATCAGAGGAGTGCAACGAATTCTGCATTAATCTGTATAAGAAAGACTTGAAGAAAGCCGCTGCCGTTCCAGTGGGTGACAGATTCTTCGCTTGGGAAGGATGCTACTCTAAGAGAGCATATGAACTCGCAGGAGAAGACTTCGACCGTGGCGGTGACTTTGGCTACATTTGTGCTAATCAAGAATTCTTCCCGTTTGGGTTTATCGACCCGAGTTCCAAGGATACTAAGCCCGAGGAACTTGAAGGCGAATTCATGACTATCGACGATATGACTAAGATCAATCCGGCTATTACCGTTGATTCTGTCTTCGAACAGTATAGAGCAATTCGCGATGGAGAATATACTCCCGGTGATGGGAGATATAACTTCAGCGATTTTGGATTCTCCGAAAGGGATGAGCCTACTGATGACCAGATGAAGGCATGGCTTGCTCAGCTTAAGTTCGAGAAGCTTACGGATGAAAGAATCCTGAAACTTGGCCCAGAAGACTTCTTTGGTTAGGTTGCTCATGAATCTAATTATCAGCGTAAGTGCTGCTAATGTCTTCGGTTTGGTTACGGAGATCATGCAGAAGATATCGCATGACCATATGATCAATCTCAAGTACTTTTCTAACAAGCCAAATCCGAACGGAGGTTATATTCTCGAATTCGAGGATATCGACCGTGGAGAAGGCCCTGTCACTGTAGAGTACTCTAATGTAGAAGACTTTGCTCGGAACTTTGCCGAAGCGTATAATGACATGACGAAATACTCTGATGGTTTTGAGCTTGTAACAGAAGTAATAGGACTGTTGGCTACAACAGTAAAAGAAGCGGAAAAGAGCGAGGTTACTCATGGAGATAAGAATAAAGCTTAACCTTGATAGTCTTCAGGATCTCGTTAATGAAGCCTTAAAAATCATGGCTGGTTATGGGCGTATCAGCGGTTTTTCAAATATAAGGAACGATGATGGTCATTATACCGCGAGACTATTATCTCCTTATGGCCCTGCCGATACTATTTGCTATAGCAATATCTTTGAATTCATCGATGGATGCAATTTTAATGGGCTCGGGATGGACGCCAAGGATGCTGTTGTAAGAGCCATTTTAGAACATGCTCACAGAGACGATATTCTAGATGAAGAAGATGCCTTCTATAAAGGCGCAAAAATAGAAAAGACTTTGTGTCTCTAAGTAATAATGGTATCTGAAAGGATACCATTTCTTTTTTTGCGAATTTTGTATGACGAATTGTATATTAAAGTATGTTCATATTAACCATAAGGAGGTACAAAATGAACAAAAATATCTTGCAGTTATGGATGCAGGACAACTTTACTCCACCTGTCGGAGTGCTCGATGAGTACTACGATAAACAGAAGGAAAAGACGGATATTATGCTTCGTTTTAAAGGCTGGCTCCCATTCTTTCTCTTCGATGAAATCCGTATAGATTCCGGACGTATTCCAAAAGACATTCCGCATGTCGAAGACAGGATTTCGATATGGAAAAATATCGAGATTTTAAGAAAGTATTACGGACTAGAACCTCTTCCAAGGATAGAGGTACCATCATGTCTTTGAAAATAGATCTCTACAATCGTGACGGCTGGTGTGGAAGAGCTGACAACATTTCATGCGCAGATGACTGGGCAGAAAACGCCAGTGGTAAAGTCTACACTACAACTCTGACGGAAAATGGATCTGCTGTAGGTCTTCCCAAGCTATGGGGATCATCGTTTTATAATCTGGGTGCCATCGAGTCCTATTGGGTTCATTCCAAGACTCGCGGTGACATCCTTAGAAGCGAATTGAAGAAAGACGAAGAGTTCGAGCCTGTGACCATTCCGGAAGGTTACAGGAAGGACTACGAACGTCGTCTCGAAGACGATGATTAAAGAATAAGCCCAGTGACAGTGGGCTTTCTTTTTTCTAGTATATTATAAAAAAGAAAAATAAACCTTAAAAACCAAGGAGAACAAGACTGTTGGAAACGCTGTTGAAATTATTGACCGAAAGATCCGTGAAAAGACTAGCTCTAAGTGATCTCGATAAGACCATAGTCGATTTCATTGAAAGTAGTACGAATATCAGGGGAGACCTGAGCTTTGAACTTCAAGAAATCGACTTTAGGGTTCCACATTTTAATGTGGAGAATCTCTCTGTGTTTGGCAATCAAGATCATACTCGTTTTGATAGTATGATACGCCAGCATGGGACTATCTATACCTCAATGTTCGGACAGTTCGTTAGAGAATCCGGTGCCTCTGGTTGTCTATGGCAATTTGACAGAATCGATATGACTAGCGAAGCTGTCAGAGAGGCTACCAAAGAATTCGGACACAAGGAATTTGATGGAACCATTGAAATTGACAGAAGTGGCAGAGAAGAAGCCTTCGACAGAGTACTCAAGGCATGTCACTATAGAGAGATGGATTTCGGCATCAAAGTATACTTCAAGAGCAGTATAGGCTTAAGAAGCACTATCAATGGGAGCTTCGATGCAGAATCTTATTACGAAGCTGTTTTGTCGAACATCAAGTTCGTTAACAGAATGAAAAAAGTGGGTTACGATAGAGCTATAGTAACCCTCAGACATATAAGATACTGTCTGGAAAAGCCGCCTTCATGTTTAGAGAAGATGGCTATGTTTCCTGCTGGATTCCAGACCGAAAACGCATATCGCGATGACATTAAGTTTACGGCTTGGCAACTTCAAGTACTGTATTGGATATTGCAGGATCCCAATAACTTCTATATAACCGGAGACGGCTCTCACTACTTTACAGTACATAACAGGCGTCTGGAGGCCAAGATGACAAAGGACGAAGTCATGATACAAACCGTTGGTAACTCCTTCAAGAGTCTGACCAATGTCTTGCATGAAGTGAACTTTCCGGGTATCTCTGAAGAAGAGATGGGTGTATTTAATGCTATCTATAATCCAGAATACAATCAGACAGAGTTAAATGTCGACAGGGATGCTGCGATCATCGATGGTATTGATACAACAATAGAAGCTCTTGAGAAGACTATGGTCACATTGAAGATGGCCCAGAGTATGAATCGAGAGACGCTCGAAAAGTATCGTTATGATGTATCGGCAGTTATCTACGAAAAGATAAAGAACGATCCGATGACTTACAGTGTACAATCAAATAACGAAACCATCAAGAAATTAGCTAACAGTCTACTTTCCAAAATCGAAGAGGAAGAATAATGTCTATACCCGAATTGCTTGAAACAAAGACCCATCAAATCATTGACGAAGTCACTAAAGAATTCAAAGACCTGCCATTTGCTGTTTGTACGAAATTTGTGAATCGCGTCTATTGCAACGAAACATTTGATGGAAAGAAAAAGCCAGTCGAATACGAAGAACTGCCCTTCTCTGTATACGTTGATGGGATATTCACTGCTGATGGACACCTTATCTACAAAGGTAAGGGTTACAGTGTGCAAGTGGGTGATACTGTCGAAACTGAGACAAGGCGTTTGTTCGGAATCAAAGTCTTGAAAGAAGGCGAAGACCTTATTCTCCTCTATAACCGCAGGGGAGAAAAGCTTAAGGTTCAACTCGGTAAGGTTGGCAAATTCAACAACACTGAACAATGGGAAAGCATTATTAATAGCGATCTCTTTAGACGTGTTATGTCCGGAACCATTGCCGACATGATTTACGAGTGCGACAATCTTTACTACTCTTTCAAATCCGAAGCGTTCATCAATAATGTTGAACGATGGGTTAATCCACCTCAAAATGAGGTTCGTGGCCCTAAAGAATGGAAAGGTCTCTACGGAATTCTGTCATTTTCTGGCAACAAAATCGGTGTTGTCGGCGAAGGCAATTTCAAGTATGACGAAGCTGTAAACAGCGTCAAGAGGGCTTGTAATTGCGTGACTAAAGCCATTGGAGCCGAACCAGTCTATGATACAAACAGTTATAAATGCCTTAAGGCAGTAATCGAGTTCGGAAATGAAAGACATACATGGGAAGTTATTCCTATGGAAGTCTTGCTTAACATTGCCGACGAAAGAAAAGCTTAACTTAACCAACCAAAGGAGAAATAATGTTCATTATTTTCAGAAGAGCTAAGATCGAATTCACCGTCTCGGAATTCGAAGATATGCTTAACAATCATATGAGCATCTTTGCTCGTATTGAAAGCGAAAGTCTGGGAGAAACAAAGGGAGACCTTGATCTTTCCTTCCCAGACAAGAAAGAATCGGGCGGTGATATGAGTTTGGGAGACATGTCGGAAGACATGAGCCTTCCCTTTCTCGACAAGGGAGAAACAAAAGAAGACACTCCCAAAGACCCTTTCGGTGTATGTGACCAATGCAGAAATGAACCTGCTAAAGAGCCGCACCACATCGGCCTCGATGATATCATTGCAAAGAAGGCAAAGCGCACCTCTAGGAAGAAATCTGCTCCTAAAGATACGCCTGTTGAAGTAAAGGAAGAACCCGTAGAAGCCGTCAGCACTCCAAGGGAAATTCCTAATTGCAATATGTTCCTTATCGCTTTCGCTATTAAGGCAGCAAGCCACCATGTCTTCTATAGCATCTATATGACGGAAGATGAGTATAGCCAGCTTGACTATCTCTTCTCTAAGTTCGGCGAACATCCGTTGTATTCTGACGCTCCGGCATTCGCTATCCGTGATGTTCAGTCTGTTCGCGGTCACAAGGATGAAGTCAAGACAGAAATTACTTGGAGCGAACTGAAGCAAATTTTCAATGCTCCGTTCGTTGAAGGTAATGGTTCCACGTTTGACAGCCATTTCGACAGAAATGCTGTCTGCATTGAACGCTGTGAAAGTGTCCTCAAGGCTCTCTGCTACAACCTCGGCAGGTCTCCCTCTGGCTTAAGCCTCGAAGAAGAAACAGCGAATGATAGACTTCTTCGCCGTGATAGGGAAGGACTTCTCAGTTATGTCTGTATACGTTCTGCATTCAGGGATCTTCTCAAGGTCTCTAGCGATACGGACAATCTCGAAGTTGCACCTGACCCGCGTGCTATCTTTACCACCACGCTCGGACTGGACGAAGATCTCGTCAAGGTTAATTCCTAACAGTGTTTTATAAAAAAAAGGAAGGCTACCGCAAGGTAGTCTTCTTTTTTTTTTCGGATCTTAGAAATTCCATTCTAAAAGCCAAGTATCTGTCACTTCGTCTACCCACTCCTTTCCCTCCAAGCGAGGACTGACGAATGACGTGATCTTAGTAAGCTTATAACCAGCTTCTTCCATCTCTGCCTTGAACTTTAGGCTAGAAGAAGATCTCACTTCTATGGAAGTATGGGTCAGACCCATCTTTATAGCCATAATGATGAACTTCTCAAGCTTATCTTTCAGTCTAGAGTAGTATTCGCTGTAGAACGGATAATCGTCTTTAACAGCTCTCATTTTCTCAATGGAGCGCAGATCTTTTGGGCTTAGCATTTTCTCTCCTTCTTATGGGAATCACAAAATAAAAGGGCTACCATTTGGTAGCCCTCTTTACTCGTGCTTTGATGTTTCAACCAGAGAAGGCAGGAAGATATGCCGGAATATTAAGCATCTTGCGCTTGTATTCCATACGCTTCATGCGATCTGCCAGAGCAGTACGAACACCTTCGGACAATTCGTTAATGCCACCACGGATGAACGTATCAATCTGTTTGTAGGTGAACCCCATTTTCTCTTCATCAGACTGGCCAGTCAAGCCATCAGACGGAGTCTTGAGAACAAGGTCTTCAGGCAACCCAAGAGCGATACCGAGTTCACGGACTTCGGTCTTGGTCAAATTAGCCATCGGAGCGATGCTTCCCATGTCAGCCCACATGGTGAAATATCCTATCATGAGCTCAGAGAGATTTGCAGTACAGATGATCAGAGAATCGCCAATAGTCTGTGCGATAGCAGTTTCAACAGCCGTTCTTACATGCGGAGTGATATTGGTATTAGCTTGGACGCTGAGATCTTGCTTAGCCGGAAGAGCAAGCCTTACAGTCGCCTTAGCCGCAAGCACAGCCATAGCAAGGTTAGCTTCGATAGTGTTGACAACGCCAGCAGCCTTGGCAGCACGCTTTGCGTCATCGAGGTCAACTTGAACACCGTTAGGCATGAAGATACCGTAAACATGTTCCGGGCCGACAGCCAAGGTAGCAACCTTAGCAAGAACGGTGGAGTCGGCACCGCCACTGATACCGAGAACGAGGTTCTTCATTCCGGCATCTGCAACGACCTGTGCCGTCCAGTCTACGATTTCTTTTTTGACGATGTTAATGTCGTGAATCTTTTTCATTTTTGTATACCTTTGGTTATTCGATCACTTCAATTTGTTGTGCACGGGCAACAGCCTTAGCTGCTTCATGACCCGGTTGTTCACCATGTTCGTTAGGTAATCCTGCCGAGCAGGTGCTGTCCCAAATGATTCGCTTGTCTGGGAACATAGCTCTGAGGATAATAAGGTTGGCAATAACACAGATTTCAGAAACGAACCCGATGACGGTAATAGTTTCCGCTTGCTCAAGAACTCTACGCATTTCTGGGAGATAGTTTTGGTCATCTTTTTCAAGTCCCCAATTAAGGCAGCCGAAAGTGTGCTTTTCTACAATCTGAATGAGCTTCGGCTTTGCAGCTCTATAGATGCTCGGTTCGATTTCGTAGCCCTGATCCTTAGCATAGACATCACAATGTTCCGGGATATGCTGGCCTTCGAGCGAGAACTTGTAGTAACGACCATCGTGCAAGTCTTCGGTCAGGATGACAGGCCCCTGATGGTTTTCGATTTTCTTAACGGCCTTTTCCAATACCGCTTGTGCCAACGGATTAGCGAGTCTTCCGTTGATGAAGTCTTTGTCAAAGTCAATACCAATAAGTGTATTCATTGTATACCTACTTCTTGTGGGGGTTGAGATCAGATTTGATGAAATCATCAATAATCTTTGTATGGTGGAAAGCGAGGACTGGCAGATCGTAGATGGGGAACCATCTAGCTTCAGCCGCATCATCGCCAGCTGTAATCATATCTTCTTCGTCAGGATCAATCTTTACAAAGAAGGCAGTATCGACAATCCGCATACGAGGATCGAACTTGCAGCTGTATGTCTTGATCTGATGGAAGTTGTTAGAGCAGAAATGCAATCCAACTTCTTCAGAGAATTCTCTAGCTGCGGTAGATTCAAGGCTTGGATCGTTTTCGACATCAAAGAATCCACCCGGAAGAGCCCAGTAGTCTTTATAAGGGTAATCCTTACGGCGGACAAGGAGGACTTCTTCGGACTGGTTCACAGCCACGATGTCAACAGTCGCAGAAGGCTCGCCATATGCCTTCATGATAGAATCTTTGAGCATAGCCATACCAGCCGTAGCAAAGACAGCTGAGCCAGTCTGTTCATTGGCAGGTTCATTGACCTTTATACAATTATCCTTGTATAAAGCCAGTGCTTGATTACCAGCATCGTTGTAGATTTCGTCAAAGTGTTCGCGGATATACTTGACAGTATTCTTCTTATACTTTTCAAGGAAGATTTCTTCGCCTCGTCTGTATTCCTGAAGACGGTGCTGATGATACAGAGATCTGGAAAGAATGTAGTTAGCTGCTGCATCAGGCAATCCGAGTGCCTTGAACTTCTCCGGATGATTTTCAAGGATGAATGGATGCAGTTCAAGCAATTCACGGATTTTAGTAGAGGAAACCTTCTTTGTAAGCAGGGAGTCGTCACCGAGCTCAAGCCTGATAAACGGCTTGGATTGCGGAACTTTCTTCCAGAGTGCTTCAAGAGTATCGTATTTTCTAAATCCACGTTCTGCTACGATAAAGTTAGCGTAGTGCATGAGAGCATTGCTGTTACGCCATTTTCCATTGGCGATGTTCATTGCCTGATCCATCCCGACAACGATATAAGCATCTTCGATGTTGAGCTTAAGCGTTTCCGTAATATAGTCATACATACGGGCATCTTGTTCCGCAATTCTGAAGGACTTATGAAGCGGAGCAAAAGCTCTTCTTACCATTTCCATGCGGTCTTCGTAAGAGGAATTATATACCTTTTCGTCATTGCAGGAAATGAGAACGATGGCTTCAAAGCCATCAGTAAAGTTCTTGAAGGCATAGTCCAATGCTTTTTCAAATACGGCTCTGTGACCGATAGTGACAGGGTCAAATGCCCCGCCATAGATCAATGTCCTCATTAATAAGCCCTCCACAAGCGTTGCGAGTTATGTTTCTCAATGATAGTCTTAACGAATTCCGTGATTGCTTCCGGATTATCCTTAAGATAAGCAAGCTCGCTCAGAGGCTGATAGTTAAAGTCATTCTTGACTCTGATGATCTGTTCTTCGTCGTCATGGTTGCACTTGCCAGCAACATCGCTCAGCTTGATAGCCGAGATACCGTTACCGCTATAGAGCTTCATGACCATATTGAGAGGATCACCACCAACGGTATTGGTGAGGAATGTGCCTTGTCCGATGGCAACATTGATAACATGAGCAAACATCTTAACGAGCATTACCACATCATCATCCTTCAAACTGTCGCTAAAGCAAGCGGTCTTAGTAAGAGGATTGATCTTGAGCTGCTTGTAGAATTCGATAAGGATCTGGCACCAGAGTACTGGATCGCCACTGTCATGGCGAACACCGTCGGCGAGCTTGGCATAGAGCAAGTCGAAGTCTTCGAGGAAGGCCTTGAAACCATAGGTGTCGCTGAGGAAGATACCGAGATTGCCACGATATTCACGAAGCCATGCATCGAAGGTTGCACGCTGCGATTCCGAGAGACGGAACTTAGAAATCGTCTGGAGAAGCATGAACATCTGATGGGCCATTGTACCCATGTCCTTCACGCCGTTGATCATTGCCATATAGACATTACTTGTACCAACGAAAGCCTTGCAGTTTTCGATAAGGTACTTGACAACGAACATCTGCCAATCAAAGCTTGCACGGCGACGAGTACCGAAGTCGCTGAGAGTAAACTTGTAGCCCTCGTCGTAGATCTTGTTATACTTGTCTACGGCTTCCTTCAAACGCTTCTTGCCGAATTCATAATCGGTAGGCTGGTCAATCATCCACAGTTCCTGAATGATCTCAAGGACGTAGATTTCAAACCAATGGTCACGTTCTTCAAGACCATTAGTCCATACTCCAAGGACATCACCATCACGGGCGACATGGATGTCTTCACGAGGGAGACGGAAGTCACGGAGCCAACGAATGTAGTCTTCGCTGTACCAATTGTGACTTGCGATAAAGGAGAGTTCATCTTCTCCGTGCTTAAGTTCACAGAGATGATTGAGCTGATACTCAAGTTCATCTTTCAGGTAAGCAGTCTTCTTACCTTGCGAACGGATTGTCAACTTCCACTGCGAACGTTCGTTCGGGAACTGGTGATGAAGTACCTGACCCATCGAATACTTGTAAGCATCCGTGTCGGTAAGGTGATTGACGATGCACTTATAGTGACCCATGTTTTACCTCGTTGAGAGTTTTAGGAGTGTATAGAGAACCATTAGGAACAGTATCACAGGTGTTCCCAGATAGATTATTACTGCAATGAGTATAATCTTCCACATTGGTAAATGTCTCTTAGGATTTACCAATAGCATAAACAATACTATAAAGAATGTAGCTAGAATAGTCCATGTTATCAGAATCATCCACCGCCTCCGGTGATGACCATATACACCACCACGGCAATGATTCCAATGAAAGCTAGACAGCCAATACAGCTCTTGCCTTCAGAGGTTGTTTGTTTTTCCATGTTGTTTCCTTTTGCAAAAGAAATAAGTATATGACCATTTAGCCATATACTGTAAAAAATAATATACGGCTTTACTTAGAGTAAAGCCGTATGATTTATGAATAAAACTATTCACGCCCAGCTTTACCCAGAGAGTAAAGCGGAAGAAGAAGCGAGAAGAATGATTTGATTCATATAGCAACCACCAAAGAGAAGAAGTATGTTTCATTTTAAAGTTAGTACGGGATTGCTTGGATTGAGCCGTCTTCGTTAACTTGAGGCGGTTGCGGATCGGACGATGCCGGAGTAGACACACGCTGAGTGGTTTCGCCATCGCTATGAGCATGCTCCAATGCTCCAAGAGAATCCAAGGCAAATGTCATGTTAGACGGATCCTCTTCAGATCTTGGCGCTACTGTGGCTATCACACGAATCGCATCAGAAACAGATTGTGGCATGTGTCTGCTAAACATTGTATCAAGCCGATCGTGGATTTCTCTCACAAGACGTTCAGTATGGACTCGGTTAAGAGCATTGTCTCTAATAACGCTCTCAGCTTCTCTGAAAACAAGATCAGAACTAAGGGTTTGATTGGCTGTCCTGAAGGTATGCTCGTTGTTTGCAGTATCCAGCGTAGTATTCCGCAAGATGTTATTGCTTAAACTCACCCAGTTGTTCATAAGAGAATATGCCGTTGCGTAATCGTAAGACACTTCCGGGCTGAGAGTACGTCCGTTTCTAGATTCAGTTAAGTCAGTTACAGGAACGGTGATTTGTTGCAGACTTTCTTCTGTTGCTCGAATGTCCGGATCTTCATCACGCAAGTCTTGCCATTCAGCAGTAACGTTATGGCGGTCTTCTTCTTCGGTTATATCCGCCACCTGATTTGCACATGGAGCTAAAATCACCTTCTTCAGAGTCTCTTCCAGAATTCCGAAAGCGTATTTACTTATATCACCATCCGCGAAATGCTTTGCATAAGCATTCTCGCTCTTAGTTTTAATGGGGCCATTATCAGATTCTGGATAGAAGACAACAGAACCCATGTCAGTTAATAACACACGGTTGTAGATATAGCAATCATTCGTGAATCTTTGAAACTCGATGGGATAATGGTGTTCACCGGAAACGTTTAATATGTTTCCGCTAATCTGATCAAACTCGGGTATAAGACATGCAAAGGACTTATTACTGGGTCTATCTATGAAACAAGAGACAAACCCGATAGTATTAAGAATTGTTAGACCAGTCATTCCATTACTCCTACCTTGTATTTTCTAGCTATTTCGATTGCGCCAAAGGCTTGTTTCTTTAGTGCCTCAACACGATTACGAGTTAAAAGTCTATGGCGATCTTCTTTCGTATTGCTCCATCTTCGTGTTGCCGGATCATAGATAGACATAGAAGTTACAGACCAGATAGTAGGCTCGTACATGCTCTTATCTTTTCTGGACACCTCTGAGAAGACAAATGTGGCGTTGTTGGTATGGACATCAACCGTATAGCAATCAAGACCGGGTATTCCCCACATCTCTAGAGCAAGCAAATCTAGCATACGCAAGATTTCGAAATGCTCTTCTTTTGTTGCCATACGGTCTTCTTGTCTTCTACAACGCTCCATGTCCTCTTTGAGGTTAACTACGCTGTCATCAAGCTCGCTCATGGCCTATACCAACTTCTTTCGCAAGCTTCTCTAGAAATCCGATGTTCCACTTCATTATACTATTGGGTGTTTCGTCATTTAGACTCTTGCGAACAAAATCATATTTCCAGTCTGTGTTTAAATGAATAAAGTCCGGTTCTTTTACTATCTCCGAATACGAATACAGACGGAGCATACCCTCGCTACTTTCCCGAACTAAGAGCATAGCAGTATTGGTGCCAGGCCCGAAACCAGAGAAGGCGAAAGCCGCATCTTCCTTTCTCTCGAAGCAAACTCTATCGTTCATTATAAATCTAGTATGCCGCCCTATATCTTCAGCGCTTATAGCATTATTGAATCTTCTATGCAACAACTCAGCGCCCATAGTTGCTACTAGTGTTCCAAATCCTGATGGACTCATTAAACCTCCCTGTTAGTTTATAAAAGTTCATATCCTTCATTCGTTAATCTACTGCCCCCATTTGTACGATTCTCCATTAAGCCTTGCACAAGGACAATCAATTTACTTCCGCAGACCAAATGTAACGGCTCAAGTTTTAGATCACGGCTTCGATTACACCATAGACAGCAGCCCTCGTCTTCGCCACCGTTCCAAGTAAAATTGGTGTAAGTGCTTATCTTAATGCCGTCCTTGCTCTTCCAGAGATTTACAGCTGCGGATCCTAACCCTCCAACAAAAGTGAAATCAAAGTCAATGAAATTCAATCTGTTAAGTGAAGATTCCACGTCACGAACACCTTCTCCGACGGTATCATAGCTATCTAAGAATAATCCTAAAGTCAAAAGAACGTGAGATACAAACTCAGTCGTCATCGTCTTCTCCTTCGTTCTTTGAGAAGTACATAAGCATCTCAGCATTGCCTAGTACAAGATTCATGAGCTTTTCGTCGGACAATTCAGCGATGTTGTGGTCACAGATATCGTGATCTCCAGACATAAGATTACCGAGTCTGCTCATGCGTGAATAAGAAGAAAGAGTGATTACGGTATGGTGTGTCCCGTCGGCAATAACTTTATTCGACGTATCAAACAAGAAAGCAGAGTCTATGAAACCATACAACATTCCTCTCATAAAAGAAGCGGTATGTGTCTTCACATGATTCTCTATCTGTCCCGCTATGATCTCCACAGCATCCTCGTCTTCGGTTATACCGATTCTCGTTCTTACGTAACCCATAGATTCAAAGTCATACCCGAGAGATAGGAGTATCATGCTAATGTACTTGGTGTGTCTCATGGTACTTCCTCCCGTAATACAGTAATGTTTCAGCTTGCCCGAACAATACCCTCATCAATTTCTCAATGCGTATTTCCATAACGGTTTCATTATTGAAGTCATAATTGTTCTTTACAAAATTGTTGGTGCTGAATTCACGCGAATATGTGTTCAGCTTATGGGTACCGCTTGGAACATAGGCTATGACGACTGTATCCGTAACCCCGAAGATCCTACCGTTGAAGTGGCAACGCTTACAGTCCAACATGCTTCTTGCGACTCGCCTCAAGCTTTCTTCCATACTTGCTTCTGTGACGGTGCCTTCATATGTATTGTGAAGGCCCATCAGCAGCATCATTCTGTAACATCTAAGAGGCATCATTGTCTAATCCTCTCCTTATTATCATAAGAGATTCTAGATTTCCGAATAAGCACCGTACGAGATCAACTTCTTGCATGTCCTTTATCGGTTCTTCTCTAGCATCCCCATCACGGGAGAGCAAAGTCGTAGAACCAGATGTAGAACGTCTAGAAAATGTCTCTATCCGGTATCCGTATTCTTTGTGCTTAGTGATGAAAACTGCCGTGTCGTCATGATAGGCGATAAACTTGAATCCAAAGATCGTACGCTTCATTGCCAATAATGACACGACTCTGGCAGTATCCATAACACTACTGATACTGTTCGCTGGCAGACCTAAGCGATGCTCCTGTCCTAGAGTGAGGAGAATAATTACGCTATCGAGAAGCTGCATGGGCTATTCTTCTCCCTACGGACAAGGTGCATTCTATATTTCCAAACATGTATCTAGTGAAATCCTCTTTCGTCATGTAGTATATATTAACGCCTTTGGCATCATCTTTACAAGAGAGCATGAAATAAGCTCCACTAGTAGTGAATCTCGAAAAGGTCTTTAAAAGGAAGCCCTCATGTCGGTAGTCTTTAATCCTTTCTCTGATGATGTAAGCGGTTATATCGCTCACCCCGTATATGTTAGGCGAAAACCCAAGGCATGTGAAGTCATTGAACCATGTGATTAAGCCACTAGCGATAGAATTAACACCGCTAGTATTGATCAATATGTGTCCTGCACCATTGTCTAGCCCCAGAGAGAGCATCGTGCTTATGCTATCGAGCAGCCGCATTAAAGTTTCCCCGATGGTTTTGCCAAAGCCGTTCAATATAGCCGAAGACAAACTTGCAGTATTCATAGCTTTCAATGCCATTCAGCAACTTGTGCCTAAAGAAATCTCTAGGAATCTTCCTGTTGCCGATCAAGTCTCTGTCGGCAGATACATAGAAAGAATCACCGTCCCTTTCGAACATGAAGACTTCATCATAGTGTCTGCCGTCTAAAAGCAGCTCAGATGAGAAATATCCAGTGTGGTTATCGTCAAACCATTGCTGAACCCTCTCATCAGCAGCGGAGACCGTAGGCCCAATCTCTTCACCGCCAAGAGGGAATCCTGCTCCATTAGTCAATAATACTTTCCAACAAAATGTTTTAAATAAAGCCATAAGTCGTTCTCCTGTGTTTATCTAAAAGGTATTCATCAAACGCGAATATGAGCCTTACAAAATCCGTTTCATCAATTCTGGAAAAGCTGGTGACACGATGAGCATCGTCCACTTCTCTGCCTAGACTGCCGTCGTCGATCTCCATGAAGAAATCGCACTTTTTGCTGTCATAGTACAATGACAAAACTGATCTTATACAAAGGTCAAACATCACAGCGGAAAAGTATCCTTGAGAGTCACTGTTAAACCAGTTCATCACAAAATCGAAGGCTCCGGTGGCTGTTTCACCGACTTCTCCAGCGGTATACGGGAAACCGAATCCGCTTGTTAACAAAATCTTAAATGCTGTTTCAGGCTGCAACATTTGGTAACATCCCCAGCTTACGGCTGTATTTCAAAAGCTCCTCAACTTGTCCAAAGAGGATCTTAGAAAACTTATCCCGTTCTCTTACGTTGAAGTTCTCGCCATGATCTCCGAAAACAAAGTCATCATCGAAACCAAAGTCCTCGTTACCACTGCTGTTAACAAGAACGCCATTTAGAATTTCGAATCGCGAATATGTAGAAACAGCATCGCCTACTTCGTACTCTTCCGGTTCGTAGTAGTTTACGAGCGTCGAACTTGGGAAGCCATACAGACTTCCGCAAAGATCAACATTAGACTCATCCTCCATGATCCTATTCACGACCGCTGAAGCACGATCCACAAATTTGTTAAGATCAACTTCATCACCACTGTCAACATACTCTAAGATGGTTTCATCATCAACATCGATACCGAGAACAGCGGAAGAGTAGTAAATATGGTCAAATATACCGTCGTTTGTCATTTTAACCTCCTGACAAGTAAACATCTTCTGGAAGAACTAATGGAACGATTTCCGGATCTCTCGCTGCATGAGCCCAGTGTATCTTCATATCTCCCATCTCTTGCTCCAATGCTCCAATCATGGTTGTGATAACCATGTTTAGGGTTTCATTGATACTTTTTTGGTCATTGATATTGTTGGCTACTATGCGCGGTTTGTAGTGTCTCACTCCGTCTACATAGATAAGCCTTCGTATAGAGATTACACAATCGTCTTCGCTCCTATACAAGTCCAAAGGATTTCCAAAGAGAAGCGTAACGTCATAGCTACAATGTCTGTTAACAGCTATATTATTACGGAAATTATTGGCGCATTGCCGAATGGGATGAGAGTCAGTTTCACATGCAAATGCTGCCATCGTCTTGGCTATAATATAGGCATGATGCATGACTGTTACAGCTATTTTAAAGCTCATCATAAACCTCGATAATTTGGGGTGTGAGACCTCGTTTTCTGTACTCTAGGGCTACATCTTCTAATAGCCCTATGCACAGCTTGGCTAGATCTGTCTTTTTCATGACAGTGATTCTACGTTCAACGTAGTCATCGTGTTCCGTACTGTGATTGAGCTTCATAAACTGGCCACATGCAACAAGGGCAGTATAAGTGCTGATCTTATGATCATCAATCATGAAAGCATAGTAATCCATGAAGAATGGCTCTTCCGGAAGAACTACGAAGTTAATGCAGCGTGTACTTGCCAAGACTTCGAGTCTGATGCTCTCTTCAGGGGCAGTAGTCATACCCATAGCAAAGAGAGCTTTACATGCCTCCAGCTTTCCTTTAAGATATTCAGTCATAATCCTCCTTTGCATCTAAGATATAATATCCCAAAGAAAACCGTTCTTTCTGTCCAACTTTGCTATGCCTTCCATTAGCCCAATGATAAGCATCACTATCCTTCTCTTATCGAGATGCTCAAGCTGCTGATAGCGTATGTCCTGTGTTCCTTGTATAAAATTGTACATCTGATAAAGAACAGTGCCGTGGTCAAGCTGTGGCATACACGCTTTTGCCTCAATTTGCGTTGCTGTGCAAAAGGCAAGATTGGATACAGTTATTACTGTATTGTTAAAGATGTAGTCACGGTCTACGAAAAAGGTAAGATGACCGCTGCTTTTTAATCCCATAGACTGAGCAGCGCTCTCTATGTATTGATAATTCGCTACACAAAGAGCACCATTTCTCATAGCATCTTCGGTATTCAAAACGGTATATCCCCCTCTGGAATATTCCCATTCCAGTTAATGTCTTTTAGGCGGTCTATCTCAGCTAATCTTTCCATGAAGCCAAACAGTCGCTTGCTTATTTTCTCTATCGTAAGTTCAGAGTAATGAGCATTGAGAAAGTCGCCTTGGCCCTTTTCCAGATGAAAAAGCAGACTCGGGTATCTTTCATCAATGTTATCTGCAAAGTCAGTATACGAATTGAGGTATGGGCCACTTATAAGAAACGCAGGATTCCTCAGTTCCAGATATCCCCTAGTAGGCAAAAAGGGAATGATTTGTCCCATTACGTTAGTAAGACCCATAGACTCGCATAGACGAATACAGACTCTAGACATATCTTCGGCGTCACAGAAATCAGTCTCCTCTGCGAGTGGCTCATGCACATATTCGTACTGCGTTAAGTATGTGGTGAAATCCATAGGTTCCTGTCTATCTTGTTGAATTCGTGTTTAAAGACTTCTTCTAACGCGCCAAAGGCTGTAGCTAGAAGTTCGCTCGGTTCTACGGATTCCATTTCGAAGCAGTCATAGTCGTCGATTTGAGATGCTGTTTCATACCTAGGTCTATACAAGCCGAGACGTACCTCTGGCTGTGTCGTTTCTACTTTCTTGAAGTTTAGTTCTGTAAAAGACCAGAGATAGTCCTGATCCTCTATGAAGACAATATCACCGGGAAAGGTAGTATTGAGCTGTATGCCGTATGATATCGCCACCTCAGAATATTCGTCTTCGTCTCTGTTAAAGGTTCTCTCGTCAAAGAGAAGTGATTTAACGGTTGAATCAAAATTGTAAAATTCCATCAGAGAATTCTCCATTGTGAGCGTATGTTTCTCACGGTTTCCATCATGCCATATACATACCAGAGCATATCGTCAATGTTATCTGGAACGCAATAGTCCGGTATCTTCAATCCAAACACAGATCTCCATATGGAATTGGTTTGAAGAATGAACGAGTCATCAGACCAATCGGTAAATGTAAAGTCAAAGAAGCTTCCATCATTGAGAGTATTGGGGTCTTCGCCACTAGCGCGAAGACCGCTTTCATCGTCTCCGAAGAATGTAAGATCGCTCCAACTATCGTCGTCATATCCAATACTTCTTAGGAAGGCATAGCAAACGCCCCTTTCATTTCTAGTCATTACTCCTCCAGTTAGTTGCAACAGCTTTCACAACTTCTGCAATACCAAACAGGTATGCTATTAAAACATCATTACTAATGGCGCAGCAGAAAGCTTGAGCTGTCCTTTTATCTCTTATAACATGCGAACTTGTAACAATGCGCAAACCACCCAAGCCGTCAGACAGGCCGAAGTCTTCATTTATCACGTCACGACGCTCGTCCATAAAGAACATATAGTCGTCTGTGATGCCATTATCTTCAAATCCCATTATCTTTAGTATTTCATACGGTCTGAAGTCAGTTGACTTCTCTTGTACGGACTCTCTGCTAAAACTCATTCTACCCTCACGGGAAGATAAACTCCACCAAAAGTCCTTAACAACTCGAAGTATCTTTTCAGTCTCTTTTCGAGAATTCCGAACATAGCCGGTGTACATTCTTCTATACGCTTCTTTCGTATAATGCTTCTCGGAGAGTCATCTACACAAGTATACTTCTCCGGAAGAACATTGACGTTGTAATAGAAGTGCATTGTCTTGCAGTATATATCCATGCCAACATTAAGTCGTAATTCTGCATTAAACTCGTCACGAAGACTTCCAAATGCAGCGAACGAGTTATCAAATCTGACTAGTTCAAAGCCAAGTGACAACAAGGCTCTGAACCCAAATTTTTCTGCGTCGCTTCCTGTCAAGGATTCCTCCTTATTCGTTCTTCCTGTCTCTTTTCTATCACTCCATAGATAGCAATAGCCAGAGATCGGAGTTCTTCCGTTCCTTTTATCTTGTAATACGGCTTATACTTTTCTTGTTTTCCAAATTCTTCATTGAGCCATACAGTATGCTTAAATAAATCTTTGCTAATGCCAGTAAAGTAATAATTAAATTCATACATGCCGTCTACTGGCGGACGAAACTGTAACGCATCACCCGCAAAGAGAAGGCCACTACCTGCTACTGGCACAAAACCCATAGCCGCAAAGATCTTTATTATGTCTGCTGGCCCATGAGCGCTCATTATAATCATAGGTCTCTCCTGAACGGCTTGTTCATTCGCACTTCGAGCAAGCTGAAGAAGATAAAGACTATCTCTTCTTCATTAGTTCCTACGAACTGTGTTACGTTGCCATGAAGCTTAAAGGCTTCCTTAGCGCCTTCGCCAAAATCCGGTCTATACTTTCCGGACTGATTGCTGAATATAAACTCCACTAGACGGTCACTGGAGTATTCTTCAAGCACTTTCAAGCGAAGATCATCGTTTCCTGGTGTCATAGCTGTCATGTATCCCATCGAGTGGAACATAGAAACAAAGTCAGCTCCATTTATTCGTCCCATTTCTTACTCCAGTCATAGCCCATATAGTATTGTGTAGCACTTATCTTTTCCAGATGACCAAAAACAATCTTCAGAAAATCCTCTTTTAATATAAAAGAATCTGTGTCGATGTCATGATCACCTCTTCTAAAAGTAAATGTGCCGGGTGAACATAAGGCAACTTGTGTACATGATGTTATACGTATACTATTTGTATATGCGAAGTGAAAGTTTATTCTTGGTATAATAAGCGGCGTGTTTATGAAGGCAGCGTCGGCTCCAACTTCATAGCCGAGAGATTTAAGCGTCCATCGATAAAAGAGCATAAGAGTCCTTCTCTATTAGAATTTGTACGGCACGTTCCATAGTGCCAAATAAATTCGCAACAAAATTCTCTCTAGGATCATATGAATACAGCTCTCGTTTGAGTTCGCCATTGTACCTATAGAGCATTCCTACATCATTATCAGAAAAGTCGAACCTCATTTCCACACTTCCAAATTCAAACTTAAATAGGAAGAAGTATCTTTTGAAAGCCGAGGTCAGACCAAAAGAAGCTGCGCAAAGAGCTATGCCCTCGGCGGACATTAGCTCTACTCCACGCCTCTCTCTGTCTGGTCTTAAGTTAGGCATAAACGTCATATAATATAATCCTTTTTGTACTTATAAGCTGTTTCTAAACATCCGATAGCCAAAGTCGAGAAGTCGCACTGTACAAACCCTCCGATCGGATAGGACGAGTGCGCATAGTCACCGCACTTTGGTTTACAACCATATCTTCCATAAACATGAATCCTATACAACGGATACGGATTTCTTCCCGTTGTGTTAAGCCTGATTAGAGTATCACCAAGACTCCTTCTAAAGTCTAAACTGTATGTTCTACAGCTGTAATCGCCTTGTCTTGTGTTGACGAAACACAAAGAATCCAAAACCTTGGCTGCTTCGGTTATAGTTATCAAAGGTGAGTATCTTGATTCTTCTGCCATACATTTCTCCTTGTATACTCTTTATTATATACTATGAAAAAATAAAGCTCATGGACGAATCCATGAGCAATTCTTTAGTCGTAGCGTCCTGCGCTAATGAGACGACTTCCTAGCTGTGCTATCTTTGAAACATATTCCTGATATTCTTTTGCACCGCCGCTGAAGTTATACCTGTCTATTCTTACTTCAATGGAGTCATAGAAAGAGATAAGGAGATATAGATCATGCGCATACTGGGTGATAGTTATACGACCAATGTCATCATCTTCCTTCTGGTAATTGATGCATAAGGTTGTAGGCATTTCCTTACTGAAATTGGCATGAAGGAAATACGTATTATTGAAGATATTAGGTTTTCCGAAGAAATCCATCAGGTCTTCTATCTTGAGACTTTTTAAGTAGTCTTCATTCTTCATTGTCATCTTCAATGCTTCTTCGTATCTAGCATGACTACAGTCTTTGTTAAATTCGTCAAGTCCAGTTAGGGTTTCCTCTAAGAGCATTTTTCTCCTTTTTATTTTTTATTTTTAATAATACTTCAGAAAAAAGTCGTTAGAGCCATATAAGAATGGTTCGATCTCGTAGTTCTACATTATTGAATGGAAATTTCATTTCTTTTGTAAAAATGCGCATTATAGAATTTAAGAAATTACTTGTGTCTGTATAATCCTTAAAGGACGTTCCTAGCAAGATATGAATCTCCGTTCTTAAGGGAGATTTGGAAAACTCGTATAAGAACTTGTGGAACATTAATTGAACACAGCCGTTAGCTTGTATGACTTCGCAAGCTTTATTCAAGTATCTTTTCTTAAATTCTTCTATAGTCGTAACAGCGTCTTTGTTATGAATAAGCGTCAACTGTTCGAATGTCATCATTTGTCTTTTCTCCGTTTGGATTTGAATTGAAGCCACATTATCAGATCATGGAACTCGTCTGTAACATAGACAAGAGACCATGCGTCTTTCTTCTTCTTAGGTTCATATACCATCCAACCGTGATAAATATTAAAAGTCACAGACCATCCATGCCACCATCCAACGATCATGGCAGTAATGATGGAGAAAAGTGCGGAAAACGAGAAGACCGCTACAAGAGTTAGGGCTACCGCTACTATAAACAAGAATACGTCTAGCATAAAACCTCTACAATAAAAAGAGGCGGGAATTGCTTCCCACCCCCTCTCTTCTTATGGCAACAATATTATGCCTCGTCGCGGAACTTAGCGAATTCGTCATCGATGGAAGCATCCTTTGTTTCAACTTCATCGATATCGTCTTCGCGAAGAATTTCCTGAACGTGTTGTTTAGCCTTAACGCTATGTTCATATCCGGCGATTTCTTCTTCAATAGCCTTGAGCGTAGCATTGTCAGACGGGCTGATGAGCTGTTCAAGAGTCTTATTAGCCTTGAGGTTATCAATGATGAACTTGAGCTGTTCTGTACGGCTTTCGAGGCTGTTCTTCTTTTCATTCATGATACGAAGATTGCGCTCGGCTTCGGTCTTGAATCCAAGAGCTGTATTATACTGTTCTTCGTATGTCTTGACCTGGCTTTCCCAGTCTTTGTACTTCTTGAAGAACTTCTTGGACTTGTCTTCATCTTCCTTCAAGAGAGCCTTAGCCTTTTCCTTGTACATGTCGCGATTCTTCTTTGCGTCTTTGAGCTTTTCATCAACTTCATCGAAATTAGCGAAGATTCTTTCAGAATCCTTCTTATACTTGTCGAACTGGTTCTGATATTCTTGCTTGGAATACTTGAGACGCTTTTCCAAGTCGATCGTTTCTTCAAGTTTGGAAGAGAAGTGGAACACGTTAATCTTTATCCATTTGATGATTGCTTTAAGCATTTTATTATTTCTCCTGTGAGTGTTTGGTTAAGATACTGCTAATTTCGTTAACAGTGTTTGGTTGAACAATTGCGTAGAAAGCGACGCTTTCACGCGGTTTATTGAGGAAAGTGTTGAGCTCATCCTTGCAGATGACTTGTCCATTTTCCTTAATAAGAGTGAAGTCTGAAGTGTTAAGGAAGAATCCATCGATATGGCATTCTCTAATGTTGAGTCTTGCAAAGACGATTTCGTTTATGCCTTTTGAGACATCGTCAAAGAGAATGGTATGGATTTTCGTTCCTGCCTTCAGATGAACAATATAGGGCCTGTAGCTTATAGGATTATGACCTTCGTAAACTTCTTCAAAGAGATAAATGGCAATCATCTTATCCATTATCGCTTTGTGAAGTCTTGTGATCTTGTCATCACAATCGTAGGTTTCCTTTGCAGCTTGAACCCTATATCTGAATTTCAGCTTGGCTAATGCGCATGACAAGGCTAATGCCATTATTAACATCACGCCAGCTAGAACAAGTAAC